AGAAACTTGAATTTTACGGGATAAATCCCACGATTGCATTTCTTTTAGGTCTTTATTTGTATATTTATTGTTTGATTTATCTGTCAATTCTTCCATTTATGCTCCTTTTGTCTATAAAATCTATGTATCATTTAGTGGTGGGAAGGATAGTACGGTGCTTTTACATTTAGTAAGAAGTGTGCTTCCCAATGCGCCTGCTGTTTTTACAGATACTGGATTAGAGTTTCCGGAAATAAAAGAGTTTGTCAAGAAGCAGGACAATGTAATAATCTTACGACCAGAAATGGGTTTTAAACAGGTTATAGAAAAATATGGTTATCCATTGATAAGCAAACAAGAAGCCGCTAAAATCCGCAAATTAAGGCATAGTAAATTAAGCGATAGGTATAGAAATTATTTGCTTAATGGAGATGAGCGTGGCAGATATGGTATGCTTGCGAAGAAGTGGCAATATTTGATAGAAGCCCCATTTGACATTTCGGAAAAATGCTGCGACATTATGAAAAAGAAGCCAATGAAGAAGTATGGAAAAGAAACAGGCAGAGTTCCAATAGTTGGTACTATGGCGTGTGAAAGTAGAATGAGAGAATTGGTTTGGTATCAACACGGTTGCAATATGTATGATAAAAGAAGTGCAAAATCAGCTCCTATGTCTTTTTGGACTGAACAAGATGTTTTGCAATACATAAAAGATAACAACCTCGAATATGCAAGCATTTATGGGCAAATAATTGAAGATAATGGCAAATTAAGGCTATCTGGATTGCAACGCAGCGGTTGCGTATATTGTGGCTTTGGCTGTCATTTAGAGAAAGCACCAAACCGTTTTCAGAGGTTAAAACAGACACACCCAAAATTGTGGGATTATTGTATGAGAAAAAGCGGATTAAATATGAGAGAAGTTTTAGAATATATTGGAGTTGATGTGGATTGATATATCTGGATAATGCAGCAACCACTAAACCACGTAAAGATGTAATACAGGCAATGACATATTTTTATGAGCATTTTTGGTTTAACCCATCATCTTTGTACGCTATGAATACTAAAAAAATGATGGATGGTGCAAGAACTCATATAGCAAATAATATTAAAGCCAAACCAAATGAAATATATTTTACAAGTGGAGCAACAGAGGGCAATAATTGGATTTTGCGGGGTTTCTTTGATAAATACCCAAAAGGACATATAATTGTATCAGAAGTAGAACATAAATCCATAATAGAGTGTTGCAAGTATATTCAGCGGCATAATGGTAAAGTACATATTGTTCCAGTTGACTCAAATGGAGTTGTAAAGGTTGAAAACATAGAAAAAATTTTGGAAGAATATAAAGGCAATACTCAGCCAAAATTGGTATCAGTGCAATATGCAAATAATGAAACAGGCGTAATTCAGCCAATAGCTCAAATTGCCGATACAATCAAGAAATATGAAAATGTCTGGTTACATACAGATGCCACTCAATGGTTTCCTTATCATTTTGTTGATGTTAAGAAAGAGAATATAGACTTTATGACTATTAGCGGTCATAAATTTGGCTGCCCGAAAGGTATCGGATTCGCGTATATCAAAGAGAAAAGAAAAATATCTCCCTTGATTTTTGGTTCACAAGAAAATGGTATGCGTGGCGGCACAGAAAATATGCCTTATATTGAGGGGCTGGTTGTGGCAGTAATAGGTAGGAATTTTAATCCAACAATAAATAACAAGTTATATGAACTAAGGTTATATTTTGAAGAACAATTAGAAAGCATTGGCTGTAAGATTCATTGTAAACAATCGGATAGACTGGAAAATGTTATTAGCTGCGAATTGCCAAATATGGTTGGAGAGCTTATGCTTTATGCTTTGGCTAAACGGGGGATATACATATCGACAGGTTCGGCTTGCAACCTCAATTCTCCATCTTATGTGCTAAAGGCAATGGGATTATCTATTGAAGAAATACAGCAGACCATAAGAATAAGTATGCCAGATGATATAACCAAAGATGTGATAGATAAGGTTGTTCTTGAAATGAAAGAAATTTTATTATAAATAAACACAAATAATTACTTGACTAAATTTAGAAATTGTGATATAATAAATAGTATGGAGTTAATACAATTCCACCTTTAATTGGTGTTTATATAGATATATGGGATAGAAAGAGGGTGAGTCCGATGTATATTTTTAACCTTTAAGAAACAACCCAAGTAACTATATTATAAAGATAGACAAAGAAAGGAAATTTAATTTTAAATATGAGCGAAAGCAAAAGTATAGAAAACAAAAGCGTATTTGACGTTCTTAGTTCCATTGATGTTTCTGATAAGATTAAAGAGAAAAACGGTCTTAAATATTTGCCGTGGGCAGCGGCTTGGGCGGAAATCAAAAAGAAATATCCAAATGCTACTTATAAGGTTTATCCACAAATTATAGATGATGGCGGAAATACCCGTTTCTGGCACGATGATGGACATACCGGATGGGTCGAGGTCGGAGTAACAATCGAGGGTCAAGAGATGATAGAAACACTCTCGGTAATGAATTTCAAAAATCAAGCTGTCGCAGCAGACCAGATAACAAGCGTTGATGCCAATAAAAGTATGAAACGCTGCTTAGTTAAGGCTTGTGCATTACACGGTCTGGGCATTTACATCTATATGAATGAGGATGTCCCCGAAGATGTTAGCAAGTCTATGGAACTCAAAGAAAAGATTAAGAATTTGGTTGATAAGAAGGTTGCATTATCTGATAAGGCAAAAGCCAAAGTTAAAGAGCTATGTGTAGCCGCTGAAAAGCAAGCTAACCCTGAGTTTGGCGACGATTTGATTTCGGGTAACTACAAGAATATTGACGATGTAGAGATACTAACCAACTTGGAAAAGCAGCTTTTGGCAGTAAGAAAGTGAGGATAATATGGGATTTACTAATGGCGCATATGCAAAAATTTGGAGCAAGGAAGAACACGAAAAATACACTACCTGTCAGGTAAGCGTATCGAAGAAAAACCAAGAAACAGGGGAGTATGAGGTCGAGTTTCAGGATGGATATGTAATGTTTCTCGGAAATGCCCACGAAGCTATTTCAGAAATAGATGATATTCCCGAAAACGGGTTAAGCGTTAGACTCGTATATACCGACACCAGAAACAAGTACGTCAAAGAGAAAAAGAAGATGTACACGAACTTCTATGTGTTTAAATTTGAGTTGCCTGGCAATGAATCCGATGATTCTTCTGATAATTCAAAGAAATCAGCAAAATCGAGCGCAAAAAAAACTACGGCAAAGAAAACTGCGACAAAAACTGTAAAAAAGAAGGTTGAAACACCAATAGAAGATGAGGACGAAGATTTGCCTTTTTAATGGAGGTACATAATGGCACAAACGAATATTGAAAAGTTTGAGTCATTGCTTTCCAAAATTGATAGAGAGGGTATGGACAAGTTGCTGGCGTACATTAGAAAGTCTGATTTCTATACTGCGCCGGCAAGCACCAGATACCATTCTTGTCACGAGGGAGGCTTACTCGAACATAGTTTAAATGTTATGGAAACCCTTTTGAACAAAAGAAGTAATCCCATTTGGAGTAAAATTCTTGATAATGTTGGAGAAGAAAGCCTAATTCTTTGTTCATTGCTGCACGATATTTGTAAGACAAATTATTATATTGTCGAGCCACGAAATAAGAAAGTTTATAGCGATGAAGGTAAAAAGATAGATAGCAAGGGCAAGTATGATTGGGTGGTTGTTAATGGTTACACAGTGGATGACAGAGCACCCTATGGTCACGGAGAGAAATCAGTAATGATGATTGAGTCATTTATTAAACTCGCCCCCGTTGAACGATATGCAATTAGATGGCATATGGGCTGGACAGAGCCGAAAGAGAATTGGAACTATTTAAGTGCTGCAATCAAGAAATATCCTTTCATTCTTGCACTTCACGAAGCCGACATAGAGTCAACCTATCTTTTAGAGGAAGAAGAATAAATTATGGCTAAATCAAACATTAGAATGTGTAGATATGCTCAATGCAATCACCCGACCAAAGAAATCAATTTAGATGTTGATGAATACACGCAAAAGGGAAAAATCTATTATCACAAAGACTGTTATAAAGCAAAAATCAAGGGAGAATGGAAAGACGAAAAAACCAAACAGGATTTGCAGACCATAAAAAATTTGTGGATAGAACATATCAATGATACCGTGATTTATTCTCAATTATTCCAAATGCTTAACGGCTTTCTCCAAAGAGGTGTTGAGTCTGAATATCTATTGTTTGTGTTGCAATACTGTATTCTTCATAAGTATAAATTGCAATATCCTGGTGGATTTAAATATTATGTTGACAGGCAAGAAATAAAAGATGCTTATGCGAGAACTAAAATAGCAAAAATGAGACAATCTCCACTGCCTAAGATTGCAGATAGCGAAGAAATCTCACCCAAGTTTTCAATTAGTTCAAAACCAAAAGGATTTTCAAGTATTTTCAAAAAGGACAAATAAGGGAGGTGGAGAATGGATATATCGGAACTATCCGACATCCAATCAGAAAGCGGCGTTATTGGCACGTTAATTTATCACCCCGAATTTATAGCACATACCGACTACTTAAAGCCTAATTATTTTTATGGGAAAGAAAACGGCTGTATTTATTGGAGCATTCAAGAGTTATATAAAGAGGGAATAACCAATATTGATGCGTACAATATTTCTAATAAAATTCAAAGTCATCAAGGCGTAAAAAATACGATAGCAAAATATAATCTTCCGTCTGTCCAAGAGTTCGTAGACCTATATAAGGAAGCAGCTCGACATACGGTTGATGAATACAAAATGCTTGCGGAAAATGTAGTTACACTTGCATTCAAGCGAGATTTGATAAAAACACTTAATCAATCAACTGCGTTTTGTTATCGTAGAGATTTCTCATTAGAGGATTTAAGTAATTCGGTTTATCGAGAGTTGGATTCATTAACGCAGAAATATATTGTTACTGGCGACATTCACACTTTGGGTAGCGATATTGATGCGATTTGGGAAGATATTATTAGTAGAAGAACGGCTGATGGTATATACGGAATACCATCAAAATACCCCTTGTTTATGGATTACTTTACATATGAACCAGGGGAATTAGTAGTTATACAGGCAAAGTACAAACAAGGCAAATCAGTATTCTTGATGAATGAGGTTGTTCACAAGCTAAAAAATGGCGTTCCAACATTAGTTGTCGATAGTGAAATGCCAACAAGATTGTATGTAGAACGACTACTATCACATCTAACCGGTATAGATATGAAGAAAATCAAGAACGGAAGGTACGACAGGGAAGAAGAAAAAAGAATAAAAGAAAGTATCGGTTGGATAAAGCAACAACCATTTGTACATATTTATGACCCCAATCTTACAATGGAACGGCTATATTCTATTTGTAAAATGCTACAAAACAAAATGGGGTTAGGATTTGTCGTATATGACTACCTAAAGAGTAACGCCACATCTTCGAGCGATAACTATAACCTACTTGGTGCAAAATGCGATTTTCTAAAAAACAACATTGCCGGAGAAATGGATATTCCAGTATTAGCAGCTTGCCAGCTTAACCGAAATGGAGAGGTCGCTGATAGTATGAAAATCAATAGATATTTGTCAGTGGGTATTAAATGGGAATATAAAACACAAGCTATGATTGCAAAAGATGGTATGCAATGCGGCAATGCCTATGCAAAGATTTATGTAAATAGACTTGGTAGGCAAATGCAAGAAGATGATGAGGACGATTATATAGATTTTGTTTTTTCGGGAGACACAATGACTATTGTTGAAGCCGAACAACACGACAGAAATGAAGCATTTTAAAAGAGGGGGGCATTCGTTGATGTTTACTTATGATGATGATACTTTAAGAGAAATCAACGAACACGCTGACCTTGTAGAATATGCCAGTCGAACAATGGAGCTGTGCAAAAGGGGAGAGGACTATTTTACAAATTGCCCAAAGCATATTGATAAAACGCCCTCTCTTTCTTTTACGCCCACAAAAAACTCTTATTATTGTTTTTCTTGTGGAGCGTCGGGTGGCATAATTGGATTTTTAATGGACTTTGAAGGTCTGGATTTTAAGTCGGCAGTCGAAAAAGCTGCTGGTTTGGCGAATGTAGATATGTCTACCATTTGTCATTCTGAAACGATGAATTTTTTACGCAAATTACGCTCTTTGAAACAAGAGAAAAAAGAACCATATGCTCATCCAATAATAAGCCAAGCTGAATACGAAAAATACTCGCAAGAGCCTGTTCCTGAATGGTTAGATGAAGGTATAAGCCAAGAAACATTGGATTTATTTGGAGTGAGGATTGATAAGTTTCAAAATCGCATTATATATCCAGTATGTAATATTGAGGGAGAACTTATAAATATAAAGGCAAGGACAAGAAATCCAAAATATAAAATGTTAAAAATCCCTAAGTATATTAACTATTATTCTGTTGGCGTGATGGACTATTTTCAAAGCCTGAATATTACACTTCCTTACATTAAAGAAGCCAATGAGGTAATAATTTTTGAGTCAATCAAGTCGGTTATGAAAGCATATGGTTGGGGATATAAAAATTGTGTTTCTGCGGAAAAGCACACGCTGACAAAAGAACAAGTAGAATTGCTTGTTCGACTGCGTGTTAATGTTGTACTTGCATATGATACAGATGTTGATTACAAAAGTTCAGATGTCAAAAAAAGCATAGACAAGCTCAAACGTGTTACGAATGTTTATATTGTTGAGGATATAGAAGATATGCTTGGTGGCATTGAAAGCAAAAACTCGCCAGCAGATTGTGGACAAGAAGTATGGAGGTATGTATATGAACACAAAAAGAAGGTGGTTTGATAAGTGAGTGAGTATAAAAACGAGATTGACAAGATGGTTTGGTCGCATTCGCGTTTAACTACATATGAGCATTGTAAATATGAATTTTATTTAAATTATTTAATTGATGATGATTTATACTTGTGCGAGGGAAATTACTATGCAGAGGTCGGCAGCTTCGTACACGAAATCTTAGCGAAAATCCACAACAAAGAACTGTCGATTGATGATTCTCCACAGTATTTTACCGACCATTTTGATGATAATGTCTTTTACAAAACAAAGCAATCAACAATGGATAAGAATTATGAAGCCTGTGCCAATTATTTTGCAGAAGAAGATTTCGCTTGGCTTGAAAACTGTGAAATCATTGGGGTTGAGCAAGAGGTTAATTTTGAAATAAAAGGGTATAAATTTACTGGTTTTATAGATTTGCTCGTAAGAGATAAAACAGACGGGAGATTGATTGTTATTGATAACAAGTCGAGCGAATATCCATTCAGGCTTGACGGGAAGGTTAAGGCAAAAGCTAAAGCAAGTTTTGAAACTTACAAGCAGCAAATGTATTTATATAGCTATGCTATTAAAGATAAATATGGGGAATATCCAAAATTGATTATGTGGAATCATTTTAAAGACCAAAAGATTGCAACTATTCCATTTAATGAAAAAGAGTGTGATACTGCTATCGAACATATATTGACCACCATTAAGGCGATAGAAAAGGAAGAAGATTATGAACCTAATTTGGACTTTTTTTATTGCACTCATCTTTGTAATTTCCGAAATAGTTGTGAGTATGCAAAGAGTACAGATTGGGGGTTAAAGGAATGATACCGCAAAATTTTACATATTATCATATTCATACGATGCTAAGTAATGGAGTAACCAATATTGATAGTATTACTGACTTCCATTCGTATGTCGATATGGCGGCAGATTTAGGTATGAAAGCGTTTGGATTTTCCGAACACGGTTCATTATTTGCTTGGCTAAAAAAGAAAGAGTATATTGAATCCAAAGGAATGAAGTATATCCACGCAATCGAGGCATATCTAACTGAAACGCTTTCTGAAAAGAAAAGAGATAATTACCACTGTGTTTTAATTGCAAAAAATTATGAAGGAGTAAAAGAACTTAATAAACTTGTTTCGCTCTCATTTAATAGAAAAGATAATCATTATTATTATGTACCAAGAATAAGTTTTGACGAGTTATTTCAAACTTCCGACAACATAATTATAACAAGTGCCTGCTTGGGTGGAGTTCTCCACAATGGTACTCCAATGGCAAAAGAAAGATTTTTGGCGTTTATGGAGCGAGAAAAACATAGGTGCTTTTTAGAAATACAGCATCACAATGTTCCAGACCAAATTGAATATAATCAGTTGCTCTATGAGATGCATAAAATTTATGGTATTCCTTTAATTGCAGGAACAGATACTCACGCACTAAATGATGAGCATATGGACGGACGAGCTATACTGCAAAAAGCAAAAGATGTGTATTTTGCTAATGAAGAAAGTTGGAATTTAACTTTTAAGAGTTTAGAACAGCTTATCGGAGCATATAGGCTACAATGTTCGCTTCCGCCAGAAGTGATTTATGAAGCCATTGAGAATACTAATAGAATGGCAGATATGATAGAACCTTTCGAGATTGATTATAGTCCTAAATATCCCAAACTCTATGATGACTCCGAAGCGGTATTCAAGGCAAAAATTAAAGAGGGCATCAAGAAAAGAGGTATTGACAAATATCCGAATTACCAAGAATATCTCGACAGAATAAAATATGAGTATGAGGTTTACAAGCATAACGGCGCAATAGATTTTATGCTTTTGGAAGAAAATTATAAGTCTGCTATGCGAAAAAAAGGTATTAAATATGGATATTCGCGTGGTTCTGTCTCTGGAAGTATCATAGCCTATCTCTTATACATTACCGAAATTGATAGCATCAAATACAATCTTAACTTTGAGAGATTTATGAATAAAGAGAGAGTAAGTTTGGCTGATGTTGATACAGACTGGTATTCCGATGATAGAAAGGCTGTAAAAGATTATCTATATAACAAAAAGGGCTTGTATTGTTGCGATATTGTCACATTTAATACAATAGCACTTAAAGGTGCAATTCGAGATGTTTGCCGAGCCTTATACAAAAACGCAGACTTTTATTCTAAGCTAAGTCCGAAGTGGAAGAAAAAGTATGATGCATATCAAAAGGATTACAATTATTATAGTGGGCAAGGACAAACTATTGGAATACCCGAAGATTTAGAGGCTGAGATTGACAAAGTAGCTGGCGGCGGCTATCTTAAAATATCAGAAGAAATTATTGCAATGTGCGATGTAGACGAAGAAGCTGCAAGAAAAAAATATCCAGAGGTATTTAAATATGTTGACCTTGTGAACGGAGTAGTTGTTTCTGTTGGAAATCACCCAGCCGGATGTGTTGTATCTCCATACCCTGTAGACGAGTGGTTTGGCACATTTACAACATCCACAAATGAATATCAAATCTCGATGTTAAATATGAAGGAGATTGATTCTCTTAATTTTGTTAAGTTGGATATTCTCGGTTTGGATAATATCGGATTGATTTATAAAACTTGCGATGCAGCAGGAATACCATTTGCTACACCCGATAATATACCACCTGATGACAAAGCAGTATGGGAAAGCATCAAAGAAGATACAACGATGATATTCCAGTGGGAGTCGCAAAGTGCTACAGCTTATTTAAAACAGCTTTTTAGTGATGAAACCATTAAAAAGATAAAAAAGCAAAATCCAAACTTCTCCTATATGGATTTGTTTTCTATTGGCAACGGAGCAATAAGACCAGCGGGCGAATCGTACAGGGATAAACTTGCGAGAGGTGAATATGCTACATACGGTAACGCCGCGCTTGATGACTTTTTAAAAACCACTCTTGGCTGGCTTGTATATCAAGAGCAGATTATTGAGTTTCTACATAGTTTTTCGGGATATACAATGGGAGAAGCAGATGTTGTACGTAGAGGTTTTGCTAAAAAAACAGGAACAGAAAAATATATACCCAAAATAAAGCAAGGTTTCCAAAGGACTATGCTGGAGAGGTACGGAGTACCCAAAGAAGAATCTGACAAAATTATTGTTAGTTTTATTAAGGTAATAGAGGATGCAAGTTCTTATCTTTTTTCTAAAAACCACGCAGACCCATATTCTTGGATAGGCTATATTTGTGGCTATTTAAGATATTACTATCCCCTTGAATTTATCACATCAGCACTAAATATTTTCGAGAATAAAGAAGAAAAAACCCTTGCAATTATTAATTATGCGAAAAAGCAGAACATTACTATATCCCCGATTAAATTTAGGCATTCAACAGCAAAGTACAATTTTGATAAAAAAAGCAATACAATATTTAAAGGAATTTCGTCCATTAAATATATGAATGATGCGGTTGCCAATGAAATGTACGCATTGAGGAATAACCGATATAGCAGCTTCTTTGACTTATTGATAGACCTTAAAGCAAAAACTACTTTAAACTCGCGGCAGCTTCCTATTTTAATCGAATTGGACTTTTTTGAAGAGTTTGGAGATGCAAACTACTTGTTACAGATATTAAATTTATACAATAACTTCTATAGCAAAATCCAAATCTCCAAAGATAAAGCTGCATTATACGGAATACCCTTTGACATCTTGCGTTCTTGTTCCCAAAATGAAACGGAGAAGATGTTTACAAAAGTAAATACCGCAAGTCTATTAACTTGTATGTCGCGAACCATAAAAGTTCCAAAAAGGACGTTGCAAGATAAGGTTTCGGCTCAAATTAAACATCTCGGATATGTGGATATAGTAGACAAGAGATATAGTCGAATGTTGGCTATACTTTCGGTAGATACCAAATATTCTCCCAGATTAAAAGTATATGCTTTGAAAAACGGAAATACACTTGAAGTCAAAATCGACAAAAGAACTTTCAATAGGAAAAAGGTTAAAGAAGGCGACATTATTAGAGTGTCGAAACGAAACACAAAGCAAAAGGTTAGACGAACGGCAGATGGTGAGTTTGTGCCAGTCCCAGGAGTGTTTGATTGTTGGCTGACCGAATATGAAAAAGTCGAAAATTTATAAGAATAAACACAAATAACTACTTGACTAAATTGTGATTTTGTGATATAATAATATTAAAGGGAAACAAAGGCATTAGTGTGACATTTAAGAAACAACCCAAGTAATTAAATTATGTAGATAAAATACTACTTTTATTTACACTTTTGCCTTTGAAAGTTCCCAATTATTGGGGGTTAGGGCGGTGATAACAATGACAATCCCCGAATGCCAAGTGGAAACTTGGAAACACATTGAAAAAGTCCGAGAGTTGATGCGAATTTTTATATCTAAGCTAACTACAAGGGCATTTGAACACGATAAGCTAAAATTAGAAAGTCCAGAAGTAGAAACATTTGCAGAATACACTCCTAAACTGAGCGAAACAACTTATGGTAGCGAGGAATACAATACATATCTTCAAGAGATGAGTGGAGCATTAAAACATCATTATGCAAATTATCGACACCACCCAGAACACTTTGAAAAAGGTATAAATGATATGAACCTTGTGGATATTGTAGAAATGTTTTGTGACTGGAAAGCCTCTTGTGCAAGACAGTTAGATGGCAATATATTAAAAAGCATCGAAACCAACGCTAACAGATTTAAAATCAGTCCGCAGTTAAAGCAAATCTTTATCAATACTGCAAAAATGTACGATGAACAATAAGAGAGGATTCAAATGAAAGTAATAAAACCAACATACGAAATATTAACGGATATATCTAATGGTGGAATTGAGGAACTACAATTTATCGAAAAAATTGGCAGGGTGTGCTACAAATCAGAAGATAGAATAACGCCGGATGGTGAGAGCGCAAAAAAGTTTGTAAAAATGTTAATCAATCACGGTCACGAAGCAATGATTGAACATAGTACGCTTTCTGTGATGTTTACAATAGACCGTGGGGTGTCGCACGAAGCGGTTAGACATAGATTGTCGAGTTTTGCGCAAGAAAGTACGCGCTATGTAAACTATTCAAAAGATAAGTTCGGTAGCGAAATCTGCGTGATTGACCTTGAAGGTGGTATGCTTTTAGACAAGAAAATGTCGCAGATGGACGCTGATGTACTCGGTTCAATTTATTCAGAATGGTTGCTTGCAATGTCAGACGCAGAGCAGCACTATATGAATATGATTGAACTCGGAGCTACACCGCAGATTGCACGTTCTGTTTTGCCTAATTCCACAAGGACAGCATTAACGATAACAGCAAATTACCGTGAGTGGCGAAACATTTTTAGGCTTAGAACTGCCCTTGATGCTCACCCACAAATCAGAGAGGTAATGACACCGCTTTTACAGGAGCTAAAAGAAAAAATTCCGATTATATTTGATGATATTGAAATATGACGAAAAGAGGAATTAAATGAGCAAAGAATATTCCTCTGATTGTGTGGATTGCGGACTACCCTGCTTGGGCAGTTCCTGCTCTCACTATCAGAGAGTGGATTATTATTGTGACTCCTGCGGCAATAATGCAGATTACGAAATAGATGGTGAACACTATTGCGAGAAATGTGCAGAAGAATACATACAAGAGGTTGCAAGCAGTCTTTCCCTTTACGAGAAAGCAGAGCTTTTAGATATAGATATGAGTGATATATGGGGATAACATATGATATTAGTATTAGTCGGCGAAAGTGCCAGTGGAAAAACAACACTTGCGAAAAAGTTTGAAGAAGAAACAGACTTTTCAAGGGTGATTACATATACAACAAGACCAATGAGGGAAGGTGAGGAAAATGGTGTAGATTATCACTTCATTAGCGATAAACAATTTGATGAAATGAATGAAAAAGGTCAGTTTATAGAACACGCCGAATATCGAGGTTGGAAGTATGGAACAGCTATAGATTCTTTATTTGAAGGGAATAAAATAGTTGTTTTAACGCCAGCAGGAGCAAGGGCAATGAAAAGAAACTGGGATAAAAAATATAATCGAGTTATTCGACAAAATAAAGTCGTCTATGTCAAGGTGGACAGACGGTCACGGCTAACAAAAATGCTTGAACGCGGTGATGATATAGAGGAAGCATACCGTAGGAGCTTATCAGATGTCGGGCAGTTTGATGCTTTTGAAAACGAAGCTGATTTTACAATTCATAATGATTGTTACGAGAAAAATGTTGATGAAGTATTTAGAGAAATAAGAAAAGCAATAGAAACAGAGGTTGCGTAAATGACTGAATATAAAATTTTTACATCCGGCAAAATGAGTGGTCTGTCTTATGAAGAATCAATGAACTGGCGGAGAGAAATTGAAAACGTTATTTTAGACCTCACGGATAAGAAAGTTGTTTTTATTCATCCGCCTGAATATTTTGGATTTGGAAATTCAGACTTGAAATTAGCAAGGCACTGGGAGATAAACCAAATAGCGAATAGCGATATTATCATAATGTATTTGCCAACAATAAAAGATAGTATTGGCACGCACATAGAACTCGGCATAGTGGAAGGCATAAATAGGGTAAGAGAAAAGAAAATCGAAGTCATAGGGATTGGGAAACCAAACACAGACCACTTGTGGGTTACGGAAGGGTTATCTTATAAAGCTGATACTGTACAAGATGCGGCAGAAATAATAAACAACTTTCTGCTAATTTAAAGGAGAAGCAATGATAGTACAGAAGCGAGACGGTAGACCCGTTAGATTTGACAACAAGAAAATAATTTCAGCCTTATCAAAAGCATTTATCGAGGTTGACGGTGAAATTACAGATAAATCATTAAAGATTATAAATAGCATTTCAAACGATATATCTGGAATAAAGAAAGCGGCGCTATCGGTTGAGGAAATACAAGATATAGTCGAAAAGAAGCTAATGCAAGGTTCTCGTAAAGATGTTGCAAAAGCATATATAATTTATAGAAATGACAGAACAAGGAATAGGGAAAAAAAGAGTCGGCTCAACCAACAAATCAAAACTAAAATTACAGCAAATAATATTGAAAAGCAAAATGCAAATGTAGACGAGGGTTCATTTGGCGGAAGAATGGGGGCAGCAACAAGTGTTGTTACGAAAGATTATGCCCTAAAAGAATGTATGTCAGAAATGGCAATGAACAACCATTTGAATAATGAAATCTATATCCACGATTTAGACCATTATGCTATTGGCGACCACAACTGTTTAAGCATTCCATTTGACAAATTGCTTAAAGAAGGTTTCAACACAAGGCAGACTGATGTTAGACCAGCACAATCTGTGGGGACAGCCTTTCAGCTCGTAGCAGTTATTTTTCAGTTACAAAGTCTACAACAATTTGGCGGTGTTTCAGCCACGCATTTAGATTGGACTATGTTGCCATATGTTCGTAAAAGTTTTTTAAAACATTACATATCTGCTTGGCTTAAAGATAGACCAGAGTTTGAAGAATTAGATTTGTACGAAATGATGTTTGAAACATATGAAGAAGTTATTGATGGTATTACGATTGTTCGAGATAGATTCGATGAGTGGGTAGATGAGCATAAAAAAGAATTTTTTGAGGAAACAAGCACAGTAGAATCAGACTTTCGGTTACAGAACAAGAAACTTAACAGAAGATATTATCAATGTGCATTATATGATACAATCAACGAAGTAAAACAAGCTGTTGAAGGAATGTACCATAACCTAAACACGCTACAAAGTCGTTCAGGAAATCAACTACCGTTTACCTCAATCAACTATGGTACTTGTACAGAACCCGAAGGTAGACTAATTACAAAAGCACTTTTGGAAATTTCAATAAAGGGTATTGGGAAAAAGAGTAAAACATCTATATTTCCCTGCGGAATATTCCAAATGATGAAGGGTGTTAATCGTAAAAAAGGTGAACCTAATTATGATTTGTATAGATTGGCACTAAAATCAACGTCCCGAAGGCTATACCCCAATTATGCAAATGTTGATTGGAGCGGCAATAGCGGCTATGACCGTAATGACCCACAAACTTATTTCAGCACGATGGGTTGTAGAACTGCGAATGGATTTGATATTAACGGCTTTGGACAGTTAAAAGATGGGCGTGGCAATATTTGTCCAGTTACAATTATTCTGCCTACACTTGCGATGAAATGCAAGGAAGCAACTGGTAAGCAAGGTGAATTGCTTGTTGAAGAATTTTTAACATATCTTGATGTAAAAATTCACGAAGCAAAAGATATGCTTATCGAAAGATTTGAATACATAGCTTCTCAACCGCCAGAATCTGCGAAGTTTATGTATGAAAACGGCACAATGGCAGGATATGATGGTAAAAATATTATTTCTGCCCTTAAACACGGAACTCTTGCAATGGGTCAAATTGGTTTGGCTGAAACACTACAAATTCTTATAGGCTGCGACCACACAGAATCCAGAGGTATGAAAGTAGCAAAGAGAATTGAGCAACTATTTAAAGACCGTTGTGCAGAATTTAAGCAAGAATATAAACTGAATTTTGGAGTGTATTATACACCTGCTGAGAATTTGTGTTTTACAGCTATGACCAAATTCAAAGAAACTTACGGCGAAATTCCTAACATATCAGACAGAAAGTTTTTCACAAATTCCATTCACGTTCCGGTGTGGAAGGAAATTACTCCGTTTGAAAAAATTGATATTGAATCGCAACTCACGGGATATTCAAGTGCTGGTTGTATTACATATGTTGAATTAAATGCTGGCATAAAAAATAACATTGATGCGCTTGAACAGATTGTGAATTATGCTATGGATAGTGATGTTCCGTACTTTGCTGCAAATGTTCCTAATGATATGTGTGTAGATTGCGGATATACAGATGAAATTAAAAATATGTGTCCTATGTGTGGTTGCGATGAGATTCGTAGATTGCGCCGAGTAACAGGATATTTGACGGGTGACTACAAGGAAGCATTTAACGAGGGCAAACAAGAAGAAGTAGAAATGAGAGTAAAACATTTTAACGGGTAATATGAATTATTTATCAATAGAAAAAGCATCTCTAACCAATGGGAAAGGAGTTAGAGTTGTATTGTGGGTTAGTGGCTGCTCCATACATTGTAGGGGTTGCCACAATCCTGAATCTTGGGATTACAATAGTGGGAAGATATTCGACACACAATCTAAACAAGAGTTATTTGATGCATTGTCAAAACCATATATACAAGGGGTTACTTTGTCTGGCGGGCATCCTTTGGAAGATGCAAACCTTGAAGATGTTTTTTCTTTGGTGTGCGAGATAAGAAATAGATTTCCACAAAAAAATATTTGGCTGTACACGGGTTTAGAACTAAACTATAAAGATTTTATATATAACCCAAATATGGCTGAAAAGAATGACAGTGAGTATAATTCAAATTTGAGAGCAGGAATCATTTGCCAATGCGATGTTGTTGTTGATGGAGCTTATATCGAAAGCCAAAGAGATACGACACTTCCTTTTCGTGGTAGCGAAAATCAAAGGTTAATTGATGTTAATGAAACTTTAAAGAGCAAACATATTATACATTATCATCCATAACAAAATAGGAGGATTTATTTAAGAATGAAAATGGATATAGTAGCAGGAAGTAAAAATGATGAGTTTTATACGCCACTATACGCGATTAAACCAATCGAAAAATATATTTCTCCTCCGGACGGACGGATTTGGTGTCCGTTTGATACGGAGGATAGCTTATTCGTAAAAAGATTTAGAGAGTTGGGATTTACAGTTATAGCAACGCATATTCAGAACAATCAAGATTTTTTCAAAATTGATATTCCTGAATGTGATTACATAATATCAAACCCTCCATATTCAGTAAAGGGCGAGGTTTTGCAAAGGCTTTTTGAAATTGACAAACCGTTTGCTATGTTGGTTGGCGTTGTTGGTTTATTTGAAAGTCAATTTCATTTCAATCTTTTCAAAAAAAATGAATTTGAAATCTTATATATGAACAAACGTGTTTCATATTTTAAGGATTATGCCGACAGCAAGCCTTCGCTTAATCCTCCATTTAGCAGCGTTTATGTGTGTCATAAAATGTTGCCGGAACGTATGGTGTTTGAAGAAATAGAAAAATAGCAAAGGATAGAGTTACAAAATGCCGACGGGATATACTGCACAAATTGAAGATGGGAAAATAACTAACGCCAAAGATTTTTTATTGTTATGTACACGAGCTTTTGGTGTAGCCATAGATTTAAAAGACGAATCGTTATCTACGCCTACACCTATGGAGTTTGAGCCGGACGAATACTATAAAATAAATCTTCAAAGAAGAGAGCAAGAACTTGAAGAATCAAAACAAATGACGATAGATGAGTTTATTGAGCGTGAAAAACATTCTATGCAGAGAAGTGCCGAGTTTGCACGGGAACATATCAAAGAAATGAAGTCTGCAAATAAGCGTTATCTGCAAATAAGAGAAGTTATTTCTAAGTGGAATCCGCCTACAACTTCTCACGAAGGTTTAAAGGAGTTTGCGCTTGAACAAATTGATAAAAGTATTTATTCAGAAGATTACTTTTCTTGGTCAGAAAAAATCATTGAGCGTTCAAATACCGTGCGAAGTCAAGAAGAATGGAACGACTTATTCGATGAATACATTAAAGCAGCAGAAGAAGATGTTAAAAGAGCAAAAAAGCGTTATGATGATGCTGTGGAACTCGCAAGGTGGAACACATCATATATGAAAATGCTAATTGAAAGCATTAGCGACATAGATATTGACAGCACAGACGAGTCAAACTCAAAATAAAAAAGGAATTTTTAAATGAACAAGATAATTTTCAAAGGCAATGTGCCAACAGACCAAATTAGAGGACATCCAAAAAATTCAGACTTTTTTGACGATATGGTTGGAGAAAAGTGGCAAGATTTTCTCCAATCCATAAAGACATCTGGAATCATTGAGCCTGTGGTTATAACCCAAGACTACATAGTTGTTTCGGGACATCAAAGAGTCAGGGCTGCAAAAGAGTTAAATCTAAAAACTGTGCCAGCAATTATTAAAGAATACAAAGACGAAATAGCGGTGTTAAAAGACCTGCTTGAAACCAATTTAAGGCAAAGAGGTACTATATGTACAAGTAATCTTAAAAGCGCTAAGATTGCAAAAACGCTTGAAGAAATATATAAATCTGATGGAGAAGAAAGCGACCCCAAAACACAGCAAGAATTGGCAGAAAAGTTAGGTATAAGTCTAAGAAACCTGCAATATATAAAAACGTTAGAAAAGATTCCGCCAGAATTAAAATCTCTCTTGGATGATGGCAAAGTTACTCCTACTACCGCAATAAAAATCATTGGAAATTTAAGCCCAGATGAACAGTCGCAAGTAATAAAGATGTTGCAATCAACAAAGCAAAAGAAAGTCACAAGTAATGCTATTACGAATTATGTCAACCAATTAAGAGATAAGGATTTAGAAATAGCAAGATTAAAAGCTGCGTTGGGTAAATCACAGGAGGATAATACACAATCAAAAGTCTATGCAAGTAAGCAGTTTTTAAAACTTACAATCGACTATTTTAATGCTATAGCACCAATGCTTGAACAATATGATATTAACGATTTACTAAACACCGAGATTCTTCCAGAGGCAAAAGCGAGAGAGGTTCAAGTTCCTATTAGTACACTACTTTCCATCATAGAAAATGTTTCCAAGAGGATAGGAGAGCTTTTATTTGAATACTGACTTAGAATACAAAAGTGGCAAATTTGATTGGTGTATAGATATTGATTTTCCAATAAGCGTTTCAAATAGATGTGTATTTTTCTACTCTCTCGTTGATGGGTATAGGGCAAATATAAATAAAGCAATGCAGTTTGCAATGGACAATAACATTATTGTTATGTTTATCTATGGTGGCATAAAAAGCGAAACTCTTATAAATTATCTATCTAAAATAGAACAAAAAATAGTGGTGGTTCATTATGCCAACAAAGTTTTTGATGATGTAGTAAAACACGAAAAAATTAACGAGAGAGTACGAGAACGAGAAACCAAACGAGGACTTTTGAAAAGTGGGACAAACGAGGTAAGACCTAAAATTTTTGACGAGTTAAAAAAAACATCTGGCATTACCGATGAACAAATTAAGCAGCACCCAGAAAATGGGCGTTGGGTCTTAATAGATGCACGAGATGAAGCAAGAAAACGACTTGATGAGGTTGAAAATTTAACTCGCATACCACAAATTCTTAGAGATATCCAGAAAGATACTATAGTAGAATTATACCATAATTGCGACGGGCAGGAGGTCTACAAAGAGGAAATACATTCGGATTTAATTTCTGATTATTTAGAAAGCATTATATCATCTGTATTTTGTTATGGGATAGAAGTATCAACATCTGAACCATACGCTTACAAAACCATTGCAATGAAGAAGATTATTAGAAGCGTTTTGTCGGGCAATATAGAGAACAAAAAACTCGGTATAAATCTTGACCGTAATTCTCAGGATTGCACGATTCCGGCGATAAAAATAATTGATGAAATAGACGGTTATATAGAGAGTAATCTTAGAAGTAATGGATATGTGCATTTCAACGAGTTATATCGCAAATTATCAAAACCGCCGTATGGTTATATGCAAAACAACTGGTACACATATATCGCAGCAATCGCACTGAATAAGTATAAATCTCTATACTATGTTCGAGCTGGTTCAATAGAGCTTCCGTATTTGCCTATCGAAGAAATGTTATTGCCATATCCTACCACTAAGATGTTTTATAGGTCTGTACTTGCTATTACCTCAGAAGTATTTATACATTATCCCAGTAATAAATATTTTGAGATTATTGATATAATTTGTGAGCTTACAAATACAGATAGAAAAAGCGTAAAAACTTTATATGTAGCAATGTCGAAATATTTCTCATATTTTTCAACAGAACGAAGCAGAAAGATGTTGCCGTTGTCCTTATTAAATACTTGCTATTCGGATTTGGCTAACTATGTATATTCTTGGGCGAATAGCACTTACACCAATAGCAAAAGAATTAATCTGAATTATTGTGATAAGTTTTTTGACCCGAAGATTGTTAATTATCTTTGGCATTTCTTCCACGACAATTTTGAATACCATAAAAAGGTAATGACAAATTCTGATGAGATGATTATAGAAAAGCTAATAAAGAAATACGGGCAAGAAAAAGCTGATATGATGGTAGCGCGTTTTTACAAGTTTGGTACATCAGCAGCCGTGTGGCTTTGGAATAAAGACTTTTCGATAAATATGATGAAAGGGTCGAGTAGACGGCTGGCATTACTGCCGCCGCCCCTCCAGAGAACCGTACGTGCCCTATTAAGGCATACGGCTCTTCAAGTAATCTTTACATTCCAGTTCCATATATTTTTGGTTATGTGCGGCTTCGGGATATAATAATCCCATATCCGCTGAAACTTCTCCCAAGTCATATACGCCTTTTGACTTCTGCGGCATAACATTTTAAATGTTGTGTATCGCAAATAGTTGTAGAAACTCTTCAATTGAAAATAATTCCCATTAACTCCATAATAATTATAGTGTCCTATCAAGCTAATTCTCAGCTTCATCATGGTCTCTCTTACGTCTTTGTTTAGACGTCCTCGTATCCACTCCTTAGCCTTTTGTCGCTTTTGCTTGATTTTCTTTTTACTGGAGCGGATTCCGACACGATATTTTCCCCCTCGTGTTTTCGTATTGAAGAATGTAAACCCGAGAAAGTCAAATTCCTCTTTTATCTTCGCATATCTTCCAAACGGTATAATGCGTGTCTTATCCATCGCAAGTTCCAGAGAAAATTTTGCAAGTCGATGCACCAATGCCTTCATCACTCTATATGCGTCTTCCTTGTATTGAAGCATGATTATAAAGTCATCTGCATACCGAGCATAGTAAACTTCACCTTTCAGCATAGGTTTAACATATCTAATCCACAAATCCAATGAGTAGTGCAAATACACATTTGCCAGTATTGGCGAAATTAATCCACCCTGTGGTGTGCCTTTGTCACTGTCATGGTACTCTGTTCCTTCCATTACTCCTGCAATCAGAAAGCGTTTTACATATCGCAGAAACCTCTTATCGGCTATATCATGTTCAAGAAATTTCATTAGCCACTCGTGGTTCACGTTATCAAAGAAGCCCTTGATGTCCGCTTCCAGTACATAGTTTATCTTCTTGACCATTATAGCCTGACTTATGTAGGCTACTACATCGTGAGCCGAGCGGTTAGGACGGAATCCATATGAACACTCCAGAAACCTTTGTTCATATACCTGATTTAGTACGGTTGCCATTGCACCCTGTACCAATCTATCTTCATACGCAGGAATCCCAAGAGGACGTTGTTTTCCGTTGCCTTTGTCAATGTATGACCGTCTTACTGGTAACGGCTTATATTGAAATGTCTTCATTCGCCGCACCAAGTCGCTGATATTCTCGGCTGCGTGTTCATCATACTTAGCCTTGTCAACGTGGTCTACACCTACCGCCTTTTTCGCTTTCTGCTTCTTATGCTGCTGCATAAGCGTCTGTGCACTGACCTTGCACATCAAGTTTTCTACTTTGACGTATTTTCGAGACTGACTGCTTATTCTCATCATTTCCGTTTCCATTTGTTCTGACCTCCTGTGTCCAAATGTTTCTATTTTGAGAACGATTACTTGCTGTCCCCTTCGCTCCAACTGCTTTCACAGCTTTCGTCACTACTATGAGACAGTCCGACTTCTGATAAACCATTGGAGTTCCTCCAAGTTTTACCCTTTTCGGTTCCCCTACCTTTGCAGGAATTTATCAGACCTCCCAGGTATGCATAAACTACATTGCACACTCGCCACGCCCTGCGACCCCGACGGAATATACTATATCTCGCTTAACGATATAATATATGCTGCCTGCGATGTCAAGCACCATATCGGCTTCCGCACTGAATATACTTTACGAGGCTCAACGGCTTCACGCTTTTGCATTGCGGCTCTTGTGCTCCACCACCTACGCTTAAACCTAACCTCACGGCTTCGGCTCCAAGACTATGTACTGACTGCTTGCTGGGCTTTATCAGGTCTGGACTTTCACCAGACTATAGTTTATGCACCGAACTGGCGCACACGAGATAGTATATTATGCAATGCAGAGAGTGTGGAGAACGGCTCATAACAAATATCAATGATAGTGGAGTAGAAATATCGTTTTCTGAAAAAGACACAGTTGGATTAAATAAGAAAATATTAAATCCTAATGCTATTTCATTCTATTGTGTTTTTTGCATGAGTGAATTGCTGGAATGCGAAATATCGGATTTATACAATAAAATGCAGGACTTCAAAGAGTCTGGATGTACATTGTTTTCATAACAAAGCAATAATAGAGGAATTTTATTTATACCACAATAAAAATGTCTACTGACTAGGAGGTGTATTCTAAATGTTCGATAACCAAATCGGAACGATTCTATTTGCCTTTTGCTTCTCAATATGGATTTTGCTTAACTCTATATATATGGGAATTATAATAGCCAATAGAGAGTTCGTATTTGAAAAAATACTAAGCTCCAACAATCTAAATTCTGGCGGTAAATTTATATTGATGATAGTTGTTTTGCCAATCTCGATTTTTACACTAATTGAACACATCGGAAATTGTGTGCTATATTATGTGTCGTTTGTATTTAAATATATTTTTGCATTAGACCAGGAAAGGGTTATAAAAGAGCATAAAGAAGTAATAAAAAATACCCAATGGTACAATCGCCTGGGTTAGTGAATGCAGATAGTTGCATAGAACGAAATATCAAAGGGAGAGAGACAATGAGCAATAGCTATATCAGTAAAGAAGAAAGAATTAAAAGGCTCAACGCCGTAAGACACGAAATAGCACAGCACTTCAACGAGGGCTTTGCGTGGATTGACCAGATTCTATGTGAAGAAATTGAACAAATTAGTATGGAAGAAAAGTCGGCAAATCAAGCAAATGGGGAATGGGTATATGAGTATGATTCAGAATATTGGGGGGCAATGGTGTAAATGTTCGGAATGTGGCGGAACGAATATTCCAAAGAATTATTGTGCAGATTGTGGTGCAAAAATGCAGGAGTACAAAATAAATGACGGAACAAGAAAAGATTGAGGTGCTTTACAAGGCATTGAAGTTGCAGCACAATACGCAATGGACAATCCACCGCAAGAACTGCCAAAGGTAGGTGATAGTGAATGATTTACACATCATATTTCGCAAATCTTAGAAATCTTCCAGACACAATTACGCCCATTGCAATATGTGGCAAATCACCAGACTTTTATTGCGGATTAACATACAAGAAACTTGCGCCAAAATATTCTTTCTTCAAGGTCTGGAAACGAACACACGATAATGACTACTATATAGAGAATTTTAATAAGTTGGTTTTAGATAAATTAAACGCCGATGAGGTTGTTAAAGAATTATCTGAATTATCTCCCACAGAAGATTTTGCATTGATATGTTATGAAAAACCAAGCGACTTTTGCCATAGACATTTGGTTGGTAATTGGTTAAATAACAACGGTTATCAGTGTAGGGAATTTCAAAAATAAGGGGGTGAATGTGTGACAACAACAGAATTGATTGAACTATTAAAAGCTAATGAATTTGGCGGAATAACTGGCAAACCGAGAGAAATATCTATAGACACGGATATGGGTTTTATGCCTAATCCTACTATCATTGTAACCAGTACAGGCGATGGTATGCTGGGAGCGGAAATAACATTGACAATAGACGGTGAAATATGGGAAACGATTTAATTAGCAAGCGGGCAGCATTATTAGCATTTATTGAAAAAGGACAAAATTCAAAAAGGTATAATTGGGGTGACACTTGGGAACTCAATGCCTCGGAAATCAGAGAGGTATTAGAAAGTCTGCCAAGCGTTCAAACCAAAATCAAAGCAGATATACTCAAACTGCAAACCTATAAATTATTTGACAATGACGATGAATTATACATTAATCGTAGTGATGTTTTAAAACTTACTGAGGGAGATTAAAAGGTGAATATATGAAATCTAATACTGATGCTATCAAAGAAATAAGAAATATCTGTTGTCCAGATGATGTTCCTGAATGGTATGCAGGTGAATTTCGTAAAATAAAAAACCGTATTATAAATGCCTTACAGAATGAATTTTGCATTGATTTATCTAATGTTGATAGAAATGCTCTAAATGATGAACAGTTGTATCTGGCAGAATCAATATGTTTTCTTTTGGGGAGAGAACAACAAGACAAAACTCTTAGTGACACGACTATCAACGCATTGCTAAAAATTCGTCAAAAACTCGTGTGCCATTTTAGTCCAATAGGTGGTTATAAGTGTTATAAGATAATAAGAGGTAAAATGCCTACACCAGAGGGAGTTTACAACCTCTCGGTTGACACCTGTTTAAGAACTGAAATATATAAATTGCGCAAAGAGCATAATGTAAACACTGTGGGATGTTGTTGTGGTCACGGGATAGAAGAACCATACATACGGGTCGATGATAGTTCCGTAGAGAAGATGTATAAGTTGGGATATGTAAAGCGCCCAGTAGACGATAATGGTCTTGGACAAAACTGTTTCACACCTAAAACACCATTACTGCATCCCAGAGAAAATAATATAAGACTATATGGGTTAAAATCGGATATACGAAAATTGCAGACATACGAAAGATTTCAGGGTGATAATGAATTATTTATTAGCCTCGAAGATGTATTAAACTTACTGGAGAAACATTTGGTAACGGCTTATTGGTACGATGTAGGTAGTTTGTCTTGTAGATGTTCAAAGTGCGGCTGCAAGAATAATCGGGAAAGTAGATTTTGCCCGAATTGTGGGGCAAAAATGAAGGAGGTAGAGAGTAAATGAGCAACGAGTTGATACGCAAAACCGATGTGCTTGACTTGCTGAATGATTTTTATTCAGATTTTGAGGAGTATAGTCGCCTGTTTGATGACATCGACTTTATGAATCCTGTCAATGCTGTTGAGCCGAAAACAGGGCATTGGATAGAAGACGCCAAAACATACTATGGAGAATTGAAAAAAAGAAGTTTAGGTGTCGATGAGTACACGCCGTATTTTACGGATGATATAGCGTGTTCGGAGTGCCTTGCAAAGTATAGTGTGTTAGACAATGAAACACAGTTTTTCAAGTATTGCCCGAATTGCGGTGCGAGAATGGAGGAAATATAATGGAGAATGATTTAATCAGCAGGCAGGAGGTATTACATAAGCTCGACAAGTTAGACCAACAAGAATTATATTTACCGTGCCATTTTAAAGAGTATGTTGTTGACGAAGTAGCGAGTGTTCCACAGAAAACAGGGTGGTGGGCTGGTACTGTTTGTACAGCTTGTGGAGAAAGCACATCTGATTATTATAATTGCGATTACTGCCCAAGATGTGGCGCAAAGATGGAGGGAGAATTGTAATGAATAATGATTTGGCTCTTATAAATAGCGTGGCACATAAGAACTACTCTGCCGGCGAGGTATATATTTTTTCTGTGGTTCTTTGTGATAATGACGTTGACAAGGATTTTGAGTATTTTGACTCAGATGCACTTGGAAAACTTGCGGGAATGTTTGTCGGCGTTATGGGAATTTATGATAGCGACCCCTTCAAAGAAAATCAGAACCCTCGCATCTATCGTTGCCGAACAGAAAAACTTTCCACAAAACAGACCGCTTATGGTGCAGAGTATATTCGGCTCGTAGCAGATGCTTATATACCTGTGAGCGAAGCAAACAAGAACTTAATCTCTGCTATTGATAGCGGTATAAAGAAGGAAGTAAGTATTGGTTGTGGAATTGGTAAATGTTCTTGCTCGATTTGCGGTGAGAATATGAGGGCTGGCGGTTGCAAACACAAGAAAGGTAAAATTTATAATGGCAAAGTATGCTGTGGCATACTAAAATCTCCAACAGACGCATATGAGTGGGCTTTTGTATTCAAAGACCAAGATGAAACGGTTAAGAAAAATGACACGGCTAAGAAACCAAAGAAAGAAAAATGGCAAAGGTTAGCTATGGACTTAATTTGTAGAGAATACTTGTCGAAGTGCGAATGTTGTGATGAATGTTGTGCAGAGTTTTATTGCATAGAGAATCACTTGCGTAGTAGTCGTGTGCCGCAAGATTATTGCACCGATAATCTTAAAGCATATTTGAAAGCAACAAGTAAAGAGGAGGGCATCGCTTGAAACGAAAATACTTAGACGAAATAGGTTATACAAATCGCCCAGACACTTATTGTAAACACGATAAAGAAAGAATGGCAAAATGGAAACTACAGAGAAAAGAACTTGGGTTTGACGGTAGAGAAATCTGGAACTTAGATGTATCGTTCTATTGCTGGCTTTATGAGAGATTGCGATTTTACTTAGAAACAGCTCCCATTGATTTGTCATATAATAAATTTGAGTTTGAGGGAAACATCTATACACAGAAAGAAATGATTGAAAACATTATTTCTACATTAGAAAAGTATCTACTCAAAGCTCCGCAAAATATTCCGTATGATGAAGAAACTGATAATTTGCAAAGAGCTGCACATATGTGGGCAGAGGTTCTTCCTACTATGTGGATATAAAGACATTAAAAAAGGAGGGCAAATATGTATATTCAACTAATGTATAGAAGCTATGGAGTACATCAACCAATTAAGCACATTGAAATTCCGTGCGCTTTTTCAGAGGTATATAAGTCAATAGATAATATCAATGAACAACTACTTCTTTCAAATATCCCCGATGGCTGGCTTCCCACTAAACCCAGTAGGATTCTAATTACAGTTGTTAATAAGTCCTGTGCAACCGGGCAACGAAATTTAAGTTTATTTAGAGACTGGGCAAAATATTTTGACTCATATATTCTTGAATTGATTGAAGAACCCCTTGAATGGTGGAGTGAATAAAACTAATCTTTTATTTATGTTAAATCCTATGTATAATCCAAAGGAGTATTAAATGTTAGAGAAAAATAAAATAGTTGACTTGCTGTGCAAAGAACTTAGCTATGCTTATTGCGATAATTGTCGGCACGATTTAAGTGATGATAACGATGAAAGTTGTGATTATTGCCATAGAAAATATAGTGGTTGGGCATTGGCAGAAAGCACGGCGGAGTATATTGCCGATGCGATTATTGATATGAATAAAGGAGAACGATAATGATTATAACAAGTATCTTCTTAGGTATTTTTGCTCTATGTATAATTCTGATTATAATATCAGAATTGCGATTGAATCATTTTTTTAGTGAGTTTTGGAATAATATCAGTATCGTTTCCGCGTTAATAGCATTGGTTGATTTGGCAGTCTTACTGGCTTTAGGAGTAGGAATATTAAGTGAGTATTCATTTAAAGACATAAAAGTTGCAGAATTACAAGCAGAACGTGAAGCACTTGTGTACCAATTAAACCACGAATTATATTTGGGAAACTCTATTGGGGAATTTAACAAGAAGATTATTAAGGGTCAGAAACTCCACGAAAACCCTTGGACAAGTTGGCTTCGGGGAAATTATTATATGGAAATTGACCCAATAGATTTATCGGAGGGGGAATAATGTGACAAGAGAAGAATTTTCTGATTTAGTTTATGATGAACTCTGTGATGATAGTGATAATTGTAGAGCCAATCGCATTATAGACGCTGCTGATGATTACGCATACGACGCATTGCATCCTTATGCCTTTTGCGGTACAACACCCATAACAATGAAAGAGGCACTAATAGCAAAGGAGAGTGGTGATATATCGAAATGGATTTCAGTAAAAGAGCGTTTGCCTACTGATGATGGCGAATATTTGGCAACGGTAAAAGGTTATGGTTCTGACAAACCGTATGTTACGATGTTATGTTATGCAAATGAGTTTACGGAAATTATGTCCTTAGATACTGGGTGTAATTCTGGGTGGTATTGCTATAGTAGCGAATGGGGCTATTATGCTTGTGATAGAGTAGTCGCTTGGCGAGAACTTCCAGATGCGTATGAGGAGGAATGATAATGTATTGTTATTGGCATAACTACATAGGTTACACGGATAATATAGCAAAAATCCTAAAGGAGCAAGAAAAATACTTGGTATTTTATCAAACAAGTGAAAACTCTCCTGTACCGTTTGTATCTCACGAGATAAAATGTGTGACAAAAGAAAAAACACCATTTAAAATAACTTTTAAAGAAATCGAGAAAGGCTTACCATTTATAATTCAAGATGTTACTCGATTAGAACATTTAAAAGGTTATTGGGAGCTGGAGCTAATTGACAAGGAAAACCAAAAATTTGACGAAAAGGGTAGATTGCAAAGAGTAATAAATATGAAAAGTTTTGTGCATATAGACGACGAAGCTGTAACTATCTTAGAAATACAAGAGCAAGATGTATGCAAGAAGGTGTAGTGACAAAATGGATTTATCAAAAAGATTTTATAAACACGTCGGAGCATTTGTAATCAAGAAAGAGTATGCTTATGACATTATCCGCGCCTTATTAGAGAACGCTTACACAGTTTGTAGCCGCATAAGGAGAGATGGGGACGTGGGGGTAATATTTTATGTCAATTCAGATGATATGCTAACGGGTTTTGATAATGGCATCAAATATTTGGGACGAGCAACGATAAGTAACAATGGTGTCGGGTGGAGAAGATTCGCCGAAATACTAAAAGAAAATGGATATTGTGTAGAAATTGATACATATAGCTTTGACCCCGATAGAAATGAATTTAGGGAAGCGGACATCGGCTTTTATAAAACCACAACAGAAATCTCGTCATATGCGGAGTTGCTTGAAATGTGGAAAAAAGTAGCGGGAATGAAAATATGTTAATTATTAAGAAAGGGCATTATGAGCGAATATGTAATTGTGGGCGACACTAAAAACTATGATGGCTGCCTTGTAATGGTGTGTAGGGGTGATAGAAATTTTGCAAAAAAGGTACTTCAAAGAATGCTTAACAACCCTACACAAAACGACAAGAGATGTATGGAGGGGCATACCAACCTACGCATTGAAGAAGTAAAAGAAAAAGATTGCTGGTGGAATGACCCATTTTTAGTAAATTAAAAATAAGACATTAAACGATTATTTACAAAAGAGAGGAACAGATGACAATGGAAACAGTAGCAAGATTTGAAAAGGTAAGCATTAAGGAATTTGTGGAGGCTAATAAGAAAACAGGGCTTGATTTTTCTCCTGAAAAGATTAGGGAAATATATGAGAAAATTGTTTTGCCTAAAAGGGCTACTATCGGCTCGGCGGGTTATGACTTCTTTTCTCCTGTAGACTTTACGCTCCAAAAGGGTGAGTCGATTACGTTTCCTACAGGTATTCGTTGCAAAATGAATAAGGGCTGGGTTTTAACTATGTACCCACGTTCTGGTATGGGGTTTAAGACTGGTGTGCGTTTTGCAAACACTGTAGGAATCATAGATAGTGATTACTACTTCTCAGATAATGAGGGGCATATTATGGCTAAATTTGTAAACGACGGGGTAATGGGGAAGCCTGTTGAAGTTAAAGCTGGTAGTGCTGTATGTCAAGGCATTTTTCTCCCGTTTGGGGTTGCCGAAGATGATTGTGTGACAACAATTAGAAATGGTGGATTTGGAAGTACAGGAACAAATTAAAAGAATATATGTCGCCGACATAAATGTCGGGAACATACATATCGAAAAGAGGTTACAGATATGGAAAAAAGATTATTATCAATAAACGACCTATGCGAATACACTGGCTGGGGCAAAACCAAAATTCGTGAGATGCTTAAACGCCCTGACAGTAAGTTTACTGTTAGAATGGGAAATAGGCTTTACGCAGACAAGAAACTGTTTGACGAGCATATTGAGAGATGTGCCAAATACCAGATACCTTTTTAAATAGAAAGCAAAGGCAAAATAGCAGTTGATTATTTACCCAATTCGTGATATACTATACATAGGAATAAACTCATAATTAGCGCATCTTTATATTAGAAAGGTATGGTTGATTATGGGTAAAGATTTGAAAGGCAAAGATTTAGGCAAAGGATTTAGACAAAGACCAGATGGAAGATATGAGGCTCGTGCGGTAGTAAAGGGTGTAAACATTTGTTTGTACGACCTCAATCTTCCAAAACTCCGAAAGACTTTTGAAGAAGAAAAGGCAAAGGTGATACGTTGTGAAACAGGTAATCGTTCAAAAATGTTGTTGGAAGAATGGTTCGACGAATGGTTTGATGTTTACAAGAAGCCAAATCTGAAAAGTGAGACGGCGATTAAGGTTTATCGCAGAAAAATCGCCAACACTTATATCAGAATACTCGGCAAGAAAAGAATTGAGGACATTTCGCAAGTCAATGTGCAGGAAGCTACGAACGAGTTACTTGAAGGGGAATATAGCAATCGTTCCATAAAAGAAGCGCTGAGCGTATTCAAAAGCTGTATGGATGCAGCTTTACTCAACAAGATGATAATTTTCAACCCCTGCAAAGACATACTTATCAAGAAAGCTATGGTAGCACCGAAAGAACGCAGAGTTTTAGACCATTGGGAGCAAGACCTTTACCTTGAAGTAGCAAGAGATGGCTTCTATCACGAAGTATTCGCCATTATGTTATTGAGTGGTATGAGGATAGGCGAGGTGTCGGGGCTTCAATGGGAAGATGTGGACTTTGAACACAAGTGTATTCACATCAAAAGAGGTATGCAGACTGCGTATATAGACGGCGAAAAGGTAGAACGGCTACACCCACCCAAAACAGTAAACAGTTATCGCAATATACCATTTTTTGGTAACGCAGAAGAGCTATTCAAAAAGTGGAGGAAAAAGCAGGTCGAGTTTCGTAGTCTCTCAAAAGACAAGTGGAGAGCGAACCCCGAATTTGGTAATCTTGTTTTCACTACCACGCTTGGTTCGCCTCTTACGAGGTATAACATCGTACACGAGATTAACCGAATAGAACGCAATATGAAGATAATTGAGATGACTCGTGCTATTGACGAACATCGAGCGCCGCGAACTATTGAGCATATACATCCTCATGCGTTCAGACACACTTTTGCAACAAGGTGCTTTGAACTCGGATTAGACCCGTTATTTGTTCAGAGGATTATGGGACACGCAGATTATTCCACAACAACAGTATATACACACTTGCTGAAAGACAGCACAGACAATGAAGTAAAGAAAATGTCCGACATAAGTCTATAATATGAGTTTATTCAAATTGGGTAGAATCATAATTGGGTAAAAATAATTTTGGGTATAAGAACTTGCCGAAAAACAATGTTGGGTAAAAGTTGGGTAGAAGTATTTTTGAAAGGCTTAAAATCCCGATTAACAGTAGGTTTTTGAAAATACTTAGCATTTATGGTGAAGTAATCGGTTCTTCGGCTACTTAATCATAAAGGAATGGCTTAAAACCCGATAAAACCTAACTTTATCATACCTTTGGTTTACCCATTACCCGCTTTGATAAATTCGTAAACTATCGCAAATTCCCATAAGTTTTCGGTAGTGTTTGGGTAAAATTTGGGTAGAGAATTGGGTAAGACGAAATTCCCGAATCTTCGGCTACTTTTACCCAAGTTTGAGTTTATTCCTAATCAATTTCAATATAAAGTTGCGCAAAAAAATAAGGACTATAAGATTTTGATGTCTTATAGTCCTATTTTATTTACTTTTAAATTTATATATTACTATTCCAAAAAGTTTATAATATGGAACAGTATTATCATCAAATATGTAATAATTTATATAGTCTGCAACCACAATGGCAATAATAGATAAACCTATCCAAATTATACTAAATGGCAGGCAGATTATGCCTTTATAATTTAATGGCAGGTTTGCATAATTCCACATAGGTTGAATTAACCCATGTAGAGACATCTCTCCAATTATAAATTCAAGAAAGGTAATAAATGCTGAACCCATAATGCCTTGTATTAGTATGTCTATGTTCCACGAAATTCTATTATTGATTTTATCAAGCAGAACAAATGCTAATCCACCACATATGCCCATCAGCGGAAACGAATAGCCGCGAAAGCAGCACTCTATCGTCACATATGCCATAAATCCAAATACAAACATAAACACAAATTTGCTCTGCTTGTTCATAACTTAAATCCGTCCTTTCTCTAATATTATTTTTAGCACCTCAGATTGATATTCTTCTGGTATTGCCATACCATAGGAAACTGACTCCACATCTCCCATAAGGTGTAAAGATTCCACATATGATTTTAATGCGTTATGATATGTAATATGAAATGTTTTAAAATCCATAGCTGATTGAACTATTGTTTGCACATCTTGTGCAGAATAGAATTTACAACTTTCACCATCTGCGTGATATGGAATTTGTTCTGCCCCACTTGCAGCCATAGCAGATAATGTAGTTAAATTAAGTTGGTCTTGCGTAGTCAAGGAAAAATGATGATGTAGGTTATCACTTAATAACACATCAAAACCAGCAGTAATGATTTGATTGCACATTTTTCTTATTTCTTTAATCTTTTGTTCTTTCATATAGTCAACGGTAATTTCTTCAATAACATCAACATATAATTCATCATAAAATTCTTCTGGTTCTTCTTCGATTTGTATTTCCTCTCCGTTTTTAGTGGCAGTATTTAAGGCATTATATTCTTCCTCATCAATTTCGATTACACTTACTGTTGTATATGGGATAAATGTGGTCGTTGGCGGCAGCATCCAATTATCGCGGTAGAACTTGTCATAATATTGAATATACTGTGCTTTATCCACGCCGCAAGCTAATAATATATTGTGTTTTTTTTGAAATGTTAAAAAACTTTCATCAGTTGACACACCAACGAAGTCTTTCCCATTTATCAGTTTGTAAAAACTCATATGGCACATTCCTTCCTTTCTTTTTGATGTTTACTAAATGCCAAAACTTTTTTGTTATTCTATAACCATCGAATAATTCATCATAAAGTTTTAACATACTTTTTCTTGTTTTATACGAACAGGCAAGATATGAGTGTGCAAGCCAAGATTGAAAGGAATTATAAACATCATCAAGAAGTACAATACCCTTGTTCACTAATTTGCGAAGTTTCTTTAACTTTCTCCGCATACGCACAATACCTGCCCTCGTTAATCGCTTAATTAGTTTGCCGCTTGAAGTTATATGATATTTTATCTTCATAAAAGTTATGCCTTTTGTCATTTTTACAATTCGGGTTTTCTTGCAATTAAATTTCAACCCCAACCCATCTGTTACTTCTATCATTAAATGAAACAAGTTGGACAAGAACTCTTTATTATTTGATAAAATGAATCCATCGTCCATATAGCGTACATAATGTTTTACCCTCATTTTATCTTTGACAAAATGGTCTAACTCATTTGGCACAACTAAAGCCATAATTTGAGAGATTTGGCTACCCAAACATATTCCATTGCATTTATTATTGTTTAATTCATCAAGGCGTTTTTGTCGTTCAGTTTTGTCCTCAATTTGCATAATCTCAGACCTTTGATATGAACGAATAATTGCCATTATTAAACCAACCATACGTTTATCTGCATATGTATTACGCAGTATGTTCAAACAAGTCTTGTGCGGAACGCTATCAAAGAAACTTTTGAAATCAAACACTAAAGCGTACACATTATCCGCCCCATATTCTTTAATGGCTTGCCGAATATGTTTTTCCACTCGTTTCCGGGCAAAGCTCACGCCTTTTCCTTTCGTGCTTGCTCCATTATCATAGATTAACTTGTCACTAAGCATAGGGATAAGAGATTTATCACAAAGGACTCTTTGCGTCATTCTATCCTTAATTGTAATTGGCACAATAACGCGCCTTTTGCCTCGTTCGTATAACACGATTTTCTTGTTGCTCGATAGTTTTGGCAATTTTAATGATTTTAAAATGCTAATGGTTTTATCAATTTCTATAAAGGCATTTTGTGTATAACACTGAACACTTCCCTTCCAACTAACGCCTTTACGACATTTACCCAAAGCCTCAAAATAGTTTTGGTGAGATATTACTTTATCAAAATCACCATAAGTTTTATTTTTATTATTGTACCGCACCGCTTTAGCTTCTTTATCTTTTAAGATACGCAGCTTGGCGCGTTGATATTTATTCGTAATCATCACTTCTTTGTTTTTATTTATATAATTTGTTTTCCTCTGCACGATTTAATTATCGGTTATTACTTGTAATCGTAAATAGGTTTTACAACCTTATTGGCTGATTAACCAACCACCAATAAGTCGCTGCTAAGAGAGCGTTTATACTTGTAGACCTATGCAGAATGTCGTTATAGCATAGTCGCCTTAGAACAGGCAACTGTAATATTTACTATGCACACATAGATGGTTATATTTTCCTTCTCATATAAATGTTTGAAAACATATGATTCGCTCCTATACATAGCTACTTACTATATGAAAATCAGGGACAAACCGCATTCATGTTCGTCGCGTTGTTGTTGTTGTTGTTGCCGTTATTGTTGACATTCCAGAAGTTGGTGGAGTTGGCAACATTAGGCGAACGCTCCCAGAAGTTGTAAGCGGATAAAATATAACCCTATATAAACTGTCTAAGTGGACAGAATATAACTATTAAAGCTCGGCAAATCTTTTCTTGTCTGATTTCTTTAAAGCATTTAAGAGTTTGATTTCGGTAGAGATATAATTGCTCCATTCTCTTAGCACATTATCGCTATACTGCATTAAATTACAATAAAATAGACTTTGCCGTTGAAGTTTATACAAATCTGAAATTGCTCTTGCAATACACTTTTCTCTTTTTACATACTCATTATGTGTTTCGGGGATTTTAATATTTGCTTTAACTACAGAAAAGAAAGCCGAGTCAATAAGGTTGATAAGAAGCTGACCAGAACTATCATCATATTTGCACGGTGCATTTACAACTTTGCCGTGAATAAACCGATGCAGTTCTGACATATTTTTAAGAAACTGCACTTTTTCAATAGCTTTATGGTCAAGAATCCTAAATTTATATTCATAATTCAAGTCGGTCATCTTTATCAGTAGTTCGCATTCGTCTTGAAGATATTTACACCAAGCAGCCATTTTCTTAGATTCTGTTCCCTCTACATTCCATAAAATATAAAGCGGTCGTTGTAGTCTGTAAAGGTTGAATAACACGGATTTAATATTCGCTTTTGCAGATACCTCATCGCACGTTCGGTGAAAAGTGTTTTCATTTACTTCCATTATTAGGTTATATGATTCATTCATCAAGTCATTTATTTCTTTACATAGCCATTTCTTCCTTCTCTTTGACACTCTTGACGTTTGTTCCTCACTAAAATGGTAAAGTTTTGTAAAATAATCCTCATATTCTGTGTTTGCAATATTTCTTTTACTGCGAATTACCGACATAGATATTCCTCCTTCCATAATGGCGGGCAAAGCCGCCAGATATTATTGTTTATACCCACCCTTCGTAAATTGAAAGGTGGGCATTATGTGTGTATATGTTATATTTAGATAGAGAAGCAGGGACAAACCGCACCCATGTTCGCCGCGGTGTTGCCGTAGTTGTAGCCGTTATAGCTGACACCCCAGAAGGAGGCGGAGCTGGCAACATTAGGCGAACGCTCCCAGAAGGCGTAAGCGGATACCCACGTACCACCAGCATTGGCAGCCACAGAGTCAGTCAACGATAAACCATAGTATCTAATATCGTCTGCTGTCGCATAAATATAGACACGTCCATTGCCGTTTTGCTTCCAAACATCTCCGAAAACAATCTGTGTAACTGTTGTACCTGTTTTATAATCGGTATTGGTAGATGCCAAAGTCGGGTCGCTTGCATTAGTAAAGTAATGTGCAGTATCAGGAATAATCATACCTCTAAATTTTGCTCTATAAATATCTCCTGTAAACCAAGAAATAGCATCACCCTCTGAGTTGTATGGAGAAGCTGTAGAACCTCTCATTTCTGATAGTGAGGGTAAATAGAAGTAGTCCTCTGATACGGTGATATTCGTTGATTGATTGCCCTCTGTTGCGTTGATTTTAACTTGTTTAAGCATAGCTCTCCAAGAAATGGGCAACGCATCCGGTAATCTCGAATTTAGAAACTCTCTCATTTTTGAAGCATCCCAACCGCCTACATTTGTGTTCGTTGGATTCATTGCACGCAGTCTATCTACGAGACACGTGTTGGCTATAAATGAAGCGTTTGAACGCTGTGATGTGTTACCAGCCAATCTATAACGATTTGCGCCACAATACTCAACTCTCATAATTTCGTGTGACCAAGAAGCCAATGCACGAGCATTCGTATCTCCTAAATCATCGTACCAGATTTTTGCCCAGTAAATGTAGCCACTACCTTGGTCATCATATCCGCCGTCACCCTCAAAGTAGATACCACCGAGCACAAGCCTTTGTTCAGTAGCGGTACTGCGTGCTCTCACAAGCTCTGTTCTGGACGTGGTTGTTGCAAAGGTCGAACTATTACCGTTGGAACTATAAACATACAACTTATCATCACCTGCACGATGACGAAGAACAACCATATCACGAAATCCTTGATAGCCGACATTTACGTTTTTGTCACCCCATTGTATATCAGGATTGGTATTATATCTTAATCTAAATCCCTCATTACCTTCTTCGTCATAACACGCAATAAGCGTGTTGTTAGTATCGCTAAGGTTTGTAAATCTAAAATCTATTGCAAGGGTAAAAGAAGGAGAGTTTTCGCCAAATAAACTAATATTAGTTCTAATTGGCGATGTTCCGTCTAAATACATTTCTTGCGCAATAACTTCGCTCTCTACATTAGAGAAGTTAAAATCGTGACCAAGAGTTATATCGTGATAATCTTTATCTTCAAAGAATGATGAAGTTTGTCCTGCTGTTATAACACCAAATATCTCGCCCACAGTCATATCTTTTAAGTCTTTACCATTTGTGGGAAGTGCGGCATTATTCCATATAGCATAAACATCTGTATCTTCTGTAACAAATCCTGTTGACTTATTCCAACCACCAAATACATTGTAAATGTAGGAACTTTCTTGCGACGTATTAGTCGGAATATTGCCCGAATATACCGCTTCTTCGCCGTAATTAACCGTTGTTGAACCCAAAGATAAACCCGCACGAGAATACCAAGTCACCGTATAAGAACGGATAGTTTCTGTGTATTCCGCAGTAATTGTTCTTGGGGCGAGCATAACACTATTAATGTCGTCCCAGCCACTATACGCAAAAGTGTATTGTGCGGTGGGAGATAATGTCGGTGTTGGAATTAAACCAAGAGTGACTATATCTGGCGGTGTTGAGCCTCTGTCTACATAAGTTTCATAAAGGGTCGTTCCATCAGCATTAACATATGTAGCCAAATATTGGGTTACTAAATTGTTGCTATCATATGTTACTTCTAAATCACTCCACTTGTTTGCATAAGTTAAAAGCTCTTGGTTTCTAATTTCGCCACTAACATATACACTACCTGTAAGTAGTGAATAGAACATATTTGCGATAGTATTCATCATTGTGGTGTCAGGTAGTGTCCAATCAATGTCATATAAATAAAGCACTCTTAATGTATTCAACGAGTTTGAAACAAGATTTTTGCTATTTAGCGTTCCGCCTTGCAAAGTTAATGTTTCAAGAGCGTTGAGATTTGCAGAAAAATCTGTCATATCGTTCAGATTCCTCATGATTAGAGTATTAACTGTGCTTGGTAAATGGGCAATACGAACCTTTCCGTTTGTTGCAAATGTCACACCTGTAATTCTTGTTCCCTCAGCGTATAACTTTAGTAAATTGTTGCACTGGGAAAGATTTATAGCCCCAGTCAAACTACCACAATTACGAATGTCCAGTTCTTCGAGCAATTTATTGTTTCCTAATGTCAAAGATACAAGCCGAGAATTGTTGTACCCCTCCGTCGTGCTGCCAAGGACAAGTTTCCTTAATTTTGTTGCCATCGAAAAGTTGTTAGCCGCTATATAACAAGCAGAAAGGTCACTTAGTTCTTGGATGCGGTTAGCGCCATAGATTGTTACCTGTGTGTCATCCATAGTGCTTAATGGGCATTCGATTGTGTATTCTGTACCACCTTTCGCTCTTACCTGTGTTGTACCACCATTACCAAACATTACAGACAAGTACATATCTGAATAAGGTTTAATATGAAGTGTGTAATCCGGCTGTACAACAATATCATCACCGGTGGGGGTAAAGCAACGAAATGTAATGCGATTGTTGTCGCCTACGACTGTGTTCATTAGATTTTTCGTGCCAAAATAGATTTCTTGGTCTCGCATCCATTGCCTACGTTGATATTTCTTCCTACCTTGCATCATATCACGGAGGTATTGAACATCATGTTTGGGTTTGGAATTGTCTATGGATTCCCCTGTAAATGTTCTAATATATTTTCTCTGAATATCCAACCTCCAAATTTCCTCGGGGAAACATTCTTGAAAAGTATCAAATTGATTTATCAAAGAAGTTGCGCTAAAGCAATCGGCAGCTACGGTCGTGTTAAACATTGTTTTGATTTCGTCAGGGAGTAAATCTCGTAATCTACACCAGAAAACAGATGTTGCACCGTTAAATACATAACCAGATGAGGGGTTGCCCTCGATATTGTAATCCGTATCTTCTTTGCCATAAGGGAATACTAATTCACCATTGTTATTTATTCCCAAACCAGTATCTCCATCATACATCCAGAAGTCAAAAGCGTATTGCGTGTAATATGTTTTGTTACTATCAATCTCGGTATCTTCCGTTGTTACATATTCATCATTTATTAACTCGCAATAAACGTGGAGCAATTCAGGAACAGGTTTGGAAACCTCCCTATAAACTCCTGTCTTAGCGAAATGCCAAAAGGTATTTTTTGCTCTATTATCCATCATAGTGTACATATGCGTGTAAGCATAAAAAAATTCAGCCGCACTGCGTACTACCCACTGGTCTAATTCATCTACGAACTCTTGGTCTGTTGACGTAATAACCCAACGATAAAAAGCTCTCCACACATCATTATTGATTTTGACCTGTGCTTTACCACGACCAGAAGTGTCATTGACCAGCTTGCCATCTCGATAATCACCACAACAAGCATATCTGGGTTCAAACGAATGGTCGCCATCAAATGCCTCATTATAGATTGCCCAGTGACGCATATTGTTTTCATTATTCCATTCGGCTTCTGTAATGGGATAAACAAACGATGAAGGTCTGTCTATAGAAACAGGCGTGTATATTATTTCTCCGTCATCCTCGGACTCAGTTATAGTGAATCTTTCAACTTGTCTATCTCCATGTTCATCGAGATATACGCCGGTCTGAAATGTTGCATTGTTTTTCGTGTTATCCGAAATCTCAATGGTAAATTCATTCATATCGGTCGGGTCATATGCACGGGTATAGTCAGTTTTCTTGCTGTCCCCTATGTTACCGAGTGCATAGAAATGCCATTCTGTATCTAAAAACTCATTATGAGTAGAAATGTCGGGATTATTTTCTCTTATGAAAAGAATTGCAGGAACAAATTCCATGTCATTCTTTACTTTTGAGTCTCTACTTTTTGCGGGTGAGATATAGGGAAGATAGTCATTATATCTCTTTTGTAATAGCGCGTTATTTACGTTCTCACTCGAAGCAATATTTACTTTTAGATTAAAGAAGTTATTTGGAACAGAAGTCCTTGTAAGTGCAATCTTGCCTGCATTACCCTTCCAGTCGGTAACGGTTTCTGTAACTGCGTTTTCAGTGTTATAACCCAGAGTAACCTGTGATATATAACCCGCTTCGGCAGCAACTTTATCACTCGGTTTATGTACACCATCACAGTTAAATAAGAAGTCAACATTTCTACCAGCATTACCATAGTTATCCGAAGTAGTTCCTTGTCCGCTATGAAAGCCCTTTTCAAAAAACCAGTTATCATAATATGGGTCGCCCTCATAAATTGTACCACCAGATGCGTGAATACATCTAAGACTCGATTTCACAAATGTCTTTTTAGAGGTTGTAAAGTGGTCTGTGTCCAACATTAATATCTTTACATTGGGGATGATTGGAGCAAGTTTTTCGGGGTCAAGGTTACCTTCTCCACTATAAGGTGTGTACTTGTTTGTTTCTCTGTTATAGTAGATTGCATTGCGGTCATACCTTGCTAACATAGTATCAGAGTTGCGCGAATCTGCAATGAAGTTTCTCATAATACCGTTTGTTGTTAGAGAAGTAGAATAGATTTTTAAACGGTAAATTCTAACATCACAATAATCAGAACCGATAACCATATCTTGTGGCGTGTACTGATAAAATCTGTCTCCACTATCATATACATATGCTTTACTTGGAACACCATCTTCATATGCCATTACAAACGCTTTCGCTGTTTCATCCTCTCTATCAAGAACGTCAATATTGATGTCCATCTCGATGATATCTTCTTCTGAATAGGGCATATAGAGATAGGTATTGGTTGCTGCAATCGTTTCAGTCCCCTCACCTTCACCCGACTCAACATCAGAGTCTGATGCGTTATTTGTTTTGAGCCAGCCCTCATGGACATTCATCTGAATACCCATATTGGTCGTAACTACATTTCCGTCAACCTCTGCTGTTGTTGTTTCTACATTTGTAAACCAAGTAGCATTAGCATCTTGTACGTTTTCTGTCATGAATACTATTTTTATTTCCCCACCAACAACACTTGGGTTTCCATCAATGCCACCGGAAAACATTTTATAATTTAATATTGCTCTTGTTCCAGCTTTAATTAAGAAATACGTGTCGCCATTTTCGTCCGTTCTATAACCACCATTAGCCCAGTCAAAGTTTTGAGAGACGGTCATGGCATAATTTTCATTGCTCCATAATCTATTATTTGAACTATTAGTAATACCAGTAGGATTAAAGTCTACTTCTAATCCGCCAGTTATTGGATTAACATCTATACCCAATTCTGTTACATTTACTTTAATTGTTACGCTTGTATTTCTACATACAATTCTTAATGTATGCAAGCCAATGTCATCGGATTTAAAGTTCCACGTGTTTTGTGCTGTGCTTAGAGTTTCTGTGCCTACAAGGACATTATCAACATACCTTCTAACCGTAGGATAGTTGGTCGTAGGGTCATACACATTATAGATAATAGATGTTGTATCATATTGTCTTGCTGTTACATTGCCATAGTAATCATATCTATAAATGCACCCAATAACCGCTTCTTGATAATCTCCATTATCATCCTTGTCGGGATTGTACCATATAATATCTTTGTAGATATGGCTTGTTTCAATCGGTACACTATTTATTGTTGCCGTTGCCCATACTTCCAACAGGTGAGAGCCATGTTCTTGTGCTGTAATGGTATGTGATTGCAATGTTCCCGAAGCAGAAGTTGTTTCGGTGGTTTCTACTCCATCAATCTTAAAGTGGATAGTTTTGTTTACTGCACCATAAGGAGTATAAGTAAATGCTACATTTCTACCTATTGCAGTGGTGTATCTATCGTTAAAAGCCGACTCAATTCTTACATCAACCTTCTGAATAGTCCACGTTTTTACATTGGTCGAACCGCCCTCATCAGTGATGATAAGTGTAAACTTTTGTGTTCCAATAGAGCAAAACTCTGATAAATCAAAAATATTTCTGCCTTGCGTTAAAGCACCAGACATTATTACGGTATTGCCAGATTTCCAACTGTAAGTACCATCAACGGTTTCTCCGTCTCCATCCAAAGAAGAATAATCTATTTCGATAATTGCTGAGTCTGTAGTAGTAATGATAAGTGGAGATTGAGTTATTTTTTCAACCGTAAGTGTTGTTGTTGAAACAGCACCACCACCGCCGCCGCCACTGGGCAATACAAACTGGCTCTTGATTGTATCTACGTTGTCCTTTGTTTCTGTGAGCGTAAAAACATAAGCACTTTGGTCGTTTTGAGAAATTGCGGCACTATATGTATAACCTTCAACATCAAGATTGTCAAGGTCACTTGCGACCCTATCTACTGTTCTACTTAAAGAAGATATATTGGTTTGATTAGTCTGCACATCTGCCGCAACACCATCTATTCTATCACTTATCCCAGCAAGTAGAGTATCTAATTCATCGCTTGTATAGGTTTCAGTACCGATTGAATGAAATTGCCCATTAATAAAGCGATAATGGACATAGACTCCGGATTCATTAAGAACATAATAATCAGTGTATTCATCTCCAGTTGCCGGCAGCGAAGAACTTACTTTTGCTATTGAACCAGCAACAACTTGCCACACTCCATCTATCCACTTATAAAAAAGACAGCCTGAATTAGTCCGCAAAATGTAGTCCACATCAGAATCACCTGCTTGTGGCAGCGTTGTTACAACTTGGGTTGTTGAACTGCCAAACACATCCCACTTAGAAAGACCTGTAGTTGCATCGGTAATCCACCAATACTTGTCATATCCCGCTCCAGAATTTTTTGGTACAAGATAAAATGTCATTGATTCTCCTATTTGAGGAAGCTCATCAACAATGGTAACTGTAAACGCTTTGTAATCACGCAATAACTGCCTTGCATAAGCGTTAGAATCTGTTTCTGATATTGTGATAGCTCCTCTAACGGCATCTCCTAAGTTGGCATAAATATGGGTACTATCCAATCTATATGCCCCTTGAACCTCTGTTTGCAAATTTGATAAATCATCAGCAACCAAATCAACTTGTCCTTTTGCATAAGCACGTATGTCGCTTGCATCAGAATCTTGTAATGCCGAATCCGCTTTTTGAAGTGTTGCTTCAAAATTACTGTCCACCTTTGACCGTGTGATACTTCCATCCGCAATACTCATATTCGCTAATGTGCCATTAGAAATATAATCGGCAATCTCTTGTTGAACTGACTCTTGAATTGCACTTGCAACTACTTCATTGTTCGCAAGTTGGTCAACTTTTGATTCTAATTCTGCTACCTTGGATTTGTCTGCTTTTAATAATAGGGCAGAGGCGTTTGCTTGTTCGGCTGCTCTTGCAGTTGAAATTTCGCTTTGTAAATCCGCCTGATTTGCCTTGGTGTTGATTTGTTGCTGTAAAGCCGAATCAGCCTCGGAATAATCAGCTCTAAATTGGTTTTTCCATGTGCTTAACGAATGGACTTCTGTTGCCAACTGTTCATACAATGATAATGTTATTTCCGTAGAGTTAGCGTCTGCGGTAAAATTGTTTTCAGATATTTCTAATGTTAAATAATCTGTTGTAGCTCGTTTGTTTTCATAGCTGCCATAAAGTGTAAGCGTACAAGTACCTACTGAGATTTCCGGTGGAAGATATGCACCCTTATCTTCATCTAAAAGCTGATTGTAAGATTCTCCATTTTGAGTGAACTGAGCAAAAGTCAAAAGGTTTTCCCAGTCACTATCAAGGTTAAAAACAAATCTAATAAACTCTTGCGTTCCTGCAATGAATTTAGTTAGACTTGTAGCAGTATGTAGTCTTTGATTAACTACATCAACTAAAATATCCATACATCCTCCTAAATTAAACTTAATAAAATAATTTCAACTACATTCCACTATATATTGTGATATAGCAAATAAACAACACAATATATAGTGGCGAAATGTGGATAAAACTACACTTTTATTTACTAATCATCTAATTTGCCAACTACTTTCAATTTGCGCACCTTGATAACCAATGTTTTGACATAACCATTGCCGTGAAAAATGCCTACATATTCTTCGTACATTTCCTCTAACGAGCGCAATTTGTTTATGGAGATTTGACCTTTTTCCAGAGCTTCCTCACAAGTATGTACAATGGTGTGTCTTATTTGTTTGAGATTAACCTCTTTCTGCTCGTCAAGTGATTCTTTAATTTCTTGAAGTGTATTGTTTATGTCTTTTAAAGTGTTGTCGTGGCTTTCGATGACGCTTTCTTGTTTTTCAGTTTTATCCTTTGCTTGTTTATATTTTTCAAATAACTGGTATGTCTTTACCGTTCCAGTACAAAAGAACGCTATGATAGCGAAGATAACAGTTATCCACGCTATCGCCGTTCCTATTGAAATGCTGGACAGTAAATCCCAGACAGACTTAGTGTCCATTGACTACACCTCAAACTTTCTTCGTGTAGTCGCTTGCAATGTAGCCAGCCCCCGATTTTAATTTCAGCCATTTAGTAGCACCCGTTCCGGTAGCTTCACCAACAATAGTGTAAACACCCTTGTCTGTAATAGTTCCTGTAATAGCATAATTTGTGCCAGCACCCTTGCGGATGTTTAATGCACTTGCTGTAACTCTAACTTTATATTCTGTGAACTTATTTGTCGTAGTAGTTGATGTTGCTGCTGCCTTTGCCAAAGAAATATATTTCTTGTTGATTGCACTCATAATAGAATTTTGCCCATCCTTAGATTTGTCAATAACAACTCTATCGCCACTAATGGATTTTACAATCCAAGTTTTAGCTTTAACCCAAGAGGGGATAGCTTTGCCGTCATAATATGTAGCATTACTTGCAATCTTTACAGCCGAACCAGCTTTGATAGTCGTGCTATTCGTGGAAGTAGTCTGCTTATTAGTTACAGTAACCGTAGAAGTTTTACTGCTCGTAGTTGTATTTGTGGTAGAAGTTGTACTGCCAATACGCTTCTTGAAATCGAGCCACTTGTTCTCGTTACTGCCATTATATGTATTCCAACCAAGAACGCCCGGACAAACTTTTCCAGAAACATCATAGTGACGAATAACGTGAGCGGCATCAACATTGTATTTTGCCATAAGATACTTAGTTAGTTCAACGGCATTGGTTACTTCGCTATCTGTAAAATACCATTTAGGCGAGTTCCACGGGTCACTTGCGCTATAATTATTATTATTGGAGCAGATTTCTATACCGATTGAGTTGGCGTTTGTACAAACCCCATAATACTTTCCACCACCTGTTCCGCTATTGTAGCCATCGCCGCAATGCCAACATAAATAGTTGTTTAAATCGGGGTTATATTGTACGATTGTTGCATCGTCTACGGCAAAATCAGCAGAACCCTCGTAAGGGGATGTTGCCCAAAAGTTTGCTGTGTTTACTGCCGAGCCTGCTCTTGAAGTTGAACCCGCCGTATAGTGAATTACTATGTATTTGATGTTTCTATTTGGGCAATAATTTACCTTGTTATAGCTTGTCTGCTTTTTAATTGTGATACTCATAATTTACCTCACTTTCTGTCAATATCGGATATGGTTGTTTTTAATCTTGCTACCGAATTTTCAATTAGTTTATCAATCCAGTCAAGAATTTCCTCTTGTTCGATAACTTTGTTGAGTTCAGGGTGTTTTTCGTAAATCGTTTGAATAACGTAAGACCTTTTGAGATGTCCAGCTTTTTCATAGTCGGCAAATTTTAATTCAGCTTCGGCAACAATGGCATCTATGCTAACTGCAATTATGTATTTTGCAGCCGCAACTTTTTCTTCTTTGCTAAGTATTAGCAATTCTTCGACCGTGTAAATAACAACAGCCACAGAAATTACAATGACAAACCAATTCTCACGAATAAACTCAAATATCTTTACTCCCATATTCAAGCCTCCTTTCAACCAACTTCATCATCTGCATTTGTGTTAATACAATTCTCAATTTTCTCTTTCTCAAATTTTAGTTTTTCTTCTGACTTTTTGCCGTGATATGCCTTAACGCAGTAAATCATATAAACAAGTATTTGTGCGGCAATATCAGTAATTAAAACATTTAAATATGATAAATCCCCAAAATGCCAAATTGCCGCCATTGTAAAAACTACAATGGCGGTCAATAGAATTAAGAGATATATTGCTAAGACTTTACTAAATTCAATCTTGCTTTTCATTGGATTCACCTTTTTCAAGCTTAGAAATGCGATTATGTAATTGAATATTTTCAATCGCAAGTTCCGATACCTTCTGTTGTTTAATCTCTAATAGCATTTCCAAAAGCACACTTTCATAAAGTTGAGAAGGCAATTCGCCCTCACTAATAATTTTGTTAAGTGTACTTGTTAATTGCATTTTTGCCGCAGAAAGGGCGGCAGAAATAGACTGATTCATATATTTCCCCTTTTCTTTTCTTCTCATTTATTTAATAAAATAATTTCTTCTTTTGTTTTCGGAGGCTTGACTGGCTGTTGAGGTTTATTGTTTAATATAGACGAAGCAAATGCACGTTTATCTTTGTCAGATAAAATATCTGTCCACCCATTTTTATTTTTCTGCTTTTTACCACCACAAAGAACATATAACTCTTGGATGGATTTTACTAAAAACGGAATGAACCTATCTACTTTGATTGATAGCATTCCTGTTTCTGGATTCTCGTGTACCAATTCAGGTATAACTTCTTTCAACTGCTGTGCAATAATACCCACACTGGTATGAGAGCCATCGGAAAGCCAATCAAATTCTTTTAACTCTATATCGGATAGAAGTGAAAGGGCATTTGTTCTACTATCCACAATATTTGTTTTAAGTCGCGCATCCGAGCCTGATGTTACTGTTCCAGTAACGGTTACATCTGTATTGATGCTGACTCCACTACCACCAATGCTTATGCTTTTGCTACCATATCCAGTTAGTGTTAAAGCCTTATCTGATGTGCCTACTATTTGTAATGCACCACCACTATTAAATCCAATATACGAACTTGATGCAGAATTGAGATATAGCGTATTACCATTCATTTGAACATTGTCGCGGAAATAAACATCGTCATCAAAATAAAATCCTCGTGAGTAACTACTCCCGCTTGTAAATGTAACACCCTCTCTAAAATAAGTAAATTTAATGCCATATCCATCAGACACGTCATCTCTCGCCGCCCAAGTCATATATTGAGCATAAGGCTCTAAATCAAAAACTAATCCCCTTACTGAGTGATTGGCATGGTCTGTTCCCATTGTGTTAGTACCAATTTTTCCAAGCTGTAGCCCTTCGTAATAATAGAACGCACCATTTCTATTCGTTCTCATATTAAATCGACTACCAAGTCCATCTACTTTTCTCCAATTAACACCATCAGACAAATACACATCGTTGTTGCTTAGATTTTGATAGTATTTCCCCGCATAGTTGCTTGCAGAATAACCCGTACTCTCAGGTGTTCCAAGCACCTGCAACGAATACGCCGCAGAAGAATTGTAATCATAATAGCTTAACCCATCACTATTTAATCTCATAAGTAGGTGGGACACTCCCTGCGATGTACCGTCATAAATATTTAATGCAGCGTTTGCAAAAGAAACATATTTTGAAATTTTATTCCAAGCTATCCTAACATCTTCTGGCGTTTGCTGAATAATAGTATGTACATCCGCAGAGCCTACCTTTGAAGTAATTGCATTTGCATTTGCGGTAATTTGGGATTGCCAACTACCACTTATAACACTTAATGGGTTGCCATAAGTAGACCAACTACTACCATTAGATTTATAAATCTGTCCGTTAGATTGATTCAAGTAGTATTGATTGTTATATGTTGATGCAGAAGGATTACTTGCTGTGGGCGCACCATATCCGAACACAGAAATTACACCGCTAAAACTTGATAGATTGTATTGGCTTACAGATGTTGATACATTCATTTTGATTTGGTCTGCTGTTTGTGAGATTTCAGAAATAGAATCGTCAAGTACATCTGATAATAAAGTCAATGTTGCTGAATTACTCCAAGAACTACCATTTGATAAATATAATTTACCATTATTCTGATTCAGATAGTATTTTCCATTATAACTTGAAGCAGCATAACCATTGTCGGCAGGAGTACCATATCCGTATAATGTAATTGTGTAACCAGATTCATCGTACTTATGCAATGCTTTACTAACTGTACTTTTTATTTCTTTTGCTGTTTGCGTAATCTGAGAATTAAGATTGTCAGTAATAAGACTTAGTGTTGCGGGATTGTTCCACGCACTTCCGTTTGACAAGTACAGTTTTCCTGTCTTTTGGTCTAAATAGTATTTTCCATTATAACTTGAAGCAGCATAACCATTGTCGGCAGGAGTACCATATCCGTATAATGTAATTGTGTAACCAGAAGTGTCATACTTGCTAACAGCAGAACTTACCGTACTTGTAATAGAGTTTGCAGTCTGGTCAATCCGTGAATAAATGCTTGAATCTGCTCTTGTTAAATTTGCTTTCCACCACCAAGCATAATTAGTGGTGCTGCCAGATTCTAATTTTGACTCATAAACGTGACCCGTCAAATCATTAAGATAAAATTCTCCGATATGTTCTCCCGCTATATAGTCACCAATAGCAGAATGGTCGTTACCTCTATCAATAGTTCCAATCAGATTTATTGTATAACCAAGAGAAGAAATATCCCAGCCAGATGTGGCTTTAACCGTACTCGCTATGTTAGACGCAGTTTGTCTAATAGATGATTCCAACGCAGTCTTTTTGCTATTTGAATCTGTTTTTGTTTCGTATGTTGCACTAACTGTACTTGTGATACTTTCTGCTGTTTGGGAAATGGAGCTTTCTATCAACCCACCATCAGCCAGCTCATCTGTTATATGTGTTGTAATTTTCCCATCTACCATTTCTACCATAGTCGAATTACCGCTTTGCCCATCAATGTCGATTTTCACGCCACCATTGATTGTGACAAAACCATTTGAGTCAATGTAGAACATATCTTTAAAAGATTTAACGCCATTATTGACCGTCTTACGCCGGATAGTAAAAACAGACTGAGGGTCATCGCTGCCAGTTCCGTCAGTCGTTAAAGTGAAACCGTTTTCATCCATAGTAATACTATTTTTAGTGTTGTAAATACCGACATTCTTTCCTAAAATAACATTACCAACTATCGTATCGGCAATAACACCATAAGCCTCTTGGTATTCACCGTCGCCATTGTTAGCCGCAGGGTTGAAGAATGTGAAGTTGCCGATGCCTGCCTTTGCCGTTCTCCAACCATTGTCTGTGATATATACACCTTTGTTGATTAGTTTTACTTGCTTGTCACTATAAGAATCAGTTAAGGCATCGTATTCTCGGCAAATCAGTCCGTGCTTATCCCAAGACACCTCTTGATTGTCAGCTTTGTCAACAATTTTGGTTGTGGTCAAGGATAAACCATCGTCCACCCAATTTTCAACCATTGCTGAATTTTTGTCGGCTCTACGGGCTTGCCTTGACACAGAATTATAGCTTGTTGCCATACTTGATGCTTGATTTAAAACACTCTTAACCTCGTTACCATTATCTAAGGCAATATCAGAGAAAGTTATATCAATATTTTCAAGATTCTCAAAGTCAATCTGATAATCCACTAAACGCAACTTGAATAGTTTTCCGTCTACTTTTATTCTTAGCCAATTTCCAACTGTAAAATTTTTAACTATTGGAGCAAATTCTTTCATTACCAAAAGATTTCTTAGTGTGGCATCAATAGTGTGTTGCTTAGTGGCAGACTTTTCAATTTCTTCTTTTGCAGTTTCAATAAATTCCATTGCCCTTGTAAACAACTCATTGTTGCCCAAGCCGTCCGAAACATAGTTTGTGTTGGAATATGTATCTTCTCTGCGATATGCTACAAATTCTTTCCAAAGCGAATCACCCAAGTATTTTTGAAAATCCAAATTAGATTGTATGGCATCTCTTTCTCTTTCTAATAGGACTTGCATACCTTCTTCGACCAATCCGCCATCGGAATCATATTTTCCTGCCACTACATATATTTCGTCTTGCCTAACATCCATTTCAGATTGAATATAACCCAATTTGTTGTAATAGGGAAGATAGATTTTTTTATATAAAGTAGATTCTGTATTATTGTTGTCAGCCACACCTTGCTGAATTAACACGTCAATACAACCTTGACAGGCATCGTGAAAAGCCTTTAATCGTTGTAGAGAATATTCTTTTAGCTTACCTTTAAATTGACTATCATCAAGTTCAAACAATTTATCAATACTGGCGATAGTATCTTCTCTTGTGTTTGCCAATGCAACTTTCAATTTCTGTTGAATAAAATTTGAGTAATCTGAACTAATCGTAATGCCTCTTAGAGAAATAGTATATGTATCTTCTTCATCTGAGTAATTTGTTACTTTAATATCGCCTTTCCAAGTTGAAGAACCTGTTGCCGAATATGTGAAAGTTGCGGTTTCATCAACAATTTTTGTTTGGTATCTTATATCAATGATTGCTTTTGCCATAGCCAGAATTGCCGATGATACGGTTGCAACAGATGTTGTGCCAGATAAATTCTGTACCGCTGTATTCTTTAAACTTTGGAATGTTAGTTTTTCGGCTTCCTTTTTTGCGGTCGTGTCAGACATAGCAACCGTTGGCATTAGACTGTTATTAAGGTAATAATAGAAATCCACCGTATTATAATAGGCTTCCATTATGCTTGGATAACCTACTAATGGAGATTCGATTTTTTGATAATCAGTAGAATAAGTAGAATACTTATCTACAAGGTTGTTGTATTTAGTCCTTAAAGTAGCATTGCTTGTTATTTTACTACTAATCTTTTGAGCATCTGTTTCCGAAAGACCTGTAGTTGATGGTGCAAAAGGGTCGTATGTATTTTGGTAATAATCATAGAAATCATTATATGATTGCAACCGTTCAACAAGCTCGTCTGACATATCCGATTTTAATTCATCAGAAATATACCATATATAACCGCTACCGTTTGGATTGCAGTTCCTTATGGTTGCGGTCATTAAGTCATCGCCGCCCTCTAAGCGAAAACAGTTTTTTACAGCTCCAGTATCTATTGAATAGTGTATATTATCTGCCAAAACATCGGTAGTTAATAAAATGTTGGTATCTTTGCCATAGTCCTTCAAGTCATAAACATAGATGTTTCGCTGTATTCCGTGATTATCTTCACCTTTGCATTCGACCTCAAATACGCATTCTATTTCTTCTGCAATTTCTTGAAAAGCATCGTATATACTCTTGTCATCAAAAGTAAATGTGCGTTGAATATTGCTAATAGAAGAATCAACGTGCGCTATCGTGTAATGCGGTACTTTCTCTGTGATACGATGTAAAAGTGAAGCATTCGGATTGTCTGGTTTATATAAAACAGTCGGCTCATAATCCTCTCGTGCAATGTCATTTTCCGTGTTAATTTCAGTATTATATAAATTGATTTGTGACAATTCTGCTTCGCCCAACGAAACAGCTGTTATTTCTTTTATAGTTGTTTCTTCTTCGTCTATGCTAACAGTTATCTCAAAAAAACTATTCCATTCTTTAACCCATACAAGTTTAAAATCGGTAATAGCAGACCACAAGTTGGAGTTATGATTTGCTTCCGAATAGTCGCTCTTGTAAACAGAAAAAGACATCTCCATCGAATTTCTTATAGCATCTTTTGCAATAAGATTGTGGTAAATAATACCGCCAAGTTTTTCGCCGTTTCTTGTAGCCAACACAAGTGTTGGAGAGATTACATTGTACGATGAATCAAAATCAATTTTTATTGCCACATCACACACCCTCCTTTCTTATGGTAAATCTTTAACTATGGGCGTATAAACAATAGTGATACTACATATCTGGCTAACGGTTATGTTATTATAGCGCTGCACTTGTCCATCTTTTATTCTTACTCCCAAACGAGGGAACTCCCAATTAAAATCATTATTTATTTTATGACTTGCTACATCTGAACTAATTGTTTGAGTTGCACCGTTTATTTCAATGTTCTCTCCAAGTTGACAGTTCTTAATAACCGTTTCGCAATGCTCCATTTCGTTGAATATGCGTAACTCTCCACTTGCTAAACAATGAATATTAACGGTAGGGTAGAGGTAGCCAATTTCGTTTGATTTGTTGGGTACTTTCCACACCGCCTTATCGCTGCCATATGTATGACTTTCTGTATAAGTATCACCAAAACCAAATGGTTTGTCTGTTTCCATTGTCAGTCTTGCCCCGCAAATTTTGTCGCCGACAATTATCTTATCTACATTAAAACTTGCATTATACCAACAAACAGTATCTTTATTGTCAATAATTCTGAACGGCAGAAATTCTCTACGATTTAACCATTGTACTATCTCTCTAAATTCTTCTGTTGATAACCCCATATCACTTTTGTCGAAATTTTCATCATCTTTACATATATCAAAGGTTGCAGTAACACATTCCTCATAGGTTGCGCTTGCAAGAGTATAAATTCGTCCGCCATCTCTTTTGACTTTATTGAATGTAATATTAGAACCAATATCAACCACATTTACTCCGTTTGGCGCGTCAAAATCACATACAATATACCCTTTTGAAGAAAGTTGGATATTGTCATAAATAAAGTCTGTTGCAAACATCGAATCACCTCCTGCTATTTTTAAATATCCGTTTTTATTTGTTCAATAAGTTCTTTAACAGCCTTTTCGTAATGTTCTTTTGTTCGTGTCATAAGCTGTAATATTGTCTTATACTGCTCCTGCAATTCCTTTAAATTTTCGGCGCATTCTTTATAATTTCTTTTTGCCGTTTCACATTCTTCTCTTGTTTCGGCTAACTCTTTATTCCTTATATCATTTATCGCATACAGGTTATCAATTTCTTTGTTAAGCGAATTATTTTCATCTTCAAGGTCTTTAATTTGCCGAGAAAGGTCTTGCAATCGCTGCCTTTGTTGTTTGATTTTTCTATCTTGATTCATTTTTATTTCCTTTCGGATAAGTAAAGTGCGGAAACACGATAATGTATCTCCGCACTTTTAGTTACCACCTATATTTATTTTTGCTCATATCGCTACCATAACCTAATTGACTCATATTCATATCTTGTATTACTTTTCCAAACTTTTTATCGTTTCGCATTTTATTAACTATATCATTATAATCAAGCACACGCTCAATCGCAAAGTTATTAGTAATGCTAACATCTTGACTCATTGTTGGACTACTCATACCCGATGCAAAAGATGGCAACTTTATTAATTGAAGCGGTGGTGCTTCGATGCCCGCATAACCACTCATAAAATCAAGTGTTTGACTTCTTTCCATCTCGCGTAATGTATCGTTGAAATTGATAAAATTCTTTGTGTCGTTAGCATTTAAAACAAGTTCGGGTTTTTCTTTCGTTCCGTGAAGCATTGCTAATCCTGGGGTATCATTTAGTCCACCCGTACTAAACGCTTTTACCTTGACTTTATCTTCAAGTCCAATACCCATCCTTAATATCATTAGTGAATCTGCGCTATCAATCTGACCATCACCATTAACATCTGCAAGAGCTTTTTCACTCTCCGTTAATCTCTCCAGAGCAACAGCGCCTCTCAACACCTTTAATGCATCGGCAGAGTCAACATTATCATCCAAATTAACATCTCCCATATAAGGAGTAGCTGCTTCTTCTGCACGTTCTTGTATCTTCTCAACAAAATCTTTAATATCCTTTAAAGTATCATTTGCCGTGCTTAGATTAGAATTTATATTGCTATCATTCCCATCAATATCGGACACACCATTGGTTATACCCGTAGTAATATCTCCAACAATATCGTTTTTGTCATTGGTCATATCACCGCGCATTTTTACATAATCTTCATCGGCTTTTTCTACGAGCGTTTGACCGCCGGCTACGCCAATGTCGCCCCACACCTTGTTGATACCTTGGGTGGTATTATTTGTAGCAAGTACAATTTCGCCCTCTTGCGTATTCAAGAAGTCCTGACGAGTGTTCAGTCCTTCTCCAAAAGTCGCCCACGAATTAGAGGTATCTAATAGTGCTTGCTCAGTTATTTGTTGGTCTGCTACGTGAGTTGCGTTCCACGCTTCAATGTTTTTTGCCGCTTGTTCCCAAGTGTTTTTCATACCATCTGAAAGCGGAACGCCAACCGCATTAGCCACTTCGGTGAGAGATTCGTGGATTGCACCAGGGACACTATTAACAGAATTTTTCAAGTCATTAAGAAGTGCGTTTCTATCATCAAGCCTACTATTTAAAAACGCTTCATATTCGTCATAAAGGCTATCTAATAGCTTCTTTTGGTCTGTCACCATACGACTATATTCTGTATCGTTAAGGTCTTTTTGTGCATCGGTTATGTCCACCTGCAACTTTTGAACGATGGCTTTTGTTTCCTCTGAGGTATCGCCAGCATAAGCAGAAATTTGTTTCTGCAAGTCGGTAATTTTCTTCGTCTTGTCGGAAATCTGATTGGAATAGTCATACAAGTCTTTTGCTTGGTCTATACCATCTTTGTATGTTTGAATAAGCTCTTTTAATTTGTTGAGTTCCAATTTAATGCCATTTTCAGCAAGAGAAATCATTGCTTTTTCTTCGTTCTCAATGGCGATAACAGCCTCGCGACGATTTTGAACCAGCTCTTGTCTGTACTTCAAATAATCTATATTATATGGGTCAAGTCTATACCGTTCGTCAACACGAGCAATTTCTTCATCATAACCCCTTTTTAGCGTGCTATTAACATCAACATTGTAATTGTGAAGTCCAAGCGTTGCAAGCCCGGCATCTGTGAGCGTTCCTTTTTTGTTGTGCAAATCGGTAAAGCTCATTAGATTTATAAAGAAGTCGCTCTCATCCTGCTGTTGCGAAATCATACTTTGCTGCAAAGCAAATTTATCTTCGTCAACTTGCTCCATAGCCTTAAAGAGTTTTTCGGCTTCTATTCTCGAATCGTACATAGCTTCTTTAACGGCATTGATACTATTGGTTAGTTCATACCATTTTGCACTATATTTCTCAATTTCGCCAGTTGCCATTATTCTTGCATATTCGTCCTCCAAGGAAATAAGTTCTTCTCTCAAAAGCGAATAATTCTTTTGCTGTAATTCGGCTTGCTTGTTTAAAAGCGTACTGCTTGTTACATAGCCACGTGTTTCCATAGAAGTCGCTCGTTTACTATACATATTTGCGGTATGCTCATATAGCGACAACTGATTTTTATAGTTGTCTTGCATATAGTTGAACTCATCCAGGTATAGCTGCTTTTGTTCTACACGGGTTGCGGCAATGCTTCGCTTAGTATCATCAATAGCACTGCGCATTTTGTACCATGCTTCTGAGCCTTCCTCTATTCTGCCGGAATCCATAGCTTTAGCAAATTCATCTTCAAGCTCGGCAAGCTCATCCTCTTGTGCTGTCAATGTTTTCTTCGATATTTCCCGCATTTCTTTGTAGTAATTAGTGGTTGCGGTAAAATTCTTTTCGTTGGCATCGTTAAGACTCTGATAAGAGTCTATCTGGTTTTTATAATTATTTTCAATATATTCAAATTGCTCTGTATACAACTTGGCAAGTTCTACATTAGTTGAAGCTATTTCCTTTTTGACATCATTGATGTCTTTCCGCATTTCTTGCCATGCTTCCGAGCCTTCCTCGATTTTACCTTCATTTACTGCTTTTTGTAGTTGAGCTTCGAGTTCTTGCGCTTCCTTTGTTAGTAAACCTAAATTCCCTTGATAAATATTGCGCATATCATCAAAGTAAGTTGTGCTTTGAGTATATGTTTTTTCGTTTGAATCTTGCAAATATTCATTGAGGTCAATTTGATTATCATAATTACTCTTTATATTATCAAACTCATCTTTGTAAAGTTGAGATAAGTCATTGTTTAACCCTTGAATCGTGTCACGAGCATCGAGATACTTTTCGTACCATTTCTTGTATTCCTCGTAGCCCTCGTGTAATTCATCAAGGTTGGTTAAATAAATAAAACCAATATTGCCTTCTTCTATAGACTTTACCCAGTCAGGGTCTAATCCGTATTTGTCAATTTGTTTGCGAGCTTCTTCAAGGTATCGTTTTGCTGCGGCTTCTTGTGTTCCAATTTCATCGGTTATATTTCCAATTTGTTTTGTGATATTGTCACCTCTATCACTCCACAAACTAAATACGTCACTAATTGCATCCTTAACGGCGTCGATTTTTCGGTGTATTCTGTCAAGTAAAATCTCTACGCGGTCTATGTATTTAAAGCTATCATCGGCATTATAATCATCTACATCTGGAATGACATTTGAAACTTCCTCTGCCGTAGCTTCTTCGACTTGTTGTTCAATAGTAGTTCTTCGTCTGCTGGCTGTTCCAGTGCTGCCGCCACCACTTGCATATGGAGTTCCGTTTGCATAGGCTGTGCCGTTTGCATATACCACTCCACGCTTTTTGCCATTTGTTATTTTACCATTCTCCAAAAGTTGTCTTGACTGTTCAGCGTTAAATACAATATCGTTCTTCTTGAAATGGAAGAACTCTGCACCATTTTCTCCGATTGTAAAGAAATGACCATCTCGTACAACTATTTCAGTGCCGACCTCAGATGCCAACGCAACTTCATCTTTCTTGACTCCCCAATCTCCACTTTGATATGCAGACCCCCACACAAATGCTGTTCCTCTTGCATGAGCTGTGCCTTGCGCTCTGCCAGAACCATCTATGTCACCATCAATATATTCTGTTCTAATAGTAATAACTTTGGTATCAAATTGGAATGAATCCAGATTACGCATATTTCCCATTGCGGCAGAATAACCGCTCATCTTTACCTTAAACGGCTTGTCGTGAATCGTGAATTTCTCGACCTCATTAAGGTCATCTATCGTATCATCGGAGTTGGTAAGCAATTCAATGGTCTTTGGGTCAATTCCTGCGATGGTTTTCTTTACGGTATCAATATCTCCGTCTTTTAGTTTAACCCCGGCAGTCACATTAGTGTTGGCAATATTTGTAATAGATTTAGAAACATCTTCTCCATCAATACCTATTTTTGTTTTTATCTCTTTGGGTAGACCATTAAGAGTATTAGACACATTAACCAACTGTGTTTGTGTATTAGTGGTATCTAAACCGAGCGATTTTTGTGTTTCTAATTGTACAGACAAAGTAATAAATTGTTGTAATAACTCGATAGCATTTGCAAGCTGTACGTCCGTGGAGTCTAATGCCTCTGTATCAATAGACATTATAGCAGGAGCAGTCAATTCGGCTTTTTGCTGAATTAGTGCCGTTAAAACAATGGTAGCTTCTTCTGCACCATTTACCGAGATGTCGATTTTGCCATCTTTTCCTAAAAAGTTGTCCTTTATAAGGTTTCCGATATTTTCAATATACTGATTAACATCTTTTAAATTATTGGAGTTTAAATAAATATTACCCAGATTATATTTGTTTTTGGAATCATCTATTTTTGTTAAAAGACCCGACAGAGCTTCCTCCGCATCTTTCGCATCAATAACTAAATCACCGAACATTGATTCTTCGGTAAAGTCCCCGGTTATATCTTTTAATGCTTGTTGCATCCAATCAACAAACTCAGTTGATACACCTAAATACTTCGCAACAGCTTCTGCTTTGTCACCAGTTAAATCCCACCAATATGTTCCATCAGAAAGAATTTTTACATAATCCTCTCCTAATCCTTCCTTGATAGCATCAAGAAAATTGAATACTCCATCAGACACCAGATTTCCATCGTCATCTGTAACAAAGAAATCTTTGATTGAAAAATTTGTATTACCTATTTTTTCTCCCAACTTATCATAATCCGCCACATTATCATTTGTGCGAACGTCTGGATTTAGTAATAGGTCTAAATAAGTGTCAACCTCATCTTTGTATGCCCAGCCTTGCTCGATTAGTTCCCCAATTTTATCATAACCAGACTGAATGTTGCTATATGGGTCACTGGGATTGCTTGAACTCATTGCCGCTTGCCAAGCATTATAATAAGAGGCTAATGCTTGGTATTGTGAGGCTAATCTTGTAGCATCATCTATTTGAGCAGCAATGTTTGCCCGTTGATTATACAACTCAGCATATTTCGTTGCATCGGTCGTTCCTCGCATTTCGTCCGTTAATTCCTTGTATTTCTTTTTCAAGGAATCTATTTGCTTGATTTGCTGTTCTTTCTTCTGACTATTATATGCTTTTTCAAGCTCACGAGCGGACTTAACATTAACACGAATGCCTGTTGAAGTTTTAGTGTAAAGATTAGATAAAGCAGCTTCGTGACCTTCTACGTCTTTATATCTTTCGCTTAAATTAGTTAGAGAATCTGCGCTCATACCAGTTGCAGATGCCGACTCGCTAATTGCCGTATTAAAGTTCTTTAAACTTTCCGTTTCGGATTCAAGGTCTATAAGCTGCCCATAAGTATTATTAGCAAAAGCGGATTGGAGTTCTTTCCAAGTTTTAACACCGTAATTAGTGATATAACTATATGCTTGGTTGATTTGCGCAGCGGAAAGCGAGTTTGCTTTATTTGCTCCGCCACCCCAACGAATTTCGCCGTATGAAAATAAGCTATTTAAAACTTTATCCCTTTTCTTTTGCAAATCATCAAGGGTATTATCATATCCTACTGCTTTGGCGATTTCTTCATAAGATTTTCCTAAACCACTTGCAATGGCACTGATTGCCTTTTGCGCATTTGCCATATATGTAGAATAAGAAAGATTGGAGTCTAAACTAAATAAGTCGATATACGCTTGCTGCACTTCGTCAGAAGCCTCAGAAATTGGAACAATGATGCTATCTATAATATACTGCGACGCTTCTTCCCAAGTATCAAAGTCGAGTTCAGCAAAATCCACATTGTTTACCATCATCTGAACAATGGACTGCATTTCATCGCTTAATGCCTGATAGGTGGTATCAGTAGACAACCAAGACGTGAGCGCTTGCGTTAAACCTGCCCAATTCGATTTGTTCTTATTAATGCTCGACTCAACAAGACCACTATATTTTTCAATATCCCTATATGAATCATCAAAATATTTATTTAACGATGTATCGGCAAGTAAAGCCTCTTTTACGCTACTCTCAATTTGAGAAGTCATATTTGAAATTTCACTTGCACTCATATTACTAAAGGAATTGATTTTATATCTTATACCATCTAAGTTGTCTGCATATTGATAGGCAATACCTAAATCATCTAATACAGATAGATATATTTGCTCAACTTTTTCAAGCTCTTCCAATGTATCAACAGGCGCACGAACTGTTAGCATATTTCCATTGATAAATCCACCATTTATCCCTTCCCATGCGGAAAGTGTACCCTGAATTTCATCTTGATACATTTTTGCATCAGCTTGATATTCTCTTGATTTTTGGATAGTTCCTGCGTACAAATCGGGAAGTTGCTCGGCAATATTTTGGTTGGCAACCTGGCGTTGAACATCTACAAGATTCTTTAGACTACCAACAATAGTGTCTACATCTCCACTTAAATTTACAATGGCATTTCCATTCTCGTCATAATGTCTTGTTAAGGAAGGAAATAATTCTGCCAACTGATTACTTAAATTCAAAAATTCAGAATATTCATCTGTGGTTAAAGAAATATTCTTTCCAGTTAGCGAATCTACTCCTTGTGCTAATTCTGCAAATCTTTTTCCAATGTTATCCACAGTTTCTGTCGTTTTTTGAAATGCATCGCTAACTTCTTGTATTGAGTTTGCTGCTTCCTCAGATTTTTCTTTAATTTCAGTGGCAACGTTATCTATATGGGCTTTTACTCGCGAAATAACGGTAATAGCTGTAAGAGCAACTGTGATAATGGCAGTTATAGGGTTGCTCATCATTGCAATACCCACGCCCTTAATAGCTGTCTTTAAACTATTAAATGCTCCTGCCAAGCTAAATGTGGTTACGGTAGCTCCAACATTTGCAGCACTCGATGTATTGGTTGCCAGTGCTTTTTCTAACTCTGCATCTGTGAGCTGCCGTCCGGCTATAAGCTGTAACCTTTCTGCTTCTGTTAGAGCAGTAGTCGATAATGCTGCCGCAAAATCTGCGTTTGACATATTTTGGGTAGCAATTCTTACTATGTCAATACTGTTTGCACCTTGAAGTCCCAGAGTTTTTAATTGCAAATCAACAAGGAGGAATCATATTGACATAAATGCTTAAATATATTAAAATAGTATAAAAGGGTGGTGATAGTATGAAAAGATGTCCGAATTGCAACGAGTGGATTGGCGACAATGCAGATGTTTGCTTTAATTGTAATTATGACTATAACTACAGAAAGGTTATATCTCCTGCTACAATCAAACGTCGCGAACAACAAAGAACAACAAGATTAGAACAACAAAGTATTGATAACAGACAAAGAGAGAACATTCATAGAAATTTCCAATTAGCACAAGACTCATCTCTTGCGAAAAAACTTGAAATAAATGACCTTTACGAATATGATGTTGTCGTTATTCGTGATAAACCCACTGGAGAAATAGATACTGCCACTTTATGTTACGAGTTAAAAAGACGCGGACAGGAAGGCTGGCGTTTAGTAAACACTTTTACAAATAAATTGGGTGTTAATGCCGCATCTATTGCTGGCTTTGGCTCAAATGCAACTATCGAAGAAACAATTTTAATTTTTGAGAGGTGCGTAAAAAGGTTTCGCTAAAAATAGAATCTTATAATTACTCAATGTCATCTCTATGATTCATAAGTCGCCAACCAAACGGGATTACTCCAAATTCGATTTCATAATCCATAGCTTTTTCAAGAGAAATATCGCTATCGCCTTTTTCTTCTTTTAGTTTGGCAATATATTCTTCCCATTTGTCTAAAATTTTGATGTACACTTGTGCATGGTATTTGTTATCCATATATATCCCTTCTATTTCAAATCATAAGGCTGTAGTCGCGTGGCTACAGCTTTTTTATATGTGTTCTGTCATCTCTTTAATTATCTCTTGAAATTTCTCGTCATTTTTCATATCCTCGACAAAACGGTTATAGTCCTTTGTTTCATCGGTGTTCTTTGTAATATACCCACATATCAAGTCTACGACCTTATTTAAGGACTCTTTATTATCTTTAATTTCTTTATTATCGTTCATAATTTTCCCTCCATTAGCATTATTGTGATTGTAGTTTTATATCTTAAAGACATAGTTGTAAACGGGGTCACTACAAACCTTTCCAGCACCTCCACACCAACTTATACAACAAAGCTAAACGTTTCGACGGTGAATTTATTTTTGCACTTTGGAACATACATTAACAGCGAATAAAATATGGCTTTTATTCACTGCAAGGAATAATGCTCTCTGAACGTTCCTACCAGTTAGACCCTTATCCCGACATTGCTTGCGCAACTTTTGACCCTATCGGATTATCTGTACTCCTAAACGGTGGTAGGTTCGCTGCCAGTTCCTAATTATATATCTGTCCGGCATTATTTTTTAGCCGTAGAAATCTCACTCCCGTGTGCATCGGTTTGACTTATTTGCCTTGTTTTTCGGCTACCAATATATGGTGTAGTGAGCATTATAGGTTCAGGCAATTTCTCCTTTTGCTTAGTTTTAGAACTTTACTTCTTATGGAATTGAATGTTGTCGCCATTATGACAATTTCTCCCCCATAATAGACCAATTAAACACTCTGGGAAGTGTATAATGTAACCCTGATGAGTTAATCGAAGTTCTTAATGAATTTGACAATTCCGATAGTTGCTATGGTCGTACCGAATAGACCAAGACTTTCGGTTATTTTGTCGATGGCGGCTAATACGCCTGTTAATAATTCGATGGCTGCTCCTAAATCGCCTCTATCAAAGAGATTCTGGAACACACCAACGCCTGTTTCTTTTAGGGCATTAAGTTTGTATTCAAGCGATTCTTCAATGATGCCCATTTCGTTCATTGCAGAACCAGCACTTTGAGCCATTGTTGTCATTGAGTTTTCTGCGGCTTCAAAGTTATTTAAAATTGACGCAATTACATTTCCTTGTCTCTTGCCTGCAAGTAATTCAAGAAGTTCTGCTTGCTGCTTGTCCGTAAGTTCATCATATATCTCGGATATATCTTTTAATAAATCATAAGTCGATTTATATTCGGTTTTACTTGCATCTGTAAATAGTGAGATACCACCTGGACTTGACGCTGTTTTTGTAACATTTGCGATTTTACCGCTTAGGACTTCGACATCACCTATGTACTCCGAAGTTTCCTCGTCATAGCCGCGGATGCGCATACTTATTGTTTTTAAAGCGTTCAATATCTGTTACTTTCCCTTTCGGTACTGACCGCATAAGCGGCGGTTAGTCATTTCTGGCTAACTCTGCAATTTCATTTAGGTTATAGTTGCAGTTCGGACTGTATCTTCTGTCAATAGCGGAACTCGTTATGTTGCCATAGTGAGTATTACAGTCTCTACGGATTCTTTTTAGATGTTATTGTTCAAAATATGCTTTAACTAAATCTGTATTTAGCTTCAATTCATTATTTTCAATACGATAATTAAAAGATTGATAATTGTTTAATATACCGTGATTATCTATGTATTCTTTAATAATCTTTTCACATAGAACTGGATTGTCATTTATATCCTTTTCCCAAAGATATAAAATTTCAATATCATAATATTTTTTAATATAGGTGTGTTTAGCTTTGTCTTGCCGTATTCTTTTAGCCTGTATTTCATTATAATTATAACCGAATCTTAGGGGTTTCCGTGCCAATAATCTCCCATTACTTCAATTATTAAATTTTGGTTAGGCAAATAGTTATCAACGGCGTAATATTTAAATGAACTTTCATTAATATATGGTATATTTAAATTATCTAATATAGCATTCACATCTCTTTGTGGTTTAGTGTTTGTGTTAATCAATCCATCTTGTAATATTCTGACTGCTCTAAGTCTGGACTCTTTTTTCCAATCTTCGTCTTGCGACCACACCTCTGAATACCATTTTCGTTTGCATTCCACAGAACACAATAAATGTTGCCCATTTTTTATTTTGTGTTGTGGCACTGCATATTCCTTATTACAATATTCACATTTTACGGTTTCTCTATTGTAATGTGGACTTAATTCCCCGATTTGTAGTTTTTGCCATTCGTGCTGGCAATCTACTGAACATAGTTTTTGCTTAGAAAGTTTGCTAACCTCAAACTCCACTCCACATATTTCACATACTCTTTTTTCGGTTTTCTGTTTGTGTTGAAATTCTCGTTGACATTTATTACTACAATAATGATGATTTGCTCTATTATACTGAGTGAATGTTTGTATAACTGATTTACCGCAGTTTTCGCACTCAACCATCAGTTTTTTATCCTGCCATTTTGAATGACATTCTACACTACAAAAATGATGTTTTGATTTTTCGTATTCACTTTTCTTTTTACTTATCTCTTTTCCGCAATTATCGCAATTACATATCACTCTATTTTTCTTCATATTTCACTTCCCTTATTCCGAATTTTATAAATAAACATCTAAAAAAGTCTTTCCTCGGTCTTGCCCTCCGCAGGATTTTAACCGATATAGCTATTTTTATTGTCGGCAACGCTACTTACCGACACTTGCTGCGTCCTGAGTTATTTCTGTTGCAGCCGTACCTATTGCAATAGTTTGTTCCAATGAGTTATTTGCTTCTGCCATAGCCGATGATGACCTTGTTAGGAAATCAACAATATCATTGTTACTTAACGCTTGACTATTACCTATTGCGTTAATTTTACTTGCAATTCCATCAAGCGCATCGTTCGCTTCTATACCATAAGCCTTCATTGTACTAACAAGTCCATTTGTTGCTGTATCAATATCCATTCCAGGAGAAATAGATTTGAATATAGATGAAACTTGCGCCATTGTTTTAGAATCATTCAAAGAGTAACCAAGACGTGACCAGTCCGCTGCACTCTGAATAATTTCTTTTGTTGTTACTCCAAATTCCTTTGCTTGCTCATTAGCATCATAATAAAAATTTGACAATTCCTCGCTCGTAGCTTTTGCCGTTTTCTGCAAGTCCACCAACGCCGTGTCCAAATCAATGACATCGTTAATTCCTTGTCTTAATGTCGCAATCGAGCGATAAATAAGCGTTGATACTCCAAAGTATCTCCCAAGACTTTGAGCAGCTTTTCCGACTGATTGAAAAAATGTTCTTCCTTTAAGTCCAGCAGCTCCGGCAGCGGCATCAATTTGTTTAAAGCTACTTGCAATGCGTTTGTTCTCAGTGGCTAAAACTCCGCCCTTTGCAGCCATAGAGTCTAATTCGGAGATAAGTCCTTTAATGGCTGCACCATAAGTTTTTGCGGCTTTTGTGTTTTTAGTAAGCCAAGCCTCCATTTTGCTTTTAAGAATGGAGACATCTGCCGCACTTGCATATTGGGCAGCTTCTTGCTTTAATGCCTTAAATTCGCTTTTGGCAACAGAAAGTGTGTTTAAATAAGATTCTAACTGAGAAGAATTAGTTACCCCGTTTAGAATATCTCTTAATCCACTTACATCTGTTTTGAATGAAGAAAAGGCAATTCCACTTTTTCTAATTTCCGCTTCAAATGCACTTAATTTGTTTAATTCTTCGCTTTTTATTACTTCTACGGATTTTGTACGCATTTGGTTTGCAGAATAATTGGCTTCTTGCAAAACCGAAATTAAAGATTTGAATTTGGATATTTCCGCATCTATTTCAGCCTTTATTACAATAGCGGATTCTGAATTTGCATTTTGTAATTGACGTATTTTAGAAATCACACCATCATAAGCTGATTGTAGAGAATCGGCGCTGATAGACCTCGCAGAATTGGGGTCTGTAGCACTTGTCCTTAATTCATTGAGTTTGGAGATATATTGAGTTATTGCGGCGGCGTTCTTTTGCGCCTGTCTCTCTTGTTGCGCAAAATTTTGTGTAAATGTTCTTGAAACCTCAACAACATCCATTTCCCCTGCTTTCAATTCTCTGACAACCTGTACCGCCCGCTTCATTTCGTCAGTGCCTTGAATTGTTAGCCGAATATTGCTACCGTTGCTTCCAGAAGAAATAGAAGTCTTAACACTATCAATTTGCAATCTCATTGTTTCAAGGCTTTTTGTTACAGCAGTAATTGAACTTGTATCAAACTTGTAACTTTTTAATATATCTTTTACCCTGTTAATCTCGTTTATAGAGTTGGATAGATTGATTCCTTGAATTGCTCTATTAAAGCCGCTCGTAAAGTTTTGTCCTGCGCCGCTTCCCATACTTTGAGCTTGCTGATTGAAACTTTGGGAATTTATATTTACATTCCCAAGATTTACATTGAATCTATGGTTGCTTAATGCCGCCTGAATAGAATTTACAAGTTGCGTTGTATCAAAAGATATATCATTAAACTTTATATTCCTTTTGCCAATAGCATCTATATCCTTTTGAATGTTACTTGTATCTAACTGCGCAAGTATAGACGCTCTAAAATCTTGTGCCATTTTATCTCACCACCTTTTTGTTCTTAATTTGGTATTCGTTCCATAAGGGAGCGAATAATAAAAATGCCATACAATCACCTCATTATGTATGAAGATATTTTGTTGTTTCTGGTTTTAAATCGTTTATTTCAAGTTTGTTTAGTCTTGTGTATGGGATTCTTATGATAGGTATATTATTGGCTGCACACCACTCGTTTTTGAAGTTGTCACGCTTAACACGGGTTTCAAATGCAATTCTATCATCATACCTCGGTATTTGCCTAAAATGCTGTTCTCCGTCAAATTCGATTATGTAATCACAGTCTGAGTTTTGAGTAATGCGAAAGTCAAATCTCGGTGTGCCACCAGTATCGGGGTAGCGCAAATCCAAATATGGCTTATCGTGAACAAAAGGTATATTGTTTGCTTCAAGATATTCAATTATTTTCTGTTCACCCATTGACACATATGAACAACGCTTGCAACGGTCTTTGCCGTATTTTATAAGAATATCTGATGACACGCTTTCTATTCTGTCACACAAATCACATTTGCATAGCCATCGAGCGTGTTTTCCACCGCCACTTGTAGCACTATCCCAATCGCGTTCTATAACTTGTAAATGCCCGAATTTTTTACCACTCAAATCTTTGGCTATTGAGTTAGAAACTCTTTCAAATGTTCCACAACCGCAATCTATAGCACTCCCATCCATTAAATAAGTGCTTCTAATAGACTTTTGTTTTCCACACTTATGACATTTGCAAATCCAATATGTATGCTTGCCACTACTGCTTGGTTTGGTTTCATCTAAACAAATAACTGTTAAGTTGTTGATAGTTTGACCTTCCAAGTGTTTATAATGTTTTCCTAATGCTCCATCCCGACGTAGATGTCCACAAGATTTGCATTTGCCATTAACTAATTGGTACACATTGACCGATTTTTCATTGCCACAACTGCATTTACATTTATAAAATTTTTGATGTTTGCGTTTTGGATATTTACTCCAATATTCTTCTTCTCGTTTGACATCCTCTGCAATTACCGTTAGTTCGTTGTACATATCTCCGATTTCTACGGTATCGCATTTTCTTACAACTTCCTTCATTTTCATACCTCCTAAAATATAACAAAAAATAAAAAACAGACTAACACTCTCGGTTAGTCCACTTTTTTAGTAAATTATCCAATTTCTCATTTTTTATATAAGCCCAGAACATATGTTTACTATTGGGGTTTAATGCACAAATTTCATATTTGATTCCGTGTTTATATAAATAATCTCGAAGTCTTACGCTATAACAGCAGTATATTGTTTTCATTTATAAATCTTCAATGCCTTTCTTTTCAACTCGCTTAATACCTTCTGCTCCAAAATACTTATCAAAAGTATCTTCTGCTTCCGCATCGTTATAAACAGAAACTAACTCTACCGACGACCACCCAATTATATCTTTGATTACACTGTCTGGTATTCCGCTGGCAGCTAAATGGGTGGTAAAAGTGTGTCTACACATATGAAAATACATAGGTTTATTAAGAAATGTTGTAAATCCCCTTGCATACGAATCAAGTGTAGATGTAGGAATTGGCTCATCTATCCATTCACCATTTTTATATTTTGGGAAAAGCCAATCACTTGTTATTCCAAGCCTCTGGCGTTCTTCTAACCATAAATCTAAATACGGTTTAAACGGTTTTGCCAAAGTGTAGACATATAGTGGTTTTCCTCTTTTTCCTCTGCCTTTTGTTTTTATTTTCTCTGGAGATTTATATAATGCGCCTTCACATATTAAATTTTCATCTTTAAAATATGATTCTTTGAAAATTACAAGCTCCGCCTTGCGCCTACCGCTATTTATCGCCAATGACAAAACACACGCTTTCATATACTCTTTATTCTCGACCAAATAATCTAATAGTGGCTGCAATTCTTCCATTGTAAAAACCGACTTCTCCCTAACAGGTTCGTTCACGGGGGACTCAATCTTATTCCATATTTTCTTGTAATCGGGATATTCCTCATCAAGAATATCGGTTATGTAGTTTTCTAAACTGCGCATTACTGCTTTAACCATTCTGATTCTGCTTGGCGACCAGCCCCAATTATTCAATGCGTTATTCTGAAATCTTGTAATCTCTCTCTTGGTCAAATCGAAAAATGATTTATTATTATTGCTTTCCAGATTCCATACCCAGAAGATATGCAAAACAGCGCGATATTGAATTAGCGTAGTTTTTGCTTTGTCGGTAGAAATCAGATACTCTAAAAAATCATCTTCTAATTGCTTATTCTCAATATTTATCTCTTTCAACTTTTCTTCGGAAGTTATTTGATTATAAACGGTACTTCTACCTTCTTTTGCCATTAAACATCACTTCCTTAAATTCTTGTAAAATATCTGCTTAACACATTGTAATAAGTTTTTTTCATTTCTTCTAAAGCCTTTTCCCAATATTTAGGATAGCCCACTGCTTTTCTTAAATATCCAATGTTCGGTTGATTGGTTTCTTCATCATTTGTAAGCAATAACACCTGCATCATATTGGGTTGCTTTCCAGTTGTATATTGATGTTCTGCTTTAAGATATGCCTCAAATGAAATCGTCTTTCCTGCATCGTTGATTTCGCTAATAGTTGGAGTATCTTCCATTGCATATGTTCTCTTGTACTCTTGGGGGTGGGTATCAGCATAAAAATCTTCTTTAATACTGATTTGCATATCTAATAAAATTCTGCCAGCAGCTTCATTCATAGCCTTTAGCAATTCTTTTTTAAGCATTCGTTCCAACTCACCCATATTTTTTGCAACCATTTAATCACCTGCTTCGGTTAATAGTCTTTTAATATAATCAGAGTTGCCAACGGCATCGGCTATAGCTTCGCTGCTCAACTTTCCGCTCGATATATCATTTGCAATCTTTTCAATTCGTTCAATATTATCATTGCTTGCCAAATTTGTAAGCCATTCTGTAAGATTAGAAATTTCTCGCTTAATTGTTGTAACCAACTCATTGTTCGCATTCTTTTTGTAATTCACAATATCCATAGCGTCTTTATACGCATTGGCAAAATTCAACTTGACAATACCATTGTCGGCTATATTTGCATTAAAGGCTTCAATAAATTCTGTGTCATTTATAAACGACTGCATATCTTCGGCTTCTGTAATATTGTGCGGAATGTCAAACTTAGATTCTACTACACAATCGTTATAAAACACCCTAATAGCGTTTAATAGCCCAATTTGTGGTGTATAGTTTCCATATTCATCAAAATACTCTTGTGCGATTACATTTACTATGGCAACATAATCGACAACATCAAAATTTTCCTTGACCTTAATATTCATATATCTTCCTCCATCTAATAGTTCTTTAATAGTGCTTCTATATCATATACATATCGTGTTCTCTTTTTTCTTTGCGGAATAATAATATAGGGTAGTCCGCTATTTTGCAAATCATTATAATTAAAACTCTTTTTGTCTATCTGATTTATTAGACTATTAAAACTCTTAATATCAATAAACACGGTGGTTTCTATTTTCCGAAACTCAATAACAAATCCGCACACAATACCATCAAAAGTATTCCAATAGTTTAGCCCCTCAATTTGATGATAATGAATTTCTCTTGATTCTTCTTTTGCACGCTCGAATGAAATAGATTTGCCTTCGACCGTTTTCATTTCAAGTGCATATAATATGTGCTTATGCGAATCCCAAAGAAGGTAGTCAAAGGGACTTTTACGACTAAATCGCAGCTTTTCATTGCTACCAAAAGATTGTGCAGCATCCGGTAAACGGTAAGGTAAAACATAATCTGGTAAAGAACTTATTATTTGTTCCTCGAAAATTTTTCCTATATTTTTACTCATGTGTTATCCCTTGACCGATTTGGCAGTTAGCCATTTCTTGTAAACCCACTCGGTTTCTGATTTTAAAAACCAACCAGTTAGTTTGTTTTGCTTTACTTCACTTTCATATACAAATTTAGGCTGACAACCGTGCCTTGTGTAAAATAATATTTGAGGCAGATAATCAATGGCAACAAGATTACCTCGCCCATAACACTCAAACACTTCTTCGAGTGTATTAAAATTTAAGTGTTTCATTGTTTTCTTCTTCTTTATCGAGCTTAAAGCGCAAAAAAGCAAGGATATTACTCAAAGTCGTAAGAGTAATATCCCTTATAATTAAACATAATACAACTTTAAGCATTTTCTTTCTTATCTAAAATCTTTTTTATTTGATTTTTCTCATTAGTTGTTTTCTTATTGCTCTCCACTTTTTTATTGCTTTTTTCCGGAGCAGCTATTTCCTCTTTAAAGTTATTATCAACGATTCTATAAATACCATCTTTAAGTTGAACTCGCACATATTCTGTATTTCGATGAATGGGAGATAGCTGAATTTCTGCACCGTCAAATTCTATCACGGTTGCAACATCATTGTTGAGCAACACTCTACAAATCTTGACCATTTATTCATCTCCAATCAAATAGGGGTAGAAAATAGTTCCTACCCCTAAATTAAATATAGAATTACGAGTTAGTTACTGTAACACTAATTGTTGCTGTCTGTGCCGTGCCAGTTGTACTATCAGTCAAGGTAACTGTATATGTACCTGCCGTTGCATCATCATCTGCATAGATAATTACAGTATCATTATCACCAGAAACTATAGCGTGTACCTTCTCGTTAGAAGCCGTAGCCGTAACTGTACCAACCGCATTACTAATCTTTACATCCTGTGCAGACTTACCCTTTACAATGCTAATTGCACCAAGGCTTACACCCATAGTATATTCATCATCAAGTTCGACCATATCAAGAATATTGCCATCCATATCTTCGAGTAAATCAAAGGTAAGTGTCACGGATGCAGGGTCTCCTTCTGAACTAAATGAAAGGTCGAAAGTTCTTTGGATAGAAGCCTTATATGCCGTCATACGGAACTCTGTCCATACACCATACTCGTCTTTGTCAAAAGTAGTCATTGTAATATAGTAATCCTGTGGAATGTTGTTATTGTTAAAAGAAATTCTATTTACGCCGGCTGTACGAGATACGATATATCCAACCTCATATTCTTTATTAGCAACAACGCTTGCCGCTGTAATTACACCTGCGGTTGTTACAGAAGTGGTCGCAATTCTTGCCGCTTCATTGCCAAACTCACCCTTTGGATATACAAAAGTATAACCAGATACAACTGTGCCTCCTGTAAGCGGAATTGTAAGTGTGCCATCGGCTGTTGCTGTAACAACCTTTCTGTCCGCAAAAGTTGCGTTAGACTCAATTACTCCATTAGAAAGCAAAGCATAGAACTTGAAAGGTTTTACCTGTGCCTCGATTGTCATTGTACCAGTAACGGGGTTAGGAAATGCAATTTTACGAGAACCCTTAGCCATAGCATAAACGCTGTCGCCACTTAATCCAGCCGTGGTTGTGTTTGCTGTGTTAAAAAATAGAAATGGAAGTTTGGTTTTGAGAATCCTAATATCCACATCGCAAACTTTACGATTAGCCTTGTTCAAATTTGCCATATTTTTTCCTCCTTAATTTTCAACTGACTTGTTATCATAAATGTTTTTATACCAAAGAGCGTAATTAAACGTTTTCTTTTCATCGCCCCATACAGAAACCCTCGTGGAATCTAAATCAAATATTGTATTATTTTGTAAACGACTAAATGTATCTAATAATTGATATATTGTTAGTTTATAAATGTTTGTATAATTCAATGAAGGGTGTTTGCCATTGACAGATGAAATAAGATTTGGAATAGTCATATTGATGTCTGACTTTCTATTCTGTTCTCTTTCTTCTTGTTGCGCTTTAAGGTATTTTTGTTTTATTCTTTCGTTTTTGAACACCATATTTTCGACATCATCTTCTTCCGAATAAATGCCGCAAATTTGTTGTATAATAAAAAGAACTTTTGGTAAAAACTCTTTTCCCAAAAGCCCCTTTATATCTTCTTGTTGTAGTTGTTCAATAGATTTGTTTTCACTTCCATCTTGAAGTATAAAAAAATATCCGTTCGCATATATGACGGTTTCCTCAAAGAAAAAGTTGAGCAATTCTAAATACAACTTTTGTAATTGTTTATCGGCAATAATTAAATTAAAAATATCGAGATTATTCCTTGTGGATTGGGGAATACTCTCCCATTTTTCTACGCCATCCGCCTCTTTTAATAATTTGGTAAAATAATCTTTAGGAGTCATTTTAGCCAAAAACTCCATAAAGTAGAATTTATCAAAGCCCATTTTTTCAGTATCAGCAATCTCTCCCAAAGTGGGCTTCCTTATATTACCAATAGACAGCCTAATAGGGGCGAAGCTAATTTGTGTTCCGTAATCTAATCTATTCATCGGAAATTAGGCACATCGAAAATCATTATGCGCCCATAAAACCTTTTGGAATTGTAAATATCCACGCTGTCCAATGAAAGTTCTCCAATTCCAAAACTCCTTGAAACTTCTTCGTCATTTATCAATGCGTTTTCAACCATCTCCACCAGAATATCTATCCTGTTACCGTAATAACCTTCTTTGAAATAATTATCCAGCAAATCAGCGTGTGTTATTAAGTACATAACCACCTTGCAGGATTTTGTATTAGAGCGTATCTTAGAGAGAGTGACATCATAAAAAATAAACGTTTCCGTTTCCTGAATTGTGTCGTCTATAAAAAGGTGTGACTTAACGTGATTTTTAAACTCTTTACGAATTTCTGCTGCACTCAGTCCACTTGTATCTCCAAGCAAGAGTTCAATTATATCTTTGCTTTTATAAAGCGTAGAGTGTATTTCGTCTTTAAACTTGCCAAGTTCTGATGTATCTTTTTGCCTTTCTCTCACTCAATCACCACCTTACAAAAATGCTCGAATATATGCAGTGACGGTAGAAGGCTCATATCCGTCTGCTGAAAGCGTTATTTTTAACGACTTGTTCAGCAACGATTTATCATCAACAAAAATAGAAATGCTATTGTCTGTTTGCTCAATATCCAACTTATCTTTGAAATCACACTCGATAGACCATTCCGCTTCAACGCCCTCGACTATTTTCCCGCTCTCATCAAAAAACCTTGCAACAAAAACGCAGGGTTCAAGACCATTGCAAATTTCATTCGTCTCGTATTTAATTTTTGTCGATAAAAGTGCGGTTTTATCATCTATTTGTGGACACTTGCATAGCCAATAACCTTTTCCATCTATTCTATAAAAGCCATCTTCTTTATGCTGTTCGGTTTCAGTAACCATAAATTCGGAGTGTCCGCTGTCTTGATAATCATATAATACAGAGTCAACACGTGTAATTTCGTATGTAATAACAGGATTGCTTGTATCAAAAGTTGCATCTTCCGGCATAGCCCTTTCATATATCTTGCACCGTTTATCAATAATAAATCTATCGCCTTGTTGGAGTAATATACACTCGTCGTCATCAGGAGCTATAATCAAGAGCTGGTCACTTCTTAAATAATAATATCTTGTGCTTGTCTCGCCATTATTATATTGAGAAGCAGAAACAGCATTCACCCACCGCTGAATAATTTTGCCTTCTTTATTTATCCATGTGAGCAAGTAATTACACAATGACAAAACGGCTTTTTCATACATCTTATTATCATCGACTAAACCAACAATAAGCCAAAAGCGGTTTTTATATTTAACATACATACCGGCTTTGCAACTACCTATACGTGCCAGCATCAATCTTGACAAGGTTTTCAATTTTGTGTCTGTTACCTTATCTTGAATTACAACTCTAAGCTGTTGACACTCTGATAAATCATAGTTATATAACTCCACCGTTTCCGCCATTTCCGATGCTTGAATTTCCTCAAACCCTTCTTGTGCAAAATCCAATAAGGCATCATCTTCAAATCCACTTAATTGGTCATATGGTGACTTCATTAAATACCATTCTTTTGACATTTATCCACCACCTTATACATAAGCGGTTTGCTTTTGGTTTTGTATCATTTGTGAGGACTTAGATTTATCATATTCCATTTCGTTACGGGCAGCGGTTTTATCGTGTCCACCAGAATTTATGCTAATGTCTTTGCCCACAATAGAAACTCGCTTATTCGCCTTTGATACTTCTCTTTCTTGGTAGCTTTGCTTCATAAATGCCGCAAGCGAATCTATTACATATCTATCGAGCTTAATATCAAACACGGAATTTTCTTCATCAAAATTCAATGTGGACAATTCAACGGAATAACGAGCTATCGCCTTTAAGAGCCATTCGTGTTCCAAACTTTCGGGTATTTCGGTCTTATCACGAAAAGATGCCTCAAAACTTTGGTATATATCTTGTGCGCTTGTTACGCTCATAGCGGCTCACCACCAATCTATTAAATTTTATAACCCGTGTAATCTACTGCAAACACTATCTTAGAATAATCGCTTATTCCTAATCTCTTGATAGCTTTAGAGGCTGCGTATTTTTCTGCTCTTGTAACGATTGTTTTCTTAAACGCTTCCTCAAAAGCATCCTGTGATTTAATATCGAAAATCTTCTTAATTGCATTATCCGAGAAAAACACCTGTTTAGTTTTACCATCGTCGCTTTCAAAGTCAACTTCCCTACGAGTGGGAGCATCCTCAATATAAATTGTTGCGTGGCTTCCCATTCCATCAATTCCAGCAAAAAGTTTATTTCCACTTTGAACCTGTGCAATTATCTCATTCCTTGATAAAGAAGTCCTGCCTTCTGGTGCAATAGAAATATCCCCAAATCCATCAAGCCGGGCGAAACCCACTGTCCAGCCGGCTATACTTTTAACAACTACCTTTTTATCAAGATTTAATTCTTGCTCTACAACCTCTGTTTTGCTTATATCTGTCATTTTCATATTCCTCCAATTTCAATTAAAACTTTTAGATGTCAACTAATCTTATGTTTCACGCTATTATAAAGCGAAATAATCTCATCGAGTTTTTTCGATTTTGCAAATACCCAATAACGATTGCCACTTGTGGGATTTTTCTTTGTTAATTTGCAACTTTCTCCAAACGCACATAAAAAATGATATAGTTTGAAGGAGTAGCAATAAAAATTAGATTTATCACTCATTGAACTTCAATCCCTTTTCTTAATTGAAATAGGTTGCCCTACAGAATGTAAAGCAACCTATCTTAAATCACATATTAGAGAGAGCCAAGATTTGTGTCTCTTAGCATACCGATTCTATGCTCTTGACCTTTGGCAACATCAACACCAACAGCAAGGTCAAATCTTGTTAAGACCTTACCAGTCTTGACATCATTGCCAGTCATAGATGTTAGACCGCCACGAGTATATGTAGCGATAGGCGACTTAGCGCCGCTTGGAATAACAAATGCAAGACCCTGTGGCAGCATTGTGCCAAAGTTAGTATATGTGTTAGTACCATCAGTCCAAGAACCTGTCATATCGTACTCGTTGTATGGATTCTCCATCTCTGCAAGGATTGCACCATTATAAGAAGCAAGAATGCCAGTCTGTGCGATTTGATTGATAATGTCATCAGAAATACCGGTAATTGTATTAGCACCGATTGTACCTACATAACCCTGCCACGGCGTAAACTGTGCAAGCATAGCATAGTCGCCAATTACAGAAGGTTTACCGTTTCTACGAACAGCGTTGATAACGCCGTCTGCACCAGACTTTGTAAGACCTGCACCCTCGAACACATATTTAATGCCAACTGCGTTCTTAATAGCATTATAAACCTTTCTAACGATGGCAGCTTTTGCTCTATTGAGAATATCAATCTTAACCTGATTCATACCCTCATTTTCCTTTGTCATATCGCCCTTCTGGATTCTACGATAATCTACTGCATAACCACCAGAAATGTTAAACGTTGCAACAGGATATACTTCTTTCTCGATAGCAGGGAATACTACATCGCCGCCATCAGCCTGCTCACGAGAACGTTCGCCAACGTGCTTATAAATCTCGCGCTCGATTGTTTCATCATATCCGACATTCTGATATGTGCCGAAAATGGAAAGTAGTTTCATTTCCTCCATAATAGGTGTTTCGATTACAAAGCGTCTAATTGTGTTAAGCTCTGCAACTGCGGAGAAATCACCCATTTCAGCTCTCTCGCCGAGTTTCTGAATATATTTAACTGCTACATCTGCTTTCTTGCCAAATCTATCAAGAGATTCACCGTTGGACATAGCTGCAAAAACTTCTACAACAGGAGAGTGTTTTGTGATTTTACCGTTTGCAAAATCTGCGTCCTTGCGGATGTTATTCATTTCAAAAATTGCGTCCATAATTTACGTCCTTCCTTTCATTATTGTTTTATTAGCCTTCTGATACGGTGTCCTTGTCAACGACAATAACCTTAATCTTAACAGCGTTGCCTGTGAGAGTCGTTTTATCTGTAACCTTAAAATAGATACCAGAAGTAGGTGCAGAATTGATAATCTGCAATTTACCAGTTGTTGAATCGACTCCCATTAGGGTTGTGCCAGCAGTAATGCTTGCATACGTCTGGGAATCACCGTACTTGATATGCTTTTCGTCTGCTACAAGTTTCTGACCTTCGAGCGATTTTACAAGGAAACCTCTTAACTTTTCGCCTGCTGCGAATGTTGTATTATCAACATAAGCTGCATCGCCTGTTACGATATTGCTAATGAAGTAAAGGTCGCCATCATAAGTAATAAAAGAGTAATTTGCTACTGCACCTGTAGAAGTAATTACAGGGTTGTTCTTAGCAGTATCAAACATTCCGATAGTTTCAAATTTAATCATTTTATTTCCTTCCTTTCTTAATTAAAAGATATTAACATCCTCGGCAGCTTCCGCAGTGTCAATTACCTCGCTAAAAATATCTTCAACTGCAACGGTATCATTATTCTGCTCTGCCACTTTCTTTTCGGTAGCTTTTGCATTCTTTCCAATTTCCTGCCAAATCTTGTCTACTACAGTATTGATTTCGCAAGACATTGGGTCATCATTAAATGCCTCAATTTCTGCTTCTGCATATTTTCTTTCGTCCTCAGAGAAATCGCTAATTGCCTTATTGAGTTCACCTATTCTTTCTTTTGCCTTTGCTTCGGCAAGAGCTTTACTAAGTGTTTCTCTTTCTGCCCAAAGTTCGTTATACTTCTTATCAAGAGCCTCGTACTCGGCACGAACTTTATCCAGAGCAGCCTGAATTTCAGCCGAACTTGCTACAATTTCGTTTTTCTCTGCAATTACTGCGTCAACTTTTGCTTGACATTCCTCTTTGCATTTATTCATCTCGGCAGTCTGATTAGAAAATTCCTCGATTGCCTGAGTGATAAGTGCCTTCATCTCAACATCTGTCATTTTGTCTAAATCCTCCTTGTTACTATTGTTATTAAGTTCAATCAATTTAGCATTATCGTCAGCCGGTGCAACACCTAAAAGAACATACCCTGAGTGAATAAAGTCCATAGGTATTCTGCCTTCTTCTTTGAAACCGTATTTGTAAATGATATATTTATTATTTTCGGAGTGCATTATCTCGACACTACCATTTGGGAAAATGCCCTGTGCGGCATCATTTTCTAATTTTGTTACATAGTTGTGATAGCATTGAGCATCTATTTCTCCTTCACCAATACAAGCAGTGATTATTCCCTCATCTGTTTCAATTTCATCTATATATCCTTTTGTAAAAGTACCTATCTGGACAGCGTTTTCATAAGTAGGTTCATTATCTACTATTCCTGTTTCTCCATGACCTAATATTTCGGTACGCTCATCATCTGTAAATTCAACTCTTAGACTCATACCCTCAATACTTGAAAGCGCCTTTTCACAATACTCTCTTATCCACGTTATACCGTTCCTATTGAACTCAGTGCCAACTTGATTTTCTTCATCTACACAAGAGTCTGGAAAAATTGTGTACAAAATAGCCTTGAATTTTCTCCTGCCGTTCTTTGACTTTTTACTTGAAATTTCAAATCGTCTCATACTTCTTTTTCACCGCCTTTCGTGCGAATATATATAAAAAGAGAACCAACAGACTTGCTGATTCTCTTAATATTGGTTATGTATCACTCGGAGAAGGTATAGAGTTCTTTCCGCCCTCACGAGATTTTATAGTATTTTCTGTTGGGTTATCAGTTGTTGGTCTACCTTGACTTCCATCTTTACTTGATAAAACATAACTTGTCTTATGAACAGGGTATTTATCCTCAATATTTGCTTCAAGCTCTTGGTCTAATAAAGCAAAAAATATATCTGGGGAAATGCCGCAAGCCGATGACCACAATGATAGACTACCCTTGCCTTGTAAATACAAGTCTTTTGCATAGCCCACCATTTTACTCTTGTTTACATGGGTAATGGGTAAATACCTACACTCAACCCAGTTCGTATTATCTTTTATTACATTGTGGGATATGCACTTATTTAATTCTTCTTCAATTTGTCCTACCCATTGCATAATTTGAGCAGTTACTAATTCGAGGTTGTTTTCTTGTGCGGAATAACTACCAGACGAACTACCATTCAATAGGGAAGAAGCAATGCCCATATCCAGCGATATTCTGTCATTTAAATTAGATTCATATTTATCATCAAAAATGTCGGTATTTGCAGCTTCTAACGCATTTATCTTTGTTCCTGCCGCAACAGAGAAAAACGAAATGCCACCACGATTGTTTTTATTCATTACGGCATTCTTAACAGAAGTATGTTGTTGTTCCTGTTGTTTACTTGTTAGTGCCGATAATCCCTTTTCTTTTCCTTCTGGAAATGTTTGATAAATAATCCTATTGTTGATTTCATCCAATACATTGCGCTTAGTTTTGGTGAAATAATCTCCATATAGAATATCTGTTATGGCTGCAAGAACCAGTGGTCTACCGTATTTTTCTTCTCGCTTAGAACGAATTTTATGGACAATCGTTTTCGTATTATCCAATACAAGCCAATTACCGCTGGTATTATTCTTCTTTCTGTTCGTATAAGCGTCCCTAATTTCTTTTGGATATTTCTTTAACTTTTTCTCGCAAGACTCGCCACTTGCTATATCGAAATAATCAAGATTAAAAGCAATTACATACGATGAATTTTTAATACCGACAATTTTTGTGTATTTGGCGGGCAAAGAGATTACGCTTGCGTTAATTCCAGCCTCATTGATTTCAATAATGTTTTCAACCTCATAGTCCATTAGATTTTTCTGTAATGATTGCGGTCTTGTGGTTGTTTCAAAATAATAAAAAGCCACACCTTCAATCATTCCTCGAAATAAAGCATCACGAATTATTTCTTTGTCTTTGATTGTACGAAGTGTGGACTCCATTAAACTTTTATTTTTTTCTTTTCTCTTTGCATTCCTACCGTGAGTGACAACAACCTTGTCCAATGTTGGCATAGCAGTCATATAATCAACAGTGTTTGTATAAACACCGTTTGTACCATATAGTATTAAAGATATTTCGCGGAGCATTTCATTGTTCGCCATCGGGTCTTTTACTAACTCGGCAAGCTCCTGCGGATTATATAAATCAAATATATTTAAACCAAAATAATAATCTGAATAAGCTACTGAACTATGGTATGTGTTAAACTCGTTTCTAACCTGTTTTTGTTGGGTATTTTGTTCAACAGTCCTCTTTCCACGAGGACGATTATAATGTTTCTGTTTAGTGGGTTGTGGTTTGTTATTTGAATCTGACACTATAATCCTCCTCTCTTTTTTAATTAATAAATGTTACAAATTCATAATCTTCACTATTTGAAAATAAATCTTGTTCTAACAAGGTTGCAAAATAAGAGCCATAGCTACAGCTCGTGTATCTGTCTTTCCTATTAGTTCCTTGCTCATGAATAACGATAAATCCTGTTTGCTCTTTCTTTTCGTATGTTAAACTTATTGTTTCATTAATAAAAGCCTGAGTTTCAAGGAACGGTCTTTCAAAGAATAATTGAGTTTCAGCGTCGGATGCAGCCAAGTAATCTTTGTTCTTTGATAGGATTTCTTCTTTTGCTGTTTCAAAAGGTATAAGGAAATCTATCTTCTTCTGTTCAAGAACTCTATGAAAGTCCATAGCTATATCACTATTTAACTTTTGAGTTGCATTAACAACATATATACAAGGTACTGCACCATTACTTTTTACACGAGAAGCTATTGTTTCATCGTTCATACAAGTAAGCGGCGAATATTCCAGCCGGCGTTCTTCATCGTACATTATCTTTGCAAGTTTATCATAAATTGTTACGCCACCATTACGCATATCGAGTACAATATAATCGGCATCCCAATCATTAAATAACTGTCTTATTCTTAATGCTTGTGCATCAATGTCTCCACCTTGACGACTTTCAATCCAACTTACAACTCTACGATAACCAGTGTCTATTTCAATACTTTTTTGGTCTTTACCACTATGGGTTTCGGTTTCGGGTAATAACCTCATACAACTAAATATAGAGTTATCATTTCCTTTTCTTGTAACAAAAGCTATATCACAAGCCACTATTCTAATTTCGCCCTTTTGCTTGGGTATAGCATACGGATTCTTTTTGTTCATCAATACATCTTCGTTTTTACGAGGATAAAAGGGCTGCTTTCCGATTTGGTTTTGCTGCAACATAGCATATGTAAAGAAGGCAGCGCTATTCTCACGAAGCCTCAAATTCAAGAACTCCAAAGAAAACGTTATCTTGTCCTGTTTCTTACGCTCACCTATCAACTGCTCTTGTGATTTAATATTATGCTTTAAAATAACAGACTCATCAAAAGCTAATACACAAGATGGTTTGCCAGCCTTCATTTCATCATAGTATGTGTCTACAATTTGCCACATCCAATGTCCATCGAACCAGCTTGAAGTGATATACACATCGACGGGTTCTTCTTTTAACTCTGGCATATTGCAATATGGCTCTTTCAACATATACGGTGCTTGCCTCAATACCTGACAAGGCGAAAGAACGCTATCATCTATAGCTTTGTTGATTTGTCTACATTCCTCGCGAACAATAGCGTTTGAACGACAACCTCTTGCGTTATCATTAGCAACAACAACTGTAATTTGGCTGCCACTTGCAAACTTTACAACAGTTCTATTGTTTTGATTGCTTTTAATGCTAATAATTTCTCTTGCTAATACTGGCGACCAATTCATTAGCTCCGCTTGTATTTTATCTGTAACAATAAGTTCAGATTGCCCTCTTGTGGCTGAACTTAAAAGAATTTTCGTATTTGGATATAGAATACATCTAATGCAAGCATATAGGGCAATTAAGAACGATTTTGCCGCAGCACGAGAAGCCACAATCGCAACGTGTTGGTTAGCACCCAGTTCATACAACGTCAACGCTTGGTATTCGTATAAATTGATACCCAAGTAATCAATGGCATACCTGTGAAAATTTCTTCTAAAGAAAGTATTCCATCTAAAGAAATTATCCAGTATTGTGGGATTACTTAATGAATGAGACGCTGGAAATTGTTTGTATAATTCCATTTGTTGTTTATCTGCAAGGTCTTTTATGCTATATTCACTTGTTTTCATCTTCGTCACCTTCGTGAATATAGAACTCTTTATCTCTAACATCCGTTCCATTCATTATGTTATCCAATGGACGACCTGCGTGTCTTTGATAATACTCGTCTATTTTGTCATAATCCTTATACAACTGTTTGTTTTTGTAGTATTCTTCTGGAGTATATTGAGATATTCGAGATACCCATTTGCCCCAAGATTCTTCTTCAACAACAGAATCATCTCTTGTGGTTTTTAGTCCAGCCTGTTGGAAAGACTTTCTATATGATTCCGTCAATTTATTAAAGCTATCAACTTCTCCGTTTCGCAGAGCTTTCATTTGCTGCATTTTTGTATAGCACAAATCCATAATAAAAATTTCTTGGTTACTATCACAATTAGGATTTGCGTTTTTTAAATATTTATAGTGTTTGTTGAGAAGCGCATAATCTTCTGGCTCAAACCCAACTTCCCATCTTTCGATGTCCACTTTCTTAATGCTATACTCTTGCGTATCTTCATCTTCTACTTTTTCATCTTTGCTTTCCGCATTTTCTTCATAAAAAGAAAAGCCTTCCGAGATTGTATCATCGAAAGACTTTTTGCTATATTGAACCATATTTAATTGTCGTATGTACATACCAACTTCGCCATTGCAAGAATTAAATATCTTGTCGTTATAATAAAGATTGTATAACATACATACTCTAATAATTGCCTTGCGTATATCATCTCCATATTTTTTGCTATAACGATACACGAGAGTTTCAAAGCATTCTTTGCAAATAGGCAAATATCCCGTTGAGCTATATAAGCTATGGCGGGCTTTTATAAAAGAAGATGAAAGGGGGAGAGGTGTTTGACAATAGCAACAAACACTTACTTCATTATTGTTTGGTTTTCGTCCCATACCTATCACATCCTCTCTTTCAACTAAAAATATCGATTACAATTATGTAGGGAATAATTAAAACCAATCTATAAAATTCTTTTTATAATAAAATTTTAAATCTTTATTGTTTATCTCAATACCTGTAATGTTTCCCATTTTATCTTTTGTGATTTTCGCCTTGCTAAAAATCTCATTTAATTTATCAATCACATTATCTATGTTGTTATCTACATCATCATTTTTGCCTATATACATTTCTATCTGCTCTCCACCTAAAAGTGACTTTAGGATTGAAGAACTCGCATCAGCATCAATCAAATGAATGTCTGCTTCCGAATTTAAATATACGCCATTCATCTTTGCTGGCTCAACACTTAAAACCATATCCGAGGCAAGATAAACGAGATACTCTTTGTCATATCCCACAAAATCATAAGGCTTTACACTAATAGCCTCAAATTCTACATTGTCAAATTGAGCAAAATCACGTATTAGTTTTATTGCTTCATCATAATAAACTACGGCTTCAACGCATTTTCCATCTTTTGCCATAGAAACCATATATTCACTCACTTCTTCGTGAGTATCAAAAAATAATCTTCTCAAACTATATTCCTCATTTCCCATTAACAGCATCTTTTATAGCTTTACTAACTTTGCATTTTATAGATTTTGAAGCCGGAAATGTATCAATTTTACCCGTCTTTGGGTTACGCCCCATTCGTTCGGAACGTTCATACACTTCTAACCCGATGAATCCTTTGATAGTTAGTTTATCACCTTTTACGAGACAGCATTTCACTTCATCTATTAAGCAATCAATCACAGCTTCGCAATCCGTTTTAGTTATCCTATTATCGTCTAATTTTGATGAATTGATTTTCTGTGTAATATTTGTAATAATTTCTGCTTTCGTCATTTCTATATTTCTTCTCCCAAACTTCCCTTTATATTTTTAATTTATTTGAATATCACATAATGCTTTAATACAATTTTTCTCTGTAATTACTGTGACCGTCTGTTCCGGCGTTCCCACTAAGCGTTTATCAATAGCATAAGAATCCATACCATCCACACAGCCGCTTTCAATGACCTTAACATCGTCTACAGTGGATAAACCGTTTTTGTGTCTATGCCCTAAGTAACAAATATCTGGTAGCGGCATTTTAGCTTTTCTTGCAAATTGTGTCATATGATAAACCACATTACGAGGGGTGTCTTTGTCTCCATGTGTGGCATAAATAGTGTGACCTCTAACCGTAAATGTAGCAACGTCGCATTCAAGATAGTTGTCTTTAAAGTGTATATTGGTAATATTTTGAAGTTCTTTCTTTGCAGCAAACGGAATAAGTAAATCGAAGTTTTCACCTCTAACACTTTCTTCTTTGCTTGCAGTGGAACGAGAATGATTACCAGCAGTCGTATGTACTTCTACCATATTAAAATGCTGGCTTAATTCAAAAAGAAAGTTACTGACCAAATCAGTAACTTTCATAATTTGCTCAACCACATTCTCTTTGCTTTCAATTCTCGAATTTACATGAATAAGACCTTGTATTAAATCTCCACCTATAATTACATAGGCGTTTTCCGATTTATATAAATACTTGATATTTAATATTTCAGTAATATATTTTTTTAAACGCTCTTTCAAAATCTCAAAATTAAAAATATTAAATTTTGAATCTATATCTACGCCACAATGAATATCCGTTAGGTGAATTATTAAATCATTGTCGCTCTCAATATTTTTATGGTATTCATAATTGAACTTGGTTGGTTTGTATTCTTGAATAGCTCTTTTGACTATATCAAAGGTTGATTCAAGCCTACTCTGCTCTCTAAGTGTTTTGTTAAGTGCCGTCCGCTCATCGAAAAGTTTTTGTTTTTCTTTTCTTAATTCGTGTTTAGCCTCTCTTAATTCCGCAATATACATATCTTCGGATAATTTAGAGAATGCTCCGGCATTCCAAAAACGTGCAGATTGTTGATATGGCTTACGATATGCAGCCTCAGATAAATATTCGGAAACATCATCTCGAAATTCTTTATTCATAATATCAGCAATTTCTTGCCAACTTAAATCTAACTCACCTTTATCTTTTGCTTGTCCGAGCCGCCACAGGAATTGTTCTTCGTTTTCGTTTTCCAATCTCTGTATCAATAGTTTTCACCTTTCTTGAAATTATAAAATCTCCTTTAGAGGACAGTCCTCTCCGAGAATATAATCAACTACACCAAGTTTCTTACCTTCCTTTGGTAAGAAATACCACTCGCGGCGTAGGTTTTTATCATATTCTTCTGGGGCAATATTTGAATGCTTTATAACAAAATCTTTTACCATTACTTCGACCTGCTCACCCTCAAACCTAATTCGGTCTTGAATTTTGCCTGAACTATCAAAAGCACCCGAATACCCTTCGTGAAGCAGAAATTCACTATGCGGCATACTATATCTTCTCTGACCTGCAAGATATATTAACAACCCCATAGAATCACATGAAGCAACATTAACAGTATATACAGGCGTTTCGCTTGTAAGAATGGCATCTACAACACCAAATCCGTCAACCACGCTGCCTCCGGGGGAATTGATAAATACAACGATGGGTTTTCTTTCTTTAATAGGAGTATCTTTATCAAGTCGATTATACCTTAAAATATGATATACAACATTGTCGATTGCACATCCATCAATTTCTCCATACAAAAATAGTTTTCTTTCTTTTAAATCTTCGCTTTGAAATCTATCTTCATAACAATAGCTATATACAATCTTTTCGTTTTCTTCGGCTATATTAGCCTTATCATTCTCATTCGTAATCTCTATTTCTTTCTCTATACTCATTTGTTCCTCCTACAAGCTGATTCTCATATCTTTTACAGATGTTAAAACTCGATATGTTTTATCGTTCTTGGAAATTGCTTCACGGAGTCCATCAGCCAAACATTCTTTGCTCTCTTTTGTTCCGTGAACCAATACTAATTTATTTGTATTTAGATTGCTTCCATATTTAATCAAATCATTGTAATCTGCATGACAACTAAATGTTGATAGACTTATACAATCTGCGTTATTTGGATATTTGTCTTTGTTTATGCTTATGGTTTTATAATCTTTGTAATGCTTAATGCGATAGGAGAGATAGGTCGGGTTATCTCCGCTATATCCTGAAAATATCACCATATTGTTGGAGTCACTAATATATTCTTTCAGGTAACTGATTACTCTACCATTAGTACAAAAGCCGGAAGATGATAACACGATTTTCGGTGTGCTATCCTTAACATTCTTTTGAGACTCTTCTTTATCAGTAATCAGTCTGAGATTCTTCCAGTTTATAATATCTTTCCATAACTCTAAATCCTCATCTTGCAGAAGATTAAAATACAAAGAACAAATGTCACAACTTAATTTCGAGTCTACACATACTGCGGTTGTGAAATCTTCTCGTTTACCATATATGCTATACAAAGCCACTAATAACTCTTGCGTTCTGCTGAAACTAAAACACGGCATAATGACTGACCCATTACGTTCTAACACGGTGTTTATTGCAGATTCCAAATGCTTAACATCAAATTTTCTTGTTTTTTTATTTACACGCTTTAACCCATATGTTGATTCCATTATCACAACATCGTTAAAGGTCGTGGGAATATATGTATCTGGCACAAAATGATTTTTTGATTTTAATGCACCAATGTCTGATGTATAAAGTATTTTCCTTGTTTTATCTGCATTGGACACAATAAGCTGCAACTGCGCAGCGCCAACGCAATGAGAATTTGGCAACCATTGGAATTTAATACTGTCATTTAGTTTATATATATGCTTGTATTCATCATAAACATCAACAAGAGATAGTGTACTATAAACATCTTCCTCTGAATACAATGGTTTGTATTCTCTTTTATATCTTCTTGAAATAATGCGACATTCTTCATTCACTATAAAACAAGAATTAAGCAATAATGGTTTCATAACCATTGCCGTCTTTTGAGTCGCTATAATTCTTCCTTTAAATCCTTCTTTTACAAGTCGCGGCAGCAACCCAATGTGGTCTATGTGAGTGTGATTGACAAACACATAGTCGATTTCTGACGGTTTGAATTTGAATTTTTCGGAATTGATTTTGTAACTATCAAGATAATCGTTTCGAGATGATTGATGGAGTCCACATTCTAATAAAATTTTGTAATCGCCAAAATTAACTAAGTATTGAGAACCTGTTACATCATCTGATGCTTTGCCCAAAAAGTAAATTCCATCGTTTTTGATTTTCTTTTTGCTCATACGGCTTTCCTTTCTTTATGCCTTTTCTTGCAAAAGATTTTTAGCCATATCCACATATCTATCCTCTAAATATCGTTTGTTCCTTGTTCTATAAAATCCAACTGGATAACCTCTACCATCAATAAATCCTTGTGATGTATTTTTAATAACTCCATTATTTACCAATACACTCATTTCCTGCTTCTTTACTTCTTTCAATTTTTTTCTCCACCTTTAAATTGTTTTTAATTTTGCTATGCAACTTTTGTGTTGTCTATTCTTAATGCTCGATAGTAAGAACTATGCTTCGGAATATTATATTTTACACACCATTTTCTAACTGCCGCATCTGAAACGCCGTACTTTTTCCCAACTGCAACAAATGAATTATGTAACAAAAGTTTATATAACGTCTCTTTATTTGGAATATAAGATGTTTTTTCTTCACAATAGCAATTTAAACATAAACCTGTTTTTGTTTTGCTATATAATTTATCTCCACATTTTTTGCAATAATATTTAGCCTTTTCGATTTTTCTGACAGGGTAATCTCTGCCTTCTTCTATTCTTGCATTTCCAGTGTTAATTTGGCAAATAGTGTTAAGATGAACAGAATACTTATCTGCAATTTGTAGTTCTGTTAATTCAGAATTTTCTAAATCTTCATATATTTTATCAATAGTTTCCTTGTCTAATTTAAAATGACCAGACAAATGCCCGCCCTCCGATAAGTTGTAGCCTTTGGGATAGTGTGTCTGATATAATAATATATAATATATTTCTTTGTCGTTTAATTCATCAATACTACATTCTTCAATTACTTCAAAATCAAAATTTGAAAAACCATAGTGTTCTAACATACTATGAAAATATGTATCTTCAATAGCTTTCCCTGATTCTTTAAGCGTTTGATGTCTATTTTTGTGTTGCAAGTATCTTCTTCTTATATTGGTGCTTTGCCCTATATAGGATTCGCCTGTAACTTTGTTTGTGAATTTATAAATACCAATCATAAATATACCTCCTGCAAAAGTTATTTATAACACAAAAATAGTAATTTGTTGTTGCAGCAACAAAAGAGGTAGCTATCCTTTGTCCTATTTTTGCGTTGTAATCTATTTTTTGTTAAACCATTCTCAAATTCTAATCAGTTCGGAAATTTCAAAATCTATTATTTTACCAAATATATTAAAACAAAATAGAAGGAAGATTTTGATAGCCGACTTTAACTTTGCAACTGGTGTGACTATTGCCACACCAGCCCCCACAAAGAAAAGAGAAAGATAAAGAAATGAGAATTTAGTAATATAGAGTTTACTATATATACCATATAACACAAAATTGAAGTGCCGAAATTTAACTCAATTATTGGGCAAAATTTTAAGTTGGTTTTTGATTTGTTGTGCTAACATTTCCAGCTCTTTTTGTTCTCATTAGTGTTTTTTGATATTTGGCTCGATATTTTTTTTGACATTCTGCACATCTATGCGTTCTATTATTTTTGGGATGCACATCAAATGATGTTCCACAATCAATACATCTGACTGTTTTCCATTCTTTGGATTCCCCACAAACACAACCAGAACAATACTTGCGCGTGTTGTGTTTATTGCCCCTAATTAAAACGCCGCAGTTTTGGCACGATATTATATTTTCTCCAATATATTGAAGATACTTATAACCAAGTTCTCGAAAATCGTCAACTTGGAGTATTTTTTTACTATTATTGTCGATAAAAGTTACACGGTTGCTAAGATTATCTATCTTTTTCGCCGCCTCAATTAAACCATGTATTAGAAGGTCTCCTAATATTTCTTCTTGTCGAGATGATGTGGTGGCAATATGGGCTAATTTAAAAATCTCCGATGAACTATTATTAACCCACCCGTTATTTTTGGGATTTCTTAGATTTCTTAATTTTGCAAGACAGAGAAGCGTAAACGCGATGGTTTTGTGATTTTTACTTAGTTGAACCTCATCAATAGCTCTTAACTCGTCTTCAGTTATCCAAATCTCTGGGGTTTCGTATAAAGGAAATTTGCCCGCTTTCGTGGCTATTTTTTCAATACTTTTGTTCCAAGAACTTTTGCTTTTACTATAACGCGGATAATTATTCTCTATATATTCAATTAAGAATAAGTATATTTTCCGTTTTCTAAAACCTTTGATATGGTAAAGATATTTCGCAAGTATATGTAATGTAATTGCAGGCTTTTTATCTAATTCGCCGCTTTCTAAACATTCTTCTGCATATTTACGTTCATCTAAAATAATCATACATTCTCACCTTCCAATTTTATCGTTTGCATTGTAAACGTCTTTCCGCCAAATTCAAATTCATTTCCAACACATTCGGGATATGTGATTGTATAATTATTCCGTTTAAGTAAATTTTGAATTATTGTATCGCCCGCAATATCCCACGCAAATTGTTTTAATCCATCTGTCTTGTAGCATAGGTCTAAAACAATATCACACAATTCTTGCTCGTTGCTGCATATTAATAAACTGCGCATTTTGAACCTGTTAATAAAATTTTCTTGTGAATAAGTGTCATTATCATCTTCATTCTTTCTATATCGAGCTTGTTCCCTATAACTATCATATTCGTGGCGATATTCTTGTAACAGTTTAGATAATTCATCATAATCCTGTTTGAGATACTCCACGCCACATTTCAATATAGTGTAGTCAAAAGATGTTCCAATAGTTTTTATGGCGCTATAATTGGGATATTTTGTTTCAAACACATCACATATACGATTAACTACGCAAGAATTATTGCTAACCTTTTTCTTCAATTCGTAATAATGTAAAAAATCTACCATTTCGTGGGTTTTCGGCTCATACTGCTTTAACTCTTTAACGCTTCCAATTTTATACTTTCTGAATGAACGAATTGCTTTTTTGTTGCTATTTTTCTCATATTGGCTATATGTTTGTTTAAGGTGCGGGTAAACATAAATCATAAAATATGGTTTATATGCGGCAACTATACGCTCGTTAAAATTTTTATCAATTTCATCTGTGTTCTTTACATCTCGTAAACTATACCAATATTTAGGCATTGGTTTTGCAATTATACCTTTAGCTCTATCAATCGTTAATTGCTGAAAATGTTGCCCGCACATTATCCTCTTTTCTAATTCATTATACTCAGGTGTACCCCTTTTAAATTTAGCCTGTACATCAAACATTGAAGTAACATAGTTTGTAACAACACCAATATCGTCATTGAACGCCAGCTTGTTAGCGGCTATTATAGCTTCCTCTGTTGGCACACACTTTGTTGCCGAACGCTGCATACAAATTATAGTTGGCAAGTTTTGTGTACGCTCCAAAAGAATTGGATTGTCACTACACATATTTGTGTCACCATCTTTATCTGCACCATTCATTGCTTCACAAGCAGAATCCCAAGCATTATATATCAATACAGTATTCATATACCTATACCAATATTGTGCCTGTTCGGACTTGTGTAGCTGCATTTTGCGTATGTTATTATGACAAGTCATTGGCGCACGAAAACAAACGATTTCATTTGCACCCTTATCAATCCAATACTTATGATAAACTTCCCACTTGCTTAATAAACCGCTCACAGGCAGCCCGAACATATTTTGAGCTAATGCGTAAGGGTCGCCAGAAATCATAGCGAAGTTTGCATCAACTTTAATTGAACCTTTTTTTGCACAATCCATTCGTTTTTTTATCATTGAATAGATTTTTTTGCGAATGAATGTATCGTTAATTAGAGAAGGTTCAACCATTAAAGCCTTGATATAATCTTCTCTGTCTATCCATACATTTCCTTCATTCACACCTGAACCCATTAGATACGCCAAAGTCTTTCGGTAATCCATACCAACAACATCATCAATTTCATTAATTGTTGGTTGGCAAATATCTCGAATATCATCATCAGTGAAATCATAACTTTGCAAGAACTGATAGTTCATATCACGATTGTTTTCTAATTCTTCTGGCGTGATTTTTGGCGTTGAAAACTGATAATGATTCTTTTGACAGTTCTCATAATAATCTTCCCAACTATCATAGCAGTTCCACAGCTTCAACATTGATTCTGTCAGAATTACTTCCGCATCCCGAACATCTCGCTTGTCACCCCAGACATCTTCTATCTCATAAGTACCTGCAATCTTTTCTGCAAACTCAACAAAATCAAAAGTATAAACCATACCCTTAGTCCACGCATACCTTGTGTTCATACCCGATAATGGAGTTGAATTACCCGTTAAAAATTCATTGACACGAGTTGAATATTGTGGCAACATTAAACCATATCCATCTGAATCATTGTGTTCAATATCATATCCTTTTTGATATGTAAGTTTAGGTTCACCCTCATCTTCATCTGTTATCAGTATTACATCTTCTTGAAAGTGAGTAATACAATCTTTGACCACGATTATTCCGTTAGGTTGGGGGATAGGGGTAGAACCAGAACATACTAATGCTTGATAGGCTTCTAACTTTGCTGGAACGAGTAATTTATTCATATTGCGACCGTTATCCAATCTTCTTTTAAGCTCGTCATATAAATCTGCATTAACATACACAATGGTTGAATTTTTAATACCACCATTAGTTCCAAGAAAACGCCTATATCTTTTCCCGTTGATTGAGAATCCTAAATTAGCTCTGTCATAGTCTTTGTTGCTATCCATAATCACACAAACATAATCTGATAAAAACTGTTTGCAATATAACTCTTTATAATAACTCTTAATATTTAGTTTTGTTTCTTTGCTGCGTGGCTTTTTCTTTTCAACCTTTATTTTCCTTTGAAGCGACTTGATTTGGTTGTCTAAATCCCCAACACCGTTTAGCTCGTCAATAAATCTTAGCATCTGGTTATCGCTTATCGACACGACAACTTCCGGACAGTCGCTTAATGCCGTTTCAAGAGGCAAGTTTAACTCCCATTTCGATTGTTTTAGTTGCTTGCTATGTATTTTATAAATTAGTCGCAAGCATTTTTTTTGCTCCATTCAACCATCCTCTACATAATATAATTACTTGCGTTGTTTCTTACAGGTTAAAAATAAACCTCGAAACACTTATGTTCTGGCAACCACCGAGTTTTTAACCTATCTTTTTCAAAATATAGCAAATCCACGATTTGATATATGTGATAGCAATAATCGGTTTTGCCACCTCTCAAAGAGCAAAGCACACTATCAATAAATGTACAATAATCGTGTTTGCGAATATCATCCGACCTTTTGTCGTAATATGAACTATGCTGCATATAACTCGACGATAATATTTTTAATATTTGAAAATATGTTTGCCACTCTGAATCTGATAGTGTTTTAAAAACTCTTTGTTCAAGTTTTTGCGAATATAATTTATCCATAATTATGTTTATCCTCCATTTTGTCTGCTTAAAGAACGAATATAAAATGCTGCTCTTTGTGCTTCACTTTTCCAATCATATTTAATGTTTCCTTGAATCTTCATATTTACTATTATTCTTACGTTTGAATGCCACACACCATCTTTGGTTTGGTATCTTGCAAGTTCCTCACTATGTACTATCTCCAACTGCTCCAATACATTTAAACAAGCCGATATTGAACGAACGGATAAGCCTGTGCTTTCTGATATACGGACAAGTAGATTAGAGTAAAAGCAGGGCTGCCCTTGCATATGTATCATATGCAGGCGGATATAAGCGAGTAGAAGCAGGAGATGAGCGTGGTTTATTCTTTTGCCGAGTTGCATACATTCCTTTCTATATGCAAGTATTTTATTAAACTCTGATTGATACACTATACCAAACTGTTCGCAAGTTTGAGCTATAAAAATTCCTTTCTCGGTTTTGGCAAGAACGCCCAAAGAAAGCAATTTAGAAACCAATATTTTAAAATTACTTATCACGCCTCCTGTTCCTCTAAAAGATGAATATAGGGAATAGGCGGCAAGGTCTGACACCTTCTTGCCATCCCACCCAGAGAACAAGATTGAAAGATAAGCAATAACCCTCTTGTCGCCAAGTCCAATATTATAAATTAAACTTCGAGGCACTTTAACAAATTCCACTAAACCACCTCTTATATTATCCTATTATAATTATACCATAAAAATTAAAATTAGTCAAGTAGTTATTTGGGTGTGTTTTCAAAAAATGTTAAGAAACTGCATTTCCTTAATCATATATTATAGTAATAGGATTCTCACTATCTAAATACTAATACTATTGTGATTCTAATAAAGATAATAATAGTAATAATGTATTAGTATTATAATGTGAAACCTAAGATGATTTCTAAAAATAGCTCTAAAATGCCCCAGAATGCCCTGTATTCAACGAAATGCAATTAAGATGTGAAACTATACCCCATAAATATATCGTGGCTTAGAAAGGCTTGTAGGCAATTTTAAAGCAATAGGGAAATATAAATAATACTTTGCGGCATATAAGTAGCAGCTCCCACAATGAAAATGTTAAGAAATTGCACTTCCTTATATATATTATAGTAATAGTATTATTATAATTACTATAATAATAAATATAAGATTCTTAAAAGAACATACTAATACTATTAAGATTCTTATAAGTATTATAATAGTAATAATGTATTAGTATGAGTTCGTTTATTAAAAAATCGTCTTTTTTAAAGAAAAATCCTATAAAATTTCGCTAATATTAAGTCGCGAAAATCTATTAAAATTCGGGTTATATTAGTTAAAACATATATTTGATAGTTATTGCTAATAAATTAAAGTTCCCTTAAATTGAGAACTTTTTTATATCTAAGTCCGGCATTGATTAACGAATTTTTATAATTTTAAAAAATACCGAAAAAGTTACCAATAATTGAGGACTTATAAAATCAAAAAGAATTTCGGGAAATTTACGAAAACTCTCATAAATTGAGGATTTTTTTATTTTCGAGATAAATTTCGGTAATGCCTCAATTATTGAGGGGAATTTGAGAATTTTGAACTTTTTTTAATTTTCGGGAAATTTTGAGCAAAGAGTGAGGGGAAGCACACAGGGGTATGAGTCGCATCGCTTTAATGAGTTAAAGTGTAAAAGTACCCCCGTCAATGCTTTAGTGATTTAAAGTACCAATAATTGAGGGGTACAAGTCCGTAATTGTGCATTTTTCGGACTTGAAGCCGCCTATTTTTGATTATTTAGTTTTGTATAGCATTGCAATAAAACGAACATTTTATTTTTAAAAAATGATGATTTTTCAAAATTGAATTTTTTTATAATATAGAATTTCGAGAAAATATTTCGGTATGCTTATTATTGCCGAAATTTTCAAAAATGAAAATGAGAATCATTTTCAAATTCACACTTCAAAAATGTAACAACAATTACAAAATGTAACAATTCCCTTTATTCTCAAAAAGAAAATAAATGCTTGCAAAAATTTTCAAAATTTGCCTATATAAGAATATAATAATACAATAGGCGATTTTCAAAAGTTGGTGCAGCTCTATCCGATTTTTATTTCTAAAAAAGAATTAAAATCACGAAAATATACATAAAAACCCAACAAATCAGAAATAATAATTTGTGCAAAAGTTACGAATATCACCAAAAAATCGAAATTTTTAAAAATTCATATTGACGCACTGTTAACAGTATGATAAAATAAAGATGTCAACAAAACAAACACACGCCGACGGCGTGAATTTAAGGAGGCATTTTTATGATGTGTAAATGTACTTTCCCCGGCTGCACTGCACCGGCAACAATCAAAACACCATTAGCAAGACGCGGCGGGCGTAACGCCTATATGTGCGAATTTCACGCATACGAAAAAGCAAGCTATTCAGCAGATAACAACAAGAGACACGGCAAAACAAAAGTTAGTAAAGACACATTCGGATGGGAATTAGAAACAAGTTATTCTGACGAAATCGCAAGAGGTGAATTAATCGCCGCAAAATTTCTCCCGACTTTCGATTGTACCGTGAATGTTGAGTACAAGTCGCCCATTTACAACGGTTTGAATAGTATCAGCAAAACATTCACAACTTTTGATAAGCTCATCGCGGAAGGACATTTAGAAATCAATGACGACTGCGGCACGCACACACACTATGGCAACAGAGAATACATCAACCGTGAAACTATGGATTATATCCGCCGCTTTTATCACTCTTTATTTATTCCTCTTTGCGAGTCAATCAGAGAACATAGCGACAAGACCGCTGCATTTTGGGGACGCGACTTCAATCATTGGGCAGCTCCAATATATAGCTACACGAACGCAACGACACACGAGAATTTCATCAACCTGCAACACTCCAACACGATTGAATTTAGACTCGTAAAGTACCAGAACGCAACACAAATGATGCGTGTCGCAAGGTTTATAAAAGCTGTTGGCAACTGCATCATTGAAAACTTTATCAAGCATTTCAACGACTCCGAGTTTGACACAAGACGGTATCCAACAATCAAAGAGTACCGCAAACACAAGGCAGACGTTACCGCAAACAAAATTGTTAAATTGTACGAAAAGGCAATCGCCGAAATCGAAATCTAAACACCAACACGCCGGGAGTAATCCCGGCTTTACTTTTTGTCTACCAAAAAATCCAATTTTGAAAAATCAAATTTCTTTGAATGCTGCATCAATCCATTTTTCAATATTCGACTTTTTTGTATTTGACCGCCCAATAATTTACATTTTTCAAAATTCAATTTTTTTGTATTGGTTTACAAATTTCCTCAATTTTGAAAAACCGGCAAAATCAGCATTGACCGCTCAAAAAATCCCAATTTTGAAAAACAACGACCGCAAACAAAACATTTTTCAAAATCAATATTTTTTGCTTACGAAAACAAAAAAAGAGCAATTTTGAAAAACAGCGAAAAAATCAAAATATCATTTTTCAAAATTCTGATTATTTGCTATTCACTCCGAAAAAAATCCGATATTGAAAAATCATCTACAAAAATATTCAATTTTGAAAAATATGCAAAATTGCACACTAAATACAAAAAACTCTAATTTTGAAAAATCAAGAATAAAGAGCGCCCAATTTTTCAAAATCATTATTTTTTGTATATATTCACCGGCAAAATCTTATTTTTCAAAATTCAAATTTATTAAATATAAAAGTTACAATTTGATTACAATTTTATATTTGGTTGATAATTTTTCATTTTTCAAAATTCAGAATTATTGAAAATAATAATTACAATTTGGTTACAATTTGATAACAAATTAAATTCTTCGATAATTAATAATTTTTCAAAATTCCGAAAAATTGGCAGTACATCACAAATATAAATCATTTTTCAAAATCTTGAATAATTGGAGCAAAAGAGCAAATATAAACCATTTTTGAAAATTTGTTTTTTTGGTAAATCAGAAATTAATTTATCATTTTTTAAAACTTCGGATTTTTGGCGGAGCTATTCAGGATATTTCAATTTTTCAAAATCTCGAAATTTTGGACAAGAAAATAAAACGAGGATTTTTTTGTTTTGTTTTAGAATTTTTCAAAATGCTGATTTTTTGGAATCGTTCACGGATAATTTGGATTTTTCAAAATTTTAAAAAATTGGAATTGCCGGACAGAAAAAAGCAATTTTGAAAAATAGAATTTTGTCGGAGAATCAGACCAACAAAATAGAATTTTTCAAAATCAAGAAAAATTGGACAGAACAAACAGAAAAATCTAATTTTGAAAAACTACGGGAAACGGGAGAGGCACAACAGAAAAACGGAATTTTGAAAAACAATAATTATTTATGATGGATTATTAAAAAGGATTTTTCAAAACTTCGGATTTTTGGAAAACCAACAACAGAAATGTTTATTTTTCAAAATTAAGAAAATTTGCAGAAGATTTATAATAATTCAGAATTTTTCAAAATCAAAATTTTTGTGCGGAAATAATCTATTTTTCAAAACTTCGGAAAATTGCCGGAGCTATTCGGAAATAAAGGATTTTTCAAAATTCAAAATAATTGGAGAACATCAACAAGAAAATTCGATTTTGAAAAATATTCATTCTTTGGAAAGTCAGAACAGAAAAAAGCGTTTTTCAAAATTGGGAAAATCCGCACAACACAAACAGAAAAACGGAATTTTGAAAAATGGTTATTCTTCGGAGAATCAGAACATAAAAGAAGATTTTTCAAAATATAGAAAAATTGGTATTGCATACCGGAAAATCTGCATTTTGAAAAACAAGAACAATTTGATAAATGATTTTTAAAAATTCGGAAAATCTGTACACCAACAAAAAATTTGAATTTTGAAAAACGAGAATATTCGGAAAGATGGAAAGCAAATCTACCATTTTTCAAAATTACGGAAAACTGGCAAGGCATCACAGAAAAAAGCAATTTTAAAAAACCAGGAAATTTCGTGATGGATTTACAAAAAATAGGAATATTAAAAAACAATAGGAAATTTTCAGAACATCACAAAAAATCCAATATTAAAAAACAAAACGGAGAAAACAAAAAAAGGAATATCCGGAGCGTTGGCGGAGCTGCTACAAGCTATATATAAATAAGGAAAAGGAAAATTTGCTTGACATTGTACGTATCAGCCAAATGTAATGTTATGATTTTGTGCAATGCTACAAACTGAAAAAAGTTTTTGAAATTTCATTGACATACTTATAAAAGTATGATATAATATAGACACAACAGAAACACGAGCGGCGACAACGAGCCGCCCAAGAAACAATCCAAGTAATTACATTATAGGAGGTTATCACAATGACAAAGTACACATTAACAGTCGGATTAAACGACAAAATCACAAAGACGCAGCTCATCAACACAGAGAACGCACACGAGATTATCGCGGACACGCTGCTGATTGATTTTGATATCTACGCTTTTACAATGTTCGAGTGCTACGGAGTTTACAGACACGAGAACGGCGAAATCGTAAAGGAAAAATCATTTAGAATCGAAATTGCATCAGATGATGTTATTGACGGAAAAATCTGCGAGATTATCAAGTCGCTGAAGGTCAAGCTGAATCAAGAGTCGATAATGTACGAGCGTGTCAACTACGCAAACATTCAATTCATTTAATGCAGAGTGACGGCGGCGAATCCGCTGCCGGTAATGCAGCCGTTGACGGTCACAAGCCCGTAACTGCAAATACTAAATATCGGAGGTATTCCATTATGAAAAAGACTTTGAAGAATCATCCCTATGCACAATGCTATGTTTGCATCAACGACGACAATAGCGTTGACTTCATCAGCTATAGAACGCGCGTTATCACTATTCAGATTATCAATAATCGCCGCTTTATCGAGTGTACCGGCACATATTCGATGACGACGATTAAACAAATCGGATGGTTTTTGAAGGAATACGCGCCCGATTTGTGCTATTACGATATGAAGCGAATAGTATACAAGGGAGTTACAGAAATGTAACAAAAAGGGCTTTTGAGGAGCTGCGCCCGAAGCAACTCCATCCCAACACTAAAATTAGTGTAATAAATTTAAAAGGTGATATGTTATGCTTGAAAAAGTGACGAACACACGCATCAGACGATGGATTAAAGACGGCGAAGCAGTCAACATTACAAACTACGACACCGGCACAATGAAGCGTTTTCTTAGTGAACGCAGAGTAACGAGAATAATGTACAGTACCGGAATTTTCGGCGTGAACGGCTGCATCATCAGAGACAAGGACACCGGCGTTACATACGCAATATCAGCGAGGACAAAAGCGCTTTTAATGGTGGTTTAAAAGAACGGAGGCGGCAAAGATGAGAAAAAGTCTACACTATGCAAAAGAACGCAGATTTAGAGAACGCCACATCCAGGAAATCGGCGAAGGCACTACATATGCAGAATTTATCGTTGATAATGGACACAAGAACGGCGCAGAACGTCACATTCTCACAACGAACGGAATAATAATCATCTATAATGCAAGGACAAACAGACTTGTTACAAAGTTAATAGCACGCCCAGGACAAATCAAGAGATACTATCCCGAAGGGAATTTTCCGGCTGAGATAGTCGCAATAGCATTAGAACACGCAAAAATGCACATCAACTATTAAGGAGGCTATACAATGGAATGGCACATAATAGATGCTTTTAACCTTGCAATGGATATGTACAAACACGGCGAAATCACGCTTGACAAGATAGACAAAACAATTCAAACACTATGGGAAGAAATGCAGAAGGAGAATGCAGAATGAAAAAATTTATTAACACATTAGGTTTATCGGATAATTTCTTTGACCAAAACATCAGAGCCGAAGCGGTACGAGATTTTTCATCAACAGTTATCACTCACGATTTAGAAGAACGCAAGGCAACAGAAGAAGAACGCAGAGCTTTAACGGGAATTATCGGCGGCGCGTTATCAAGCATTGCTTTTTATGCTTGTACCGACGAATGGAAGCCGGAGAATGTACGAATAGTCAAGGACACGGCGGAATTTACGGCGATTTACTTGTTACCGAACATCAACAACTACAATACCGTATATAATCGCATTCAGAAAATAATCGACTTGTTTACGGAAAATTAAGGAGGATTTTACAATGAAAAAGAAAATCGCAATAGCTATGGCAATACTGGCAGCATCGGCGGCAATAGTTGGATTTACCAACAAGCCCGAAACAACGGTAACGGAAAATTCCGTTATCATACCGGCAGAAACGGGAGCGCGGGTAATAATCCAATATCCCGACGGCAACGTCTACGAGTTTATCGGGAATGACTATGACATCGCGGATAATCGTGTAACAGTTTACTTTGATAAGGATTTTTGAGGAGGCGTTATTATGTCAAGGAATATGAAACCGGAATACATCATCAAGCTGCGGAAAATTCAAGCGCCGAACGGCTATAAATTCGATTTGGCAAACTACATTTACAATCCGTCATATGATTATGACTATCCGTCATTTATCAAGAAAATTTCGGAGAGCGAAACAACGGAAACATACCGCAGAGTATCGTATTTCAAACACTATGACGGAAGCGGCGAATACTGCGAGGAAATTTACACACGAGTAAAGAACGGCGAGAACTGGCAAATCGCAAGAGACAGAACGGAAAATGTTCTGGAAAAATCAAAAAGATTTAATATTAAAAAACTGTTGATGTTTTGTTGAGAAAGATAAAGGAGGCTATATTATGGGATGGACAGTAGGAAGCGCACGATATTTTAAAAACGGAAAAGTTGATAGAAAGGCAGAGTGCGACGCACTTTGTACCGACACTGTTTTTAGAGTGGAAAAATCCGCTATGGTTGGTGCGGTTTATTATGCTGCAATTCGCAGAATCGGAAAATATGTTGACGGGGAATTAGAGATGATACCAACGGAAAAACAAGATGTTTCTGCTGTAGTTATTCTCACGTCAACGGGCAAGGAAGCATATGGATATTTTACCGGCTACACCTTTGGTTATAAGGATATGTCAGAAGATATGCATCCATATTATTACGACTGCCCTATTAGCATTCTAAATCTGCTAACTGAAACGGAAAGTGAGAATGCGAAAGAGTGGAGACGACGTTGCAAAGAGCGGCACGAGGAAAAGAAAAAAGCAAAGAAGAATCCGGACAGTTTGGAAAATCTACCCGTTGGTTCGATTATCGAGTGCAACGGCGAAAGATTAAAGAAAATGTTACCGGCGTATCAATTCAAGCGTAATTGGTGGTTGTGTATCGGAAAAAGAGGTTATATGTCGCCTTCATACATTAAATCAACCGGCTATACCGTAATATCGAGAGGATAAAAGGAAAAATTTTTCAAGAATTTTTAGAAAAGGTATTGACATACTTATAAAAGTATGATATAATTAAGAAAACAAATCAAGGAGGAAAATCTTATGAGTACAGCGAATTTTAGAACAATGGATTATGATTTACCTTTGGTTATCGGCGGAGTATATGACAGCGATACAATAGAGCATTGGAAAAATGAATACCGTGCAGAGTACGGCAAGGACATGACGGAAGGAGAACTTGAATACGAATTTCAGATGTATGCAGAAGATGATTTTGCCGAAGCAACATCGCTGGCGGAAGATTTTAACGAGAGCCTTCAATTCTACAAAGTGGAAGTTATCGGCGGATATTACGAAGGCTTTCAATTCTTTGTAAGCGGCATATGGTTTGACGACTACGAGGAAATGGACAACGACGACGCACACTATTACTTTGATATGTGTAGAAGCAAGGCATTGAGGGCGGAAAAGTCGGAAATGAGAAAAATTGAAAAATGGTTGCAGAAAATCACATCGGAATACGGTTACGATATGATAATATGTGTCGGAAGATTTAGTAACGGCGAAGCGGTTTACAGAAAAGTCGGATAAGGAGGAATATTCAATGACTAACAAAATGATTATCCTTTACGAGCAAGTAAGGTTGATGGAGGAAGGTTTGATAGGAACGACCGGCAGAATATTCGTCGTTGATGACGGACACGGCGGCAAAAAGGAAATCGCAGAGCCGGAAGAAATTCACACCTTTGCAATGTGGAAAAGTTTAGGCTATTCCGTAAGAAAAGGAGAAAAGGCGGTTGCTAAATTCGCAATATGGAAATACACAACACGAAAAGGAATAGACGAGAACGGAGAAGAAATCGACAAGTCGAGAATGTTCTTGAAAGACGCTTGTTGGTTTTCGGCAAGTCAAGTAGAAAGAGCGTAAACGACCGATAGGCAGACGGAAAATCCGTCTGTTAAGGCTACACACAGGAAGTCTAAAGTACCTGGTACGCTAACAAATAAGGAGGAATTAGTTATGACACTTTTTGAATTTATTCGGAAACATCAAGATATTGACGAGCTGACAGTGTGGGACAAGGACTATGATGTGGAAATTTACTTTTATCCCGATTGCGTAAATCCTGCTGACGAATGGGATGAAGCTATGCGCGAAATCGCAAAAAAGCTAACCATTGTAGCGGAAGATTGGAACAAAGGCGTTACCGTAAATCTTTCGGAAGTGATTAAAGGCAATTTGAATAACGGAGCGTTTGAGGATTTGTTTATTTACAACAATTTGAAATCTATTATGGCAGACATAGAAAACATTTTTGCTGGCTATGTTAGCGAAAAATGGATGCTTGACTTTGCAAGAAGTCTTAAATAAAAGGAGGAAATGAAAATGAAGATGGAATTTAAACTTCACACATATGATATTCAGTTATTGGATATAGCGTTAATCCATTATAGAGCCGACGGCGTTTTGACAAAAGAAGATAACGAGCGGCTTAGAGATAAACTAATGGAGCTAAATAATCTATGCAACAAGGAAAATGATTATACATTACACATAACAGTCGAATCATAAGGGGGAGGAATAATAAAATGAAGAAATGGTATTTGCACAATGGAACAGAGGTTACAGAGGAAAAAGCAGAGGAAATAAGACAGAAAAACGGAAAGTTATGCGAGGCTGTTTATCGCGGCGAAAAGGATTTTTCAGAATTGAAAAATATTGTATGGCTATTTGGCGAAGAAATTGAAGAACAGGAAAGAAAATCAAAAAATCGTAATATTAAAAAATAGCATTTTTCAAAAATCAAAAAATCTGGCAGAAAGGAGAATAGGTATGTTATACATTAGCTATGGAAGCAATATGAATATTGAACAGATGAGAAGTAGATGCCCACATACAAAGGTTGTCGGCAACGGAAAACTGCACGGCTGGAAGTTGGTTTTTAATTATCATGCTGACATAATCCATACTGGAAACGAGGAGGATTTTGTACCGGTCGTTGTTTGGAATTTAACAAATAAAATAGATAAAGAAAACCTTGACAGATATGAAGGTTATCCGCTATACTATAAAAGGATAACAATTCCCGTTACAATGGATTGCAGCGGCGAAGTTAAGAAAGCTATGGTTTATGTTATGACGGATGAGAGAAAAGGTATTTATCCGCCTGATGTTTATTATTTCAATGTAATCGAAGATGGTTACAGAGCAAACGGAATTGATATTACACCATTATATGACGCTGCGAAGCATTCTATTGATAACATCACAGAATACAATCAATACAATTCGAGATAGGAGGGAAAATCTATGAGGAATTTACGAAGGTCAAAAAAGCTATTGGAAAATTATGTTTGTCATCAATGCCTACGACAGATTAACAAATGTGTATGCGAATATTATCCGCCGCAAGACCTTATCTGGCTTGACATAAATATGCAAGATATGATAATACGACTTAATGATAAGGGATATACAACATGGAGCTGTTGCGAATCTCATAATGATGCAACTGAACCAACTACAATGTATATTTCTTTTGCATGGAAGTACGACCAAATCGACACGGAAAATTTGCCAGATGGTTTTAAATGGTTAGAACAGAAACGTGCCATTCTATTTGAACCGCCTAAAAATGTTACACTGGAAGAAGCAGAAAAAATCAAATTTGAAAAACTAAAGCTGTTATCCGATTGGGTAGACAGTTTACCAGACGGAGCTACACGAATACCTGAGTAAATGGAGATTAATGTAATGGCAAAGCGGAAATATACAGAAGAAGAAGCACGAGAACGAAAAAACGCAAGGCAAAGAGAGTATGCTAAACGCACAAGTTATAGGGCAAACAACGACTATAACAAGCGAACATACACACAGATTGTTGTTCGCGTTAAGAAAGAAATAGCAGAAAATTACAAGTCAAAATGTGATGAGCTTGGCATTTCTTATGGTGCGATTTTACAAGAAGCAATAGATGACTTTTTAGAGAAAAATAAGTAGTAACAAGCTAAAGGGCGGTCTCCCGCCCTAAAAAATAAAGCGTAAGAAACAATGCAAGTAATTACATTATAACAGAGGGTGAATAAAATGGGAATTTTATATATAGTAGGAATCCTTATAGTATGGGCAATCATCGGAGCTAAAGAAAGTTTAATGCCGCCGAAGCCTGCTATTAAGTCGGAAGATATAAACGCACATCTTAACAAAGTGCTGAGCTTTAAGACGGTAAAGGAACGGCAGGACTATTTAAAAAGAATGTAAGAGTAAACCATTTAAATAATAATTGATGTTAGGGAGGCTGCATTATGGAAAAGATTATAGAAGATATGATTACATCGGCGTACAGACACAAAGACTATGAGATGGCAGCATTTGCATATCAACTTATGGCTGAAATGGCAAGAACATTTAACTGCCCATCTAACTGGCAAGATATAGGCGAGAATATGGCTGACTTATTCTCTGGCATTGATTGGATTGAAGAAAACTGCAAACTTTATGATTTTAGATAATAAACGAATTTTTTTAAAAAAAGTATTGACATACTAATAGAAGTATGGTATAATTATTATAGTAAGTAAATGGAAATTATTTTTTTGAGTAAAGAAACAATCCAAATAACTATATTATAAATGGAGGAATGATTTATGGGTTATGAATGCAAAATTTTTATAGTCGATGTAACACGCTGGAAGCCAGAAAATCAGCCTGAGCAAGTATATGCAGAAATTATTGCCACAATGGAAATGTGTAGAATGGATTATTCGTTTTACAAATTATTCACAGAAGAAATAGATTATGAAATATATGCGGAAGATGGCAACCACACAACGAGCAGGGATAGATACGGTGACAAAATAAAATCTGCCAAAATCGACAAGGTTATCGAATGGCTGGAATCCGAAATCGAGAGAGATAATTATAGACGATTAAAACCGTTTTTAGGTTTGCTGAAAGGATTTAATCCTGATATGTGGAACGACCTACAAATACTCCATTATGGATATTAAACGCACGACGACCGATAGGCAGCAGCCAGAACAGCTGCTGTTAAGGCTACATCTTGACAGTCTAAAGTATCAAGAGTGCTAACAACACAAGGAGATGATGATATGGAAGCGAACAACAAGATATTAGCAGAGCAGTTTTGCAAGGCAATCAAAACTATATCTGAAAAGCCGGAAAATCTTGAAAATCTTGAATCGTATCTTTCGCAGCATTTTTCGGTATGGGTTGAAAAATTCGCAAGAACGCCGGAAGATTTGACTTTTGAGATGACTTCTTTTGCAGAGATGGAAATATAATACAGGAGGGATAATATGAAACAGATTATGACAGTATATAACAGAAGCATTATTCCTCTTAAAGAGAGGTGTGCAATAGTAGATAGAGGTGGATGGGAAAGGAACATCGACCACATAAAGATATGCAGCATCTCCAAAAGCGGAAAATCCGTCGAGCTGCTTGTGTACGATAAGTCATTATATAATATGCCGCTTTGCAGAATAACCAAAAGAATAAACTTGGTAGGTCAAGGTATCACACACGAAGGAACTGTTACAATAAGCATCGGCTCAACAGCTTATGAAGTCGGAAAATGGAACGAGGTGTAAGGAATGAAAATGCGAAATCGAACACATAGAAATTTTCTCCGAGTGATGAAAATGATACAAGCAAAAGGATATGACAGACAAGAAAGCGAAGATTTAACACGAATAGTATGGGATAATGTAGAAGCCGACAAGGGCAGAGGTAACAGAACTGCGGAGTGGTTCGTCAATCAAATTCTTAGCAAGACAGAATACGAGCGGGAATATTCCATTAAGCAAGGAGGAAATAACAATGTTGAATAAAATAATCAAAACATCGGAAGCTCTTGGCTGGTCTGTAGAAGATGACGGCGACACGGTATCGTTTTATCAGTATAGTCCAGCAGGAGAAGATTTTAGCTTTACAGTTGGCAAGGAAAACATCATCAAAGAAGTTAGAGAATATGCTGCCGATTTTGATATTGATGAGCATATCGAAATGCGGATAGAGGCAAAAAGAAACGGCGTGAGTGGCATTCCGTCAGCAAGGGAATTGGTACACGATGCAGAAGATATTGACGGTATGCTGCAAGAATTGGCAGCGGCTTTATCAGAACTGGAGGTGTGATAAAATGACAGAAATGAGATTTAAGCACATCATAGATGGGGATTATACTTGTGAGGAATACTTCAATAAACTGCATAATCTCATAAGAGCCACAAAGGATGGCGACGAAATCACGGTTGTGAGAAATAAGGACGGCAGAAGTTTTTGTGTTGTGCTGTTTGAAAACGGCGAGTATGTTGATTATGTTGAAAACTACCTGACTATTGATAAGGCTTATGATTGCGTAAGAAGGTATTTAATAAATCACAAATCAACAGGATTTTTCCTTGATGATAAGGTACGGAAAATAACAGAACACACATACGGCACAAAGATATTTATGCGACTGATTGTTGACGGCAGAATCGAAGAAGTAACTAATCGCTGCGGCTTTGACTGTACCTGGAGCATTTACGAAACATCTGCGGACAATGACGAAGAACGCAAAAGGAGAATCATAGAGGCTTTTGACGAATTGTATTAAGCAAAGGAGAATGAGCTATGAAAGTTAAAATTACGCCTGAGATGAGAAAACACTTGACATTGGATATGATGCCCGAAGTTAGGAAAATCATAAATGATATGAAAGAAATAACCAAAGAGAGCTTCATGGAAGATTGTCAGACCGCTGCGAGGATTGCAAGCCGTTCAAATGACCATTTTGAAATCTTAAAGGCGGAATCAGAAATCTGTTTTAATTGTAGGGCTAACGGATTTTTCGGCACAGAATATCCCGACCTTGATGTATATATTCAAATCTATGCTTATAACAGCTAATGGAATTAAATAATTTATGTACGGAAGAAAACGGTTATACGCTAACTATTACAGTTAAATCATAAACAAAAGCATAACGCTGATGGCAGTGTGGATACAATATTCACGCTGTAAAGCTACACTGATATATCCAAAGTAATCAGGTGCTTTAATTAAGATTATAGGAGGAATCATTATGAAAACAAGTGTATTGGTAGAAGCTCCGATTGTAACTCTTAGAAGTGACTTTTGCGATTTTCAAGGCGGTAGAGGCGAAGAAATTAATCTTTACGCAAAGGATTTTAAAGAGGCTACGGTAGGCAAAATATGGTCAGCAGATTACACCGGCAGTTGTAGAAGAGGTAACAACTGTGAAAGTCTTGAAGTAGTATACAAGAACAAACGTGGTGTTGCTGTTCTTTACCGTAATTGGGGAACGACTAATGCAGATAATCCTAAAGATTGGGCTGAAAAGCCTAAATTGTGGTGGATTGAGATAGCATAATAGCCGAAGGAAATACAATAGACGGGAATCACTGTCCACAACTTAAGCATTTTATGAGTAAAGCGGTACTGCATAGAATACAGGAACGGAGCGACAAAACGTCTGCCACAAAATTTGTATTTTTTTCTTAAGTTGTGGATAGTATATGGAAAATTAGTAATCTACACTTGCGTATCTAAAAGTGACAAGGTGCTTTAATAGTATTAAAATTGTAGGAGGAATGAATATGAGAAATCTGATTGAGCAACATAGACAGCAGACTATTGAAGATATAGAAAATCTGAAAAAATCTGTCAATAAAGCTCTTGATGCCTTTGAAGAATTAGAATTAGGGTTGAAATACGATGCAAGAGTTTATACAATCAATCAGTTGATTTCGATTAGTGTAAAATTAGATTGTATTAAAAATGCTTTAAATGACATAGAAAATAGTTGAATATATAAGGAGGAATAAAACATGAAAATTTCAATGTACGCAGAGGACTTCAAGAACATCACGGAAAGAGCAGTAATAGCAACAGCGAAGAAAGGTAGCTCGTCTGTTATGGAATCTGTACTGATTGAAGCAAGTGATAACAAGGTAGTCGCAAAAGCTTATAACCTTGATTATTATGCGGAAGTTGCAACCAATGAGGTCGATGTTGTCGAGGAAGGAACTATGGTTATTCACAGGGATAGCCTTAAAAGCCTGTACAACATGAAAGGCAGAATTACGCTTGAATCTGCGGAAAAATCTGGTGTTGTCAAGTCTACAAAGAAAGCAAGTCGATTTTTTGTGTATGATAAGGCAGAAGATTTTTCATTGCCGACAATTGGAAAAACACAACACGCTTTCACTGTCAAGCAGTCTGAACTGTTGGCAATAATGACAAAAATCAAGCCTTATTTGTTTAAGAGAGATTCAAAACTTATTTATAAAGGTATTCATATTGTTGGTGCAGAAGGTCTTGGAATATTTTATGGTTGTTCGGGATTCTATGGCATCAGGCAAAAGGTACACGGAGATTTTGATACATTTGAAATTACGATTCCCGAAGTATCAAAAGAAATCAAGGGTGTATCTGGAACAAAAAATAGCAAGCAAGACTGTGATATTGTGGTGTCATACGGTGGAAAATTTGTTGTTTATGAGGGAGAAGATTTTAAATTTGTAACAAGGTTGTTGGAAGGCAAGTATGCTAATTTGGAACAATCTTTTAACGCTAATTTTACAAGTGCTTTTGATATAGATGCAGATGAAATTTGTAAATTGGCAAAGGAATATAAGGATATTTCGCCAGAAATGGTATTTACCAATGTTAGCGGAGAATTGTCTGCAATGGCTCTTGGCAACAACATTCAAACTATGGATAGTTTACAGACTGTTGACAATTCCACAATATTGGAATCGGAAAAATATATACAGAGTTTTAACCCTGTATATGTAGAATTAGTTATGAAAACTTATGGCAAAGAGAATGTTCGTATTGATGTACAAGCAGGAATGTGGAAAATTAACGGAAATTCTGATTGTTCTGTACTACTTGTGCCACTGAGAACAGAACCTGAAGATGAAGAAAGAGTACATAGCTTTGTTAAGAATGTTGCTTAATACAGAATAATCCGTTGTTACGCTTTTGATACAAATATGTAATATATCCGTAATAACTTGCAACTTCTGAAACACACTCGGAATATATATATTGGTTTACTTTCATGCTACAAAACTATTAAGAATGTAGTGTGAAAGTAAACCTAAAAGGAGGATAGAATATAAATGGAATCAACAATGAAAACAACAAAACCTATGAAAGTTTATACAATGAATCAATACGGAAATTTTACTCCGTTTGATTTGGAAACATACGTAGATGAAATCAAAAGTCAAACATATATCAAAACACGCAAAGAAGAAAGAGAAAAAGCAAGAGCAAGGAAAAAGAGAAAAGAACAGACTATGTTAAGAAGATTGTTCGGATTTGGAATGTTGATAGGTTCTATTTTTCTTTGCAAAATTATGATTGCACTGGGAGAAAGAGATGTTACATATATGTTAGTGCTTGTGCCGGTGGCGTTAGCGATGATTTTTGCTAAAGACTAACAAATCCAATAAAAGTATTGAACAAAATAATATGTTATGATATAATAAAGGTAAAACGAGGTGTTTCATATGTCAGCAAGAAAGCATATAAATAGATATAGAACAGAACCGAGTGGGTATGACTATAACGAGGTGCTAAAAAAAGGAAAAACTTTTCATAGGGCATCCGGAATATTCGATATGTCACCATATAAAGGAAAATACGATGATAGAGTTTTGTGGACTGCAACCAGACATTCGTTGCCACCATTTAAACCATCGGAGGGAACAAGAAGATACAAATTTAACATAGACAGAAAACGCTGGGAAGAAATACCCATACAGGCAGAAGAAATCATTTCAAATTGGGAGGAAAATTGCGATGCCTAACTATGTAACAAAAATCCGTATGCGTAAAGGTCGCATTGTTTCTTATAATCCTCTTGACATTGAGGGTTTATATATCGGAGAAACATACCACACAACACAAGATGTTTATTTTATGCTCAAAAAGATAGAGCAGGAGGAGAGCGAGGAAAAAAAATATTCCTTGCTAATAGCGATAAATACCTTATTCCAGTCATTGCATTAAATGGAAAAGTGTATGTTAGGTCTTACCCGAACACACAATTTGTAGATGCCATATTGGATTTACCGAGAGAATAAAAAGGAGTGTTGCATAATGAAAGCTAACTATAAAATAACACTGACAAAGACAATAGTTATCGACCTTGATACAGAAGATAAGAAAATCATCTATGTGATATTCAACACAATGGAATCAGATGAGGATAGTTCAATGATAGCAGAGGTTTATACGGCGTATAAAGACGGCGGCAATCTTGCCTATCAGTTTGGTTTGCCTTGTAATGATGGAAATGAGAATTATATTTGCGAAACTGTTGTAAGCAATTACGAAACCGACAACATTTTCTGGGATTGACATGGAGTAAACTATGAAAGATACGGAATTTATATCTAAAACAGCAGAGCAATATGCGGAAAAATTCAATATTGAAAAATCATATTTATATGAAGTCGGTCTTATCGGCTTGCGAAAAGCTCAAAAATACTATACACAAGATATGGGGACAAGCCCCAAAGAATATACAGAAATGGTAATCGAAGGAGAAATCCGCAGATTTTGCAGAGGAACAAGAAACGACAAGGGAGAATTGATATATGGACTGGACGATGACAGGAAAATTTGAAGATGGCTTTGAAACCGAAGTACACGGCTCAACAACAAAAGAATGTATCTATAAGCTGATGGACGACTATGAGGACGAACACGGCGAATTGGTGTATTATCTTGGACATAATGCCAAAACAAAGGAATATGTCGAGGGCGAGGCTATATAGCTTTGCCCGATGACGACCTTTCAAAAAAACTTTTATTTTTTTATAAAAAAAGTATTGACATACTACTAAAAGTGTGATATAATAAGTATGGTGAGTGAAACCAATTATTTTTTTTAAGTTAAGAAACAACCCAAATAATTATATGGTAAAGAGGAGAATTTACAATGATAAACCATGCTATTGAAAAGATGTTCATGTATAGAGGATATGAATGTGTAATTGTGATTCAGAGGATGGGACAGAAGATTTTTGCTAATTGCCCGTATGAAGCAAAGTCTTTAAAATTTTGCGTAGCTGAGTGTGAAAGTATCATCGACCAAATCGAAGAAATGAGGGATAACTTATGAGAGATTTTCAGAAGTATATAAACGAGTGTAAAGCCGAGCTTGACAAGATAGGAATTAAATACGGCGAAATCATCGAGTGGTCTATCAACACAAGGGCGAAAAAGAGATGGGGTCAATGTCGGAAAGTTCCTGGTGGATTTGCAATCAATATCAATGCAATTCTTCTTGACGAGAGAAACGATGTGGAAGGCTTGAAAAACACAATCATACATGAGCTACTTCATAGTTGTAAGGGCTGTATGAATCACGGAGCAGAATGGAAACGGCTTGCGGATAAAGTAAAAAGAGCATACGGCTATGACATCAAGCGTACTTGTCCTGCGGCGGGCATAGGTGTAAAAAAAGAAACTATGCCAGTTAGAAAGCAAGTAGAGCCGAAGTATATTGTTCAATGTGAGTGCTGCGGACAACTCATAAAAAGGCAGAAAAGGAGCGACCTTATAAAGCATACATCATTATATACTTGTGGAAGATGTCACGGAAGATTAAAACTAATTCAAGGAGCGTAAAAAATGGAGGAGCAAAGATATAACAAAAGAGTACGTCAAGCTATTTCAGATAAGTATGTAGAATATTCAAAAATGTACGCCGATACCCACAAGGAATTTTTAGAAGCAGAATCCAGATTAAAAGGAGAAAATGCAAAGAAAAACTTATCTTATGAACAATATGTCGATTTAGAAAAGTATCTCAACAATCTAAAGGAAGAAATGAAAGTGTTGAGAATACAGATTGACATTTGGGATGCAGCACGAGAGGTATGCTTGAATGTTTCAGACGAAATGAACAGAGCATTAAAAGGGAAATAATAACAATAATTTTTTAGGAGATATCATTATGAGTAAAATGTATGCACTTTCTTACAAAGAATGGAAAGAAAGTAGGTATAAACTATTTAACGAGAAAATCAACCACTTTAGCCAACACCCTGAATACGGATGGTTGAGGGAATATGCTGATGCTGCAATGTCGGCAAATGAAAGTTTTGGTCTTGCTATGATTGCCGGAACAGATTTTATCGAACGAATAGAATGTATGCCTTTGGATTATATCAAGGATTGGTTGGAGCACAAGAACGGTTTAGAGTGGAGAGAATGCGATAGACGAATGCTCAAAGCTTTAAAAGGCGGATTTGCTCATTTACTTGGAAAATATCCGAACCATGTAATTTCACGCATAAACAGCAGTGCCGCAGATTTTTATAAAAAATGCGGATATGAAATAATAGCAGAAGGTAATAATGTTTATGCGATTAAGGAAGAAAACTAATAAAACAAGTATTTTATAGGAGGAAAAATAAAATGGATAAAAGAACGATTGAAACCGCTGAACGATTTGGAATTTTAAACAAGTTACAGCAACTTGAGAATGATTTACTTAAAATCAAAGGAATATCCGAAGTCGAGTTTGATATTGATGGATTTTGGGATGATATGGATTATGTTATTCTTGTTCCTAAATATTCAATTCCTTCGGGATTACCAGTTAATGATTATTTCGCCGCAAGGAGAGAACAGTTAAATGAAATATCTGAATGTTGCTTACGCCACAATTTAATACCTACCGAGGATAGAATTGAGGATTATGGTGAACATTGGTATATTGTCAGAAAATGTAAATCAGCTTGGAGAACATAAAACGAATATTTTAACAGGAGGTATTTATTATGAGAACTATTGATGAATTTGTAAAACACATCAACAACGGTGAGAGTAGCTTTATCATTACTGAGGAAAATAAGACAGGGAGAAAATTGCTTTGTACTTGTGCAACAATCGGGAATACAAATACTGCGAAGCAATGGGGGAAATCTAATTATGAAAAAAGTGTCGGGGTATATTAATGTTAGAATAATAGAAAAATATTTCTTTGAGTTCTATGTCGATGATGATTCTACAGAAGAGGAAATATAGAAGAAAGTTAAAATCATAGAGGAAAATTTAAGAGCAAGAAGTAACCTATTACGAATAGCACACTTTCATACTCATTATGATGTTGAGAAAAATCGTATCCCTAAAAAATAGTTGTTGGGAGGAATATTTAATGAATAATAAAAAGCTAAAAGCATACATTGAGAAAGTATATGAAACAGCCACGAACAAAGGAAAATTCCCGAAAGGCATATCAAGTCAGTATGTTTTTCAAGAGTTGGTTAGAGTGTATAACGGCATTGTTAGCGACAGAACGGTCGAGTTTATATGCGGCGATATTGTGCCGATTTTAGACCACTGCGGGATAAAATACAAAGAAGAAGGCATTGGTTGGATAATCGAGCCGGAAATAGTTGCTTGACAAAAATTAAAATTATGGTATGATAAAAAGGAGAAACTATATTGAGGTGAGTTATAAGTGGCACGAAAAGACAAGGAAGCAGACCGAGAATATCAAGCAAGATATTACAGAGAACATAAAGACGAGAAGAAAAGAACAACATCAACGGCAGTTAAAAATCGCTACAATAAAAAGACCTACACACAGATAAGTGTTTCGGTTAAAAAGGACATTGCCGAAAGATACAAGGCAAAGTGTAAGGCAGACGGAATTACCATAAGTGAGCCGCTGCATAAGGCTATTAACGCATATATCGGCGAGGATTGCGTTGAAGAAGATTCAGAAGAATAATAAAAAAATACTTGACAAATAATAAATTGTGTGTTATAATAAAAGAAAAAACCTATTTAGAGTGCGCGAGAGACAAGCTCAATGACCGTACACCAACCTGCTTATGTAAGGTGGTAATGCTTGACCGATAGGAAACGAAAGTTGCTCCTGTCGGAAACGGCAGGAGTTTACTTTTGTGCTACAAAGTTGCCGATTATGTAGTATGAAAGTCAAGTCAGAGGAGGTGAAATAAATGAAATTTGAGGTAACATTTACACAATACTACACATACGAAGTAGAAGCAGAATCGGAAGATGAGGCGGTTGATATAGCTCATATGGAATTTGTAAGCGATATGCGAAGCCCAGTTGCTAATACCGCATATGACGATATTGAAGTAGAAGAAGTCGAACAGGATTGTTGAATGATAAATAGCCGAGAACCGCCCAAATTCGCCCTGTATCAGACGATTTAGGGTAAAGAGGTAAAGTATTATACCCCTAAAAATAAAACGGCGTGACGAGCCTTGTAGGCGGCTCAAAAGAGATTGGAGGATTTTATAAAATGAGTGAAAAGAAAATGCGGGTTTGGTGGATGCCACAAATTGGAGCTAAGACATTCCATATACCAGTCAAAACGCCAGAAGAAGCCAAAGTGGTTATGGATATTCTTGCTGCTTATGATTGTTTCCAATACAACCAACGAATTAAACCGGATTTTTGTAATGCCGGCGGATTGCAAATGTGGAATGAAGAAGAAAACGATTGGGTTGATTGGTATTGTGAAACGGAGAACGACTATTATGACGATGTAGATGAATACTGCGAAGCAGAATCAAACAAAAACTTAGAATTATCGGAGCTTAACAAATCACTATTTAAGCAAGTAGATTTTTATTGAGATTTCAAAAAATGTTAAGAAATTGCACTTCCTTAATCATATATTATAATAATAGTAATAAGACTCTAACTATTACATACTAATACTATTAAGATTCTTATAAGTATTATAATAGTAATAACGTATTAGTATGAGTTCTCTTACAAAATTTTTTGATAATGAAAAACCACTATCAGTTATTCAAAATAGATTTATTCAATGGAGGAATTTATAATGCGTAAAATCGAAAATCTTAGAAACACACTCAATGGCAAGGTCTACATCTTTTGCAAAGATAACCAGACTGCAAAGGAATTTCTTGTTGACGCCGAGAAAGAAGGCTATCTCTTTGGCGCAATTAAACCCACAGATAGCCAGCCGGACGACATTATTGCAATCGAGGAAAACAAACAGCTTGCATACGTCGGATTCGTTGGCAGAACAGCATTTCAGTGTAAGAATAAAGACAACCTACACAAAATTGATTATGCGAAATACAAGTCGGGAGCAGATGATTATTATGTGAGAGATAGAGAGTAACACAAAGAGAGGATTTTTATGATGCCTTTTAGTGAATTAAAAGAGTGTCCTTTTTGCGGTAGTGATATGTTTTGCGAAAAGCAAAAGGTAAAAGGATATATATACCCAAATATGCGCTTTGACGGCAAGGAGGACGGCGTTCATAACGAGGATTTATACGATAGCATCGATGTTATATATAATGGCAGAGCTTATTGTTGTCAGTGCAAACAGTATCTTGGCAATTACATTGATGGCACGATAAGCAAAGCCGCAGAGAAAAAGATAAAATCAGCATATAGTAGAGAGAATAGTTAAAAGCATTCTCCTGCTCACCAGGATGCCCCAGAATCAACGAAATGGCATTAAGAGGTAAAGTTACACCCTTAATTAAATCGTGGCTTAAAACGGCTTAGAATTGATTTTGGGGCATATGTTAAAATGTGTAAAGTAAAACCATAGAAAAAGTGGAAATCTTGAACCAACAATAACACATAGTGTAGCTTATTACTATACATAGCTATGTTAAGAAATTGCATTTCCTTAATCATATATTATAGTATAAGTATTAGACTATAGTTATAAATATAAGATTCTTAATAGACATACTAATACTATTAAGATTCTTATAAGTATTATAATAGTAATAATGTATTAGTATGAAGTAGCTCAACGCTTCGCTTATGAGCGACTTTATCATTTGTCGTTGTTGGTTTAAGATAAAACAACTCTTTTATTTACAAAAAATGAATGAATCAATGTCATAGTGACATAATAATAACGCCGTCAATGGTGAAATTAAACACGATTGGCGGCAATAAAAATATATTTTGAATACACCCAAATAATTACTTGACAAAAGTGTAAAGTTATGGTATAATACTAATACAAGATAAACACAACAAACGAAAGCAAAGAAAGGATGTGTCATTATGACAATTATTACAATGAACAAAGAGAAAAACGGCATCGAAGTAAGATTTGCAATAAAGCCCGATAGTAGTGTACTCGAAACATTGAAAGCCAATGGTTTCCGATGGAGTGGTAAGCAGAAAATGTGGTATGCAAAGCATACCGATGAAAGGTTTGAAATTGTTAAGGGTTTTGGAGAAGTTAGTATTTCGGACAAAATACCGGCAAAGAAAACCGAGATTGTTGACCTTTGGGAACTTACGAGAGTTGACGATATTGAAAATCACTACGAAACGCTGCATATTACAGACACAAAAGAGATAGCTGCAATTATTCGCAAGCATTTAAGAAGCCGCTTTCCAATGTGCAAGTGGAGCGTAAGAAGTGACTACAATAGTATTGATGTTAATCTATTGGTTAGCCCTTATGCTATTGATAGCGACATTCTTAAAGCAATAGTGCATTATGCTTACAAGTATGCTCAGAGCTATAATTATGACAATAGCGACTCGTACTCCGATTACTATGATGTAAATTTCTACGGCGTTTATGAGCAGAACATTGTTAGTCGCTACGATTACGAGCAGCGCGAAGCAACTGTTGGCGAAGAAAACGCAGAGCAGGATTTTGCCGAGAAAAAAGCAGCTTTTGACAAGGCAGAAATCGAAAGAAAGGAAAGAGAGTACCAGGAATACCTTGAAACTCAGCGTGAAAAGGAAGAAGAATATAAAAGACAGCAGGTAATAAGAAAATCTAACCACGAAAAGATTATGGCAGGTGTAAAAGTAAAAGATGTTACCCCTTATTATGTTCTTGACTGCGACTCAACCAACGCGAGCAAAGAAGATACCGCCGATGGTTATTTTGACGATTGTGATGGCGACCTTCCTGTTGAACATCGTCGCCAGAATTGCCGAGTAACAAGAGAGGTCTATATGAGTGCTGAAACTTATGAGCTTTTCAAGAATCAGTTACTTGATGATTATGACTTTCTTGACGGAAAGGGCGGAACGGCAACTGATGACTTCCGCATAAATGCTATGGAAGATTATCGCAGAATGTCGGAGCTTGAAAGAAAGACTGTTGAGTGGTACATCGACAATGCAGTAGCCATTTATGTAAATGGCAAACTCACAATCATAATTGACCCCGAAGGTTATTCATATGCAAGATATGTGTATTTTGTAGATGAGAAAACAAGAAACGGAAACGAGCTTGAAACAACGCAGGCTATAAGCAAAGCGGAAGCAGAGGAATATAAAATAGAAGCAGATGCTCTTGAATTTGCAAGTAAGGAAGTAATCGAAAGAGAAAAAATCGACATCACATGGTCGAGTTTGCAGTTCGACCGTTATAAAACAGCTATGACCAAATACATTAGGGAAAATGAAATTCCGTTTAGCATCAATTCAGTTAGAATGTTGCCCGAAGGCGAGCTAAAAACGGCTATGTATAGGTTACTCAATGAGCCGGAGAGCGCACAGACGCAGATTGAAAGATGTGGACTTCTACCTAACCAAAAAATCACGATTGTAAAAATTAGTGAGTTTGGCGGCATCAGCGTTCAGTGTGGTCTTTTCTGCGGCTATACAATAGGCAAATATGCACAGTATGATAACATTGTTAAACTGTTTTTTAAACCGCGTAATTCGAGAAAGGAAAGAACTATGATGTTGTATAGCGAGGTACTGATATACAACGGATGGTTGGAAGAGTTGCCCGAAGAATTGTTCTATAAAATCGAGCATAAAGAAAGCGATGGCTTTCTCGTTACAACAAAAATGACATTGTTCGGTTCGTTTGACAGAGGACAGTATGATGTGGCTATTTTACACTATAAGAAGCAGGGACATCGACCGATAATTAACACATATAAGCCAATTTTTGATTGAGGTGAATACGAATGCGTAAAGTGACATACCACATTGACGATATTGAGTATTTGCGGGAAAAGTATTCCGTGCCGGAAGAAATAATTGAAAGTATTGATAATGGTTTTGTAGCTATCTTAACTTTTATCGGCGAAGGGATGTTTCCGGACAAATACATTATGACAAACAAAGACGGAACGCCAATAAATATTGACTCACTTAATGGCTATCAAAAAGGCTGTATATATAACGATTGCTATTCGCATTTTTGCGGTATGAAAGAATATAGCATAAACAAATCAGAACCGTGGGGCGTAATGAAAATAGAAGAAACAATTTTGTAATTCTATAAATAAACCCAAATAACCACTTGACAAATTTATGAAGTGGTGCTATAATAATAATAAAGTTCAACGCTTGTGAGGGAGGGGGAGAGTTATGACAAATTCGGTAGCAGTTAGATTTGATGTTAGCGAGGACAACATAATAAGACTCTTGCCGGCATCGAATGATTTAGACCAACCACAACCAAAACTCAAAAAAGATGGTACAAGAAAAATCATTTGCAGCGGAAACAAGAAAAAGGGGCAGAAATCAGAAGTCTATGCTTTTGAAATAGAAGATATTAAAAAGATTATTGCTTATTTTGAAAGCAAGAATATGTGGACGCAGTACCTTGTGTTTATTCTCTCCTGTAATCTCGCAAGACGTGTCGGCGATATGCTATCGCTCCGTTGGATTAACTTTTACAATCCACAAACAGGGCTATTTAGAGATGATATTCTCGAAATCCAAGAGGATAAAACGGACAAGTTGGCAAATCCGCATATCAATAGTGCTTGCCGAAACGCAATCAAGAAATATATTAAGATGACGGGTTGCCGACCGGAAGAAAATGGATATGAAAACTTTGTGTTTATTCAGCTTGCAGGAAATTTCAAAGGGTCTGTGCTTTCAGATAGCGGGTATTTGAAATCTCTAAAAAAAGCAGCACGAGAAGTGGGCATCACATATAATGTTGGCACACACAGTCCTCGAAAGACTTTTGGAATGATAAGTCGAATGCTGCACCCGAATGACCATAATAGTATGCAGTTGCTACAAGTCATTTATAATCATAGTGATGCAAAGACAACTAATCATTATATTGGTTTGACGAAAAAGCAGACAGATGCTTATTATGAGGATATGGGAACATTCTTCGATGATTATGTAACAGGCAGAAAAGAGTACAAAGAGGTAGCAATAAGTCCGGTCGTGTCGATTGATGTTAATGATTTAAGAAGTATAATCCAATCTGCATACGAATTAGGGCGAGAAAATGCAAAAACAGATAGTGTGACTGTTCATCTCGACGCATTTAATGCCTTAATGGAAATGGTCGAGAATGTACAAAAATAATACAAGATAACAAAGACAAGAGGTGCTTCCGATGGTGAAGAATAATTATAGTTTTGGGGTATTAAATCTTAATATGTGCAAGAAATCGGGTAACGGTATTTTTGTGCAAAAAAAGCGAGAGATATTCCAATGCTAAATATGCGAAAGAGAAGGTAAAACAATAGGCACATTCAAGCACTGCTTTTCTCCCCAAAAGTGCAAATTCCGTTACATATTAAAAAAGGAACGGAGGGTAAAGTATGTGTATTAAAGCCAACTATGGAAAGAACCCTAAATGTGGCGAAATTTGGATGTGTCAGATAACCATTAAAAGCAGTAGCGTACAGACAGGATATAGACCTGTATTCATTCTATCTAACGACAAGAATAATACATACGCGCCCACTCTTAATGTAATTCCACTAACTACAAAGATGAACAAAAGGAATTTGCCTATTCACGTTGAGCTATGGGATTATGGGCAGTACGGATTAAGGCAGCCCAGTACATTGCTGATTGAACAAATTACAACGATTCCGATTGAAAGTCTCGAAAAGTGTATTGGAGTTATTGAAAACGAGGAATTGCTAAATGCTATATGGAAAGCTATGCTTATACAATTCCCTATTCTTCAAAGAGTAAGAGCGGAAATTTGTGGTTAAGTTTATACAAATAATTACTTGACAAAATTTTTAATTTGTGTTATTCTTAGTCTTAGATAGAATGGAGGTATTCTATATGGCAAAAATGGAAACAAAAGAGGTTTTTAATAGGTATTACGAAACAATACCTAAGTCAACAGAAGAAAGAGGACGAGCGCAGGTAGATAGGGCAGAGCTTTACGAATACGAAAAAACATTAGGGAAATCAATTTTTGATATGGATGTTGATGAACTGTTTGGTCTGCTCGTAACATTTAGAAGTATAAGAACGGGCGAATTACTTACGAAACAAACCTATATGCTAATATCTACTGTTTACCGCGCATTATGGAATTATTACATTGATAATGTGGAAGTCATAAAAAACCCGTGGAACGACAAACGAATGAGGGGTAGTGCGCTGATTGATGGCATAATGAAGCAACTTCCTCAGAAGCAAGAAACAATTACCTACGCCACTATCGAAGATATTATACGCAAAATATACAATGATGCAACCATTGGAGAACACACAGCAAAATATGCAGAATGTTTAATAATGCTAATATATGATGGCTTTGCTACCACAAAAGAGATTGTAGAGCTTCAAGAAAGCGATATAGATTTTGACAACAAAGAAGTTCATTTTCCTCACAAAGTTGTTAAGTTACAAGATAAAACGCTGGATTTATTGAAATGGGTGCATAATTTAGGTGTGATAGACACGCCAAAAGGAATGATGGTTGCAAAGCCGTATAAAGGCGGTTATTTTAAGCTCATCATTAGAGCGTCAAGAGAGCATGATGTTGATTCAAGAGATAAAGCTGATTTCGCAAGGGCGTTAAGCCACAAAATGTTAGATGTTATTCGATACAAGCAGATTAGTAATATCAGCCAAAGAAACATTTATTTACTTGGTTTTTATGATTTTCTTGTTGAGCAATTAGGTAACGAAAGGGTGCAAGAAATCATTACATCTAAAAAGAATCAAGAGGATAATATGGAGCTTGCAAAATACGCCAAAGAATACGGAGTAATAGAGAAGCGTATGTCGGTATTGAAAGACGCACTGACCATATTCGGTTAAATATCATTGGCTGCTTCGGCAGCCTTTGATTAAGCCACAAGAAACAACGCAAGTAATTAATTGGAGGTGATTGAGATGTCTAAGTTTATGATACAAGCAAAAAATGGAACATATCTTCGCAAAGATAATAATGGAAATTATGTTCCTGTAAAAAGAAAAGAATTAGGAGAAGTATGGGAACAGCGCAATAAAGCAACAAATATATTACAGAATTGTATTGCGAAAAATTTAAGAGGTCGTTATCGCGTTGTCGAGGTTGCAGATGAGGTATTTGTGGAGCAGGCTCGTACCGCAGAAGAAGAATATTTTGTCAAGCCCAAAGAAGAAGCCACAAAAGAAATTGCCGATAGCGAAATAACCGAAACTAAACTCGATATATTTGCTGAAAAATTGAGCGAATTTTCGGAATTTGTGGTAAGTACAGAAGAAAGAAAGCAACAGCTCAATAGAGATTTAAGCGATATTGATTTGGAAATAACAGACATTCATCATTACATAGAGTTTGGAAAATTCAACGCTTATCAAGGTTGGCTTGCATTTAATATGTTAAGGAACAGACTACGACAAAGAAGAAAGATAAAGGATGAGCTTTTTGTATTAAGTCAGTTTAGTGAATGTACCGTTGATTCTTCGATGATTGACAAAGTAAAAACGACAATCGGTAGCTTAAATGCAAGGAAATATCAGCCGAGAAAATTAACACATTTATTTGAATAAGGAGAGAAAGCAATGTGTAGAAAAGATGAGTTCGGAGACAGAATGAAACGTTACGAAAAAGTTACGCGAAACTATCTTACGCAAAGAACGCCAGTTATTATCCGACTTGACGGAAAAGCGTTCCACACTTTCACAAGAGGTTTTGTAAAGCCATTCGACAAGCTGATGTCCGATACTATGCAGGACACAATGAAGTATCTTTGCGAGAACATACAGGGTGTTGTGTTGGGCTATACGCAATCTGATGAAATCACACTTGTGCTTGTGGATTATAACAAACTAAATACTTGTGGATGGTTTGATTATAATATCCAGAAGTGTGCAAGTGTGGCGGCAAGTATGGCTACAATGGCGTTTAACAAATTTTATCGCAAAAATCTTGACCAGCTTGAAATCACATCTCCCGTGCTAACATTGGCGTATCAGAGAGCGTGGGAGCGTGGCGGAATGTTTGATGCCCGTGTGTTCAATGTTCCCAAAGAAGAAGTCTGCAATGTTATTTTGTGGCGACAAAAGGATGCAGAGAGAAATTCTATCAATATGGTGGGTAATGTATATTTCTCACATAGAGATATGCAGAACAAGTCGTGCAAAGAAGTAAAAGAAATGCTATCAGCAATCGGCGTTGATTGGGAGAGTTATGCAACAAAATATAAAAGGGGAAGCTGTTGTGTAAAGAAAGTAGAGGAAGATGGTAGTCGCCCCCATTGGAGCATAGATGACGAGATACCAATTTTTCAAGGGGAAGGGCGTAAATATATTGACAATCTTATTTATATAGAAGAAAATTAAACTTCTAAAAATAAACCCAAATAACTACTTGACAAATTTGAGAAAATATGATATAATATAAGAGTAGAAACCGAGAGAGATAAAAGAAAGAGGAGGTACAAATGAAATACATTAGCGGATTTATTCAATGAAACGAGTTGGTTGTCATCTCGCCCAAGAAACAACCCGTAGTGCATTTAGTGGCAGTCAAGTATGCGCAACTTGACAGGCAGCGAATCTCGGCGCGGTAAGCTAAATGCACTATGCAATAATATCTATGCGTTAAATATTGGGCGGTCGCCAAGCGGTAAGGCACAGGACTTTGACCCCTGCAAGACCCACAAGGTCGCTCGTGAGTTCGATTCTCACCCGCCCAGCCAAATGGAGGGATAACCCTAATTGGTAAGGGAGCAGTTTGCTAAACTGTGAGTAGCCGGCAACGGTGTGTGGGTTCGAGTCCCGCTCCCTCCGCTTTTAAATATAAACGCTGGGTTAGCTCAACGGTAAGAGCAGTTGCCTTATAAGCGACCGACATTGGTTCGACTCCATTACTCAGTACCAGTAAAACGCAACAACAAAGATTACCGCTAACAGTCTGACGGTATATAAACTGCTTGTATTCTTGGGAAGAATTAAAACTACCCATCGCTACTAATCAATGGCGGTTGTTGCAAATTTGCGCCAGTAGCTTAGATGGTAAAGCACACGACTTTTAATCGTGGTAGCATGGGTTCGAGTCCCATCTGGCGCACTTGCAAGGCTATCTAACAACTTCCTTCTATTTGTGAAGATATAGACTTGAAATTTATAATTTAGTTGTTAAAATTTCCTTGCTTAATCTCAAAAATCGGCTATGCGGTTTCTTCCTTCTAAAGATGGGGTAAACTTTATGAAACCGCAATTTCCGATTAGGCTAAAAGAAAAAAATGATTTTCAAATTACCAAAGGAGAGATATGATATGTACAACGAAATTAACGAAGTGTTACTAAGACGAAGAAATAAAGTAAAGCTTTCAAGCTCGATTGCTCCATTGCCATTTTGCACGGATGACGACCGTAGGCAGACAGCAACCATAATGAAAAATATTCAAGCATATGGTTTTACATTCGATAGAAGCCTGTTTGATGCAGTTACGGTTTTGGACGATGATGATAGGAGGGAGTTTTATTTTGACCTTGTTAATAAGCTAAAGAAGCTCGTGGGAGCTGACAAGGTATATAAACCTTTCTATCCGAATTTTCCGCAGCAGGTAATCGAAGCAAGTGAATTTGAGCTATTTTTCAATGCAATGGTTCATTATTGGAGTTACGGCAAAATCGTTCCGAGCTATGAGGTAAAAGAAAGATTTCCGCTAATAGACGATGTTAAGCTGAAAGTTCTCTCGCTCGGCACTTATGAGGATTTAGTTGAGATATTCAAGAATCTTTTGGGTAGCAAGACGAGTTTGAGTGAGCAGGACAAGGCGGATGTGTCGGAATTTATTAGTACACATTACAACTTTTACGAAGTCCTGCCGGAAGAAATTCCTCTTAAAGAAAATGTTGCTTTGCTCGGTAAGCTGATTTTGGATAATGCGGCATTTAAGAAAGCAGACAAGATACAGAGGTATTATAAGACTGCAACAGATGTTTTGCGACTAATCACCTGTTTGTCTGATGGAGACATTTCTCTTGCTGAAAAGACACATTATAGGAGCTTGCGGAGATACGAGCGCCGTATGATAATGGACTTGCTTGCTGGCTGCGGTAATATCTTAGAGGATATGTATAGATACCAATACGAATGGATTCGTGTAGGGGAAATTGTACACCCATCTGAATACAAGCAGTTAAAGTATAAAAGCGTTGTCGAGGCTTTCCAGAAAATCCGCAATGATAAGAAGCCGCTATTCGTACCCGGACTTGTTCAGCAAGCAATTAGGAATAAGGATATGTTGGGTGCGGCGGAAATGTTGAAGTCAAGACCAGGCGACTTTGCAAGGCAGTTGGATAAGTTATTGAGAGAAGCTAATAACAAGGATAAAAATTATATCGTAAATTGCTTTGCTAATGTAGCGAAAGAAGTTTCCACTCCTGTTTTGCTCCAAGTTAGGCAGCACTTCGCAGATAGATACAAAGAAGATAATTACCGTGTCTTTTTCCCAAAAGGCAAGCTCTCGAATGTTGTTTCTATCCGCAATGATTTATCGCCCATTAACACAAATGTTTGCGATAGTATTGTCAAAATTTGCAACAATGCTCTTATAAGTCAATTTAAGAGCAAGGAGTATCTTGGCAAGGTGTTTATCGACTACGACTTCAAGGATTTCCTCGTGCCATTTAGTCAGCGTTCTGCAAGCACGAGTGGCAAACATCTTGTAAGAGGAAGCCGTGTACACACCAAGGGTAATTCTAATGTTGTAAGGGCATATTGTTGGTGGACAAACATTCCATGTGGCGGCTGGTCTGGCAGAGTAGACCTTGATTTGTCTGCTGCAATTTATGATGAGCATTGGAACTTTGTTGAACACGTTTCATATACTCGGCTGCGTTCATCTGACCTACTTGCTATACACTCTGGCGATAGGACAGATGGTGGTTCACCCGATGGACAAGGTGTTGCAGAGTTTATCGACATCAACATTGACAGAATTGCAGAACGCGGTAGGTATGTAGCTTTCCAAGTTTATAGCTACACAGGGCAGCATTTCAACCAAATGCCCAATTCGACGTTCGGTTGGATGGAAAGAGAAGATATGAACTCAGGTGAAATCTTTGAACCATCAACAGTTGAAATGAATATCGACTTAAACTCTGATAGTAAGGTGTGTATTCCGGTTGTGTTTGATTGCGTTGATAGAAGTTTTGTGTGGTGTGATATTGCAATGCCAATAGCACAAACAAGAACGCATTATTTCGGCAACAACATCGAGAGCAATCTTAAAGGCGTGACGGCTGTATGCTATGCTATGACACATTTAAGAAAGCCAAACCTTTATGATTTGGTAAAGCTCAATGTGGCGGCAAGGGGCGAGATAGTTGCTAAGAGAGAAGATGCGGATGTCATATTTTCACTTGATACAACACCAGTTACCGAAAAGGTTGAGGTTGTTAATCCAAAAACCAAAGAGATAGAAGTTGTTGAGAAAGTGAAAGATGTAAAAATCTACACTCCGTTTGATGTTGATTATTATATGGGCGAAATGTTATAAATTTTTTTGATTTTTTAAATACACCCAAATAACTACTTGACAAATTTGAGAAAATATGATATAATATAAGAGTAGTCAAGAGGTCGGCTATTGTAGTTCTTCCTTCTTATAGAATAATACAGATTTTGAAGAATTAGATTTTAGAACTCCACCTTTCCGACCAATAAATTATCGGCTAATTAGTTTCTTCCTTCTAAAAAAATATCCATTTTAAGTATTTGATTAGAAACTAAAATTTCCGATACAAAACGACTCACCATTTCACTCTCTCGGTCGAACGCCGGGAGAGTAGAGAACGGGCTATTGGGATTCTTCCTTCTAATTACATAATTTGGTTTAAAGTTATAACAGTATGAGAATCCCAAATTACCCACTATTATTTTGAGGTGATGTTCGTATGGCTAAAACAGTAAAAACTACAATCATAAGAAACGATTACGCAAAATCTTTCATCAAGACATTTGGAGAACTTTGCGTATCAAGAAGCTCTTGGAGTGTGTGGGCGGATTTTATCGCGGCAACGGCTTGTGCTATTGCAAACTCTATTGATAGAGAGGGCGAAACACACGACAAGCGAGAAAAAGAGTATGCAGATTGCATTGAAAGACTTGGCGGAGTAGATAAAAGCTCTAAGCTATTTGCTTATATTGTTGAAGCATTAGAAGAAAATCCAGAGCAGGATTTTCTCGGAGAATTGTTTATGGGGCTAAATCTTGGTAGCCATTGGAAAGGTCAATTCTTCACCCCGTACTGTGTATGTAGAACAATGGCAGCAATCAATGCTGATTTTGCAGAAGAAGAAGTAAAAGAAAAAGGCTGGATTTCGGTTAATGACCCTGCTTGCGGCGCAGGAGCAATGCTAATTGCTATGGCGAATGCGTTAAAGGATAGAGAAATCAATTATCAAAACCACGTCTTGTTTGTGGCGCAGGATATTGATAGGGTAGCAGGACTTATGTGTTATATACAGCTTTCATTGCTTGGCTGTCCAGGCTATGTAGTGATTGCCGATACGCTGACAAATCCGCTGACCGGAAAATCGGCATTGTTTCCGACACCAACATCAAGTCAAGAAATTTGGTACACACCAATGTTTTCTTCTGATGTTTGGGTAGGTAGAAGAAAATGGAATCTTATGGATTTATTCTTCTCACAGTTGTAATTTGAGTATAAGTTAAAACCCGGCTAACTTTTGTGTTTTTGTTGTGTTGATGTGTTTTGTTTGTAGTATCTCCTTTCTATGTTGGTTAGCCAAATTGCCGCAAGTTGTTTGAGGGTCTTGCGGAATATGCGGATATGGTGGAATAGGCAGACACGCCAGATTTAGGTTCTGGTGCGAAAGCGTGCAGGTTCAAATCCTGTTATCCGCACTATGTGGCAGAGTGGCTGAGTTTGGCTTAAAGCAGCGGTCTTGAAAACCGTTGGGGGGAAACCCTCCGTGGGTTCAAATCCTACCTCTGTCGCCAATATGCTATTCAATGCTACTCTTGAATAGGGAAGATTAGAAGTAGTAAAGCTGCGAGTATGGCAGTCGGCAGTACGGTATTAGCCGTAACAAGAGAATGGTCGTTAAGGGCGAGGTAAAGCTGAGTTCTCTTTATGTCGGTGTGGTGGAATTGGCAGACACAACGGACTTAAAATCCGTCGATGAAATACTCGTGAGGGTTCAAGTCCCTTCGCCGGCACTTAAATTCAATAAATATTTCGAGGTAGTGCTTAGTGTTATACAGCTGTTCTTTGCACGATATTGGCAAACATAGGTTCGATTCCTATCCTCGAAACTTGACTTGTCAATGTCGTTAAACTTGATGGGTGTGCCAGCAGCCCAACACGTTCATAAGTGTTAAAATGCGAATCCAAGTCAGAGTAATCCTGCAAGGTTGGTCTGGCAAAAGGATTATAGCCTTTGCAGAGGTTGTGATTCGTCGTACCGTGTGGATTTCGGTGCAATTTTGGTTAGGGATATGGCAGTTTTGGTAGTCATTATCAAAATTGTACGGTATTCTGATTGCGGATAGGGTAGGTTGACTCCGCAAATTGTATATGTGGGTATAGTTAAGAGGGTTAATACTTGGTTTCCAACCAAAAGACAAGGGTTCGATTCCCTTTATCCACTCTGAACATCGACCTTTGCGGCAATCGAATTGACTTGTGATGTGAGTCCGCGAATGAAAAAAATATGTCTTGTTGGTCGCAAGGCAACATCTGGGTGTAATTCAGTTGGTAGAATGCTTGCTTTGGGAGCAAGATGCCGTGAGTTCGAGTCTCACCACTCAGGCTCATACGGGGTTGTTAGTGTAATGGTTTAGCACGGCAGTTTGTGGCACTGTCGGAATGAGTTCAATTCTCATACTTCCCACTTATGACCGGTTGGTCAAGAGGCTAAGACATCGCCCTTTCAAGGCGGAGACGCGGGTTCGAGTCCCGTACCGGTTACTATGAGGGTTTTAATAGTTAGAACATTCCTATAAAATATTGTAATAATGGGATAAATCCAGCAAGTTAAGACCACATCATAAAAGTGTAAATGGTTATTGCTATTATAGCGTGCGAATAAAGTAAAAAAATGATAAAGGAACTTACAGAAAATGATTAAGACCATCAAAGTAATGCTCCTTCCAAACAACAAACAGAAAACAAAGTTGTTTGAATGTGTGGGGGCAGCAAGATTTGCCTATAATTGGGCATTAGGCTATGAAAAAGCAAATCACGAAGCCGAAAATTCGTTTATTTCCCATTACGAACTTCGCAGAATTTTCACAGAACTGAAAAAACAGTCAAAATATACATGGCTAAATGATTATAGCAATAACATTACAAAACAAGCCATCAAAGATGCTTGCGCAGCATATCAAAACTTTTTTAGAGGTATTGCAGGATTTCCGAAATTCAAGAGCAAAAGAAAATCCAGACCATCTTTTTATGCTGATACTGCCAAAATCAGTTTTACTTCTACTCATGTAAAGTTAGAAAAGCTGACAACAAGCCGAAAGAAGAACAAGCAGAAATTCAATTATGTAAAATTGGCAGAGTCTAATAGGATTCCCGTTAATGTAAAATATTCCAATCCACGAATCACTTTTGATGGCTTAAATTGGTGGATTTCCGTTGGAATTGATTGTGAAGAATCACAAGAAAAGCCAACAAATCAAGGAATAGGAATTGATATTGGCATCAAAGATTTAGCAATTTGTTCTGATGGTAATGTCTATCCGAATATTAACAAAACTGAAAAGATTAGAAAAATAAAGAAGAAACAGCGTAGGTTGCAACGCAGAGTATCTAAAAAATACTTAAAAAACAAGGAAGAAGGTTGTTTCTGTAAAACACGCAACATTGTAAAAAGTGAAAGAAATCTTTTAAAAGCAAATCACAGACTAACAAATATTCGTCATAACTATTTACATTCTGTCACTTCCGAAATCATAAACCGAAAGCCAAAGTTTATTGTTTTAGAAGATTTGAATGTAACCGGTATGATGAAAAATAAATACTTGTCAAGAGTGGTTCAGGAACAATGTTTTTATGAATTTTACAGACAGATAGAATACAAGTGTCATTGGCACAACATTGAGCTTGTGATAGCAGATAGATACTATCCATCAAGTAAAATGTGTTCCTGTTGTGGAAATATCAAAAACGATTTGAAACTATCTGACAGAATTTATCATTGTTCAGAATGCGGACTAACGATTGATAGAGATTTTCAGGCAAGTGTCAACTTAATGAATTATGGATTGACAGCATAGCTAAAACAAGTGCTGTTAATGTGTACCGATACGTTAGTCGGGAATTTACGCCTTCGGAGTGTTATACCAAACATGAGTAGATAATGGCTTGTCATATCAAAAATGGACACGTTGAATAAGGAATGGAACATAAAAGTTTTTGCTTTATAACTTTTTATAAGTTTTCAGTAACGGTTGTGCTGGAATTGGCAGATAGGGCGGTCTCAAAACCCGTTGCGTAAGCGTTGTGGGTTCAAGTCCCACCAGCCTCACCATATGCACAAAGCCTTAAATAATTAAAAGGTATTGTGCAAAAAAAACAAATATAATAAAGGGAGATTTAAAATGTGTGATTACAAAAACAACGAGGAAATTAAAAAGGAAATCGAAGCTAATTGGATTAAGGCGATTAGGAAACATGATTATGGGATATCTTACGTCGGAGATTTTATTCCAAACATAACCTCATTACAACCAAGAACACCAGCTATTGGTTATGATAACAATGAGAAAAAGAGTAATGTTCGCTATGGTGACGATAGTATTAAAATAAGAGATGCATATGGTTATTATGCTTACCTAATGCCAAATATTGAAGATGTTAGAGTTGTAAATAAGCCTAACACGGACGAGCCGAAGGTTGTTATGGTTGATTTTGCAGATGGAACAACCGAGAAGGCTATACTAAGCGACGAAGATACGTATTCTCTTGAAACAGGAATTTCTATTTGTATCACAAAGAAGCTAATGTCTGTTAGTGATTCGGTAAGCGGCACAAAGGTTTACAACTCTGTTATTCGTCACGCTATGAAGGTAATGAAAGAAAATAGAGAATGGGAAGATGAAGCTCGTAGAGCTGACGAAGCAGAGAAGCAGAGAGCAAAGAAGTTGGCAGAAAAGAGAGCAAGACGGCAGGCAAGACGAGAAGCTGCCGAAACAGAAAAGCTAATTGATGTGCTTGCGGAGGCAATCAAAAGAGCTACAGATAAGAAGTGAGGTAAACAATGGCTATCTATATAACGGGAGATACACACGCTGATTTTGGAAGATTTACAACAAAAAGGTTTCCAGAGCAAAAAGGATTGACCAAAGATGATATTGTAATTATTCTCGGAGATTTTGGTGGTGTATGGTTTAACGAGAAGATGGATATGTCGGAAGAAAACTATTGGCTCGGTTGGCTTAATGATAAACCTTTTACTCTCTGTTATATAGACGGCAATCACGAGAATCATTCAAGGTATTACACCGATGAATTTCCTATCGTAGATTTTCACGGTGGCAAAGCTCATAAAATTCGTGATAACATCTATCATCTAATGCGTGGATATATCTTTGATTTTGAGGGTAAAAAGTTCTTTGCTATGGGCGGTGCAAGTAGCCACGACATTAAAGACGGAATATTAAAACCATCAGATTATAAATCGCTCAAAGACTTGGCAAGGGATTACAATAAGAGAACGCGCAGCGGAGAGCTATTAAGAATTGATGGCATCTCGTGGTGGAAAGAGGAACTTCCGAGCGAGGAAGAAATGCAAAGAGGGATTAGCGAATTAGAAAAGGTCGGGTATAGAGTGGATTATGTTCTGACACATTGCCCGAACAAAGAAGTTTGCAAATGGTTCGGTTTCTACGATTCGGATAGTCTTGGAGATTACTTTGACAAGTTAATTGAAAATGGACTGCAATATTCAGAGTGGTGGAGCGGTCACTTACACAAAAACGAGTATGGCATATATAAAAAGCACAATGTTATATATCAAGAAATAAAAAGAATAGAGTGAGGTGCAAATAATGTTCTATTTTTATTGTCCAAATTGTGGATTTCAAGAAACATTTGAGAATGTTCCCGAAAACACAGTTGAGGATATAAATGGATATGGTTATCCAGTTTATATACATAATTGCAAGCATTGCAATAGTGAATATGCGGGCTTTATGAAACAGCACACGGGGGATATGACCGAAAAGGTTTATCAACGGTCGATTATTGCACTCTATCAAGAAGTGAGAAAACGTCCTAATGAAAATTAAAAGACGAATAATTGCTTTTGTTGTGGTTGTAATAGCATTAGTAATCATTGACACAAACGAAACTGATGTGATACCCGATGAAACTGCTATACCTAATATTAGCACCCTTGATTTCGTTCCATATGATTCAGAAGATACAATAGTAATCCCGGCTGTTAGCGGTTTGAATTTTGACGCAGGAAAAACAACGCAGCAAGTTGACTTTTATAATCCAGCAGAAAACTCCTGCTATTTTAAAATTGAGTTACGTCTTTCAAATGGAATAGAGCTTTGGCAGTCGGATTATATCGAGCCGAACGAAAGAATAAGCGAGATAGAGATTTCATTACCGCTAAAAAGAGGATTATACAAAAATTGCTTGTTAGCTTATAAGTGTTATTCGTTAAATGATAAATCCGTCTTGAATAGCGGTACAATCAATATTGAAATAAATTCTAAGTGAGGTAATATGAAGAAAAGAATATCAATTATTATGGCTATTGCTATGGTTTTATGTAGCTCATTTACGGCATATGCTGAAAACATTGCTGGCAGCGGTCAAGCAGAAATCAAAGCACATATTTACAGTAGATACAATATTACAATTCCGGCAACCATTGACTTGAATAGTGGTAATTATGTGCCAGTTACAATAAATGATGCCGATTTGGAAAATGATTGCTCGGTTAATGTTTATGTAACCAACATAGACGATGCTAATTCCATATCGCTAACCCACGAAAGCGGAAGCGGTTCTATTAGGTGCGGATTTGTGAATAACGCATTAAACACCAATGTTGACACTGTTACACCACTTGTGTCATTTTCAGCAAATGATATTAGTCAAGGTTTTGCAACAAAAGATTTTGGCATAACCTATGAAGATTATGGCAAGGCAGGTAATTATAGCGGAATAATGGAATATAGATTCGAGTGCGTTAATAACTAAATAATGCAAGAGGTGTTTGAATATGGCTGAATATACCCCAATAGTAACTCCGGAAACTATACGAGAAGATACGGAAAATTGGAATTGGACATTATGCCCTCGCCACTGCAATAAACAATGCGAATCATTTCCGATAGGTAATTTTGTGTTTTGGCTTTCAAATTATTCGCCTTCGGGTTCATCAATACCTTTGGGTGGTGGATATCATCTTTGCTTTGGTGAGGTTATAGCACATTATAGTGGTCAAACGACCGTACAACTATACGACTATAAAGAATGTCGAATTATTGAGGGAGTACCAGCTAATGAGTTTGAAACCCCAACACGATGGCAGAAACTTCCAAAGGGTTGGACGTACAACACCGAGTTAATGCACATAACATTTGAACCGTTTGACGAGAATAAAAATGTGCTGCGTGTCAATGGAACATTAACGGAAGAAATTATCAGAAAAGCTATAGAGAATGGTATCTTGGTTAAAGTTCAAGAAAACGATTACGGCAGATTTGAAACCGAGATTGATAAACATAAGGGGTGGCGTATTATTAGAAACTATAACGGCAAATACCACCCAACATATTTAACTGTCCAATTCCGTGACTTGTGCAAAACAGCAGAGGAAGTAAAAGCTAAATATGATGAAATAGAAAAAGAATTTGAGCGACAAGCAGCATTGTCCGATGTCGAGTGGTCGATAGAGCAAATTGACCACACACTTGATAGGTGGGCAGGCATATATAATATCCCGAATGACACCAAACAAATATATAGGGATTATATTCTACAATTTGACAAGATAGAAGATGTGGAAGTCAGAATAATGTCCGGACATATCGAATGGAAGTATTGGGATAAAAAACGGTGGAGCAAAATAAATTTATAATTTTCTTAAATACACCCAAATAACTACTTGACAAATTTGAGAATTTATGATATAATAAAGATGTTGAGGAAATCAATAGTGCAGACAACCTGCACTATTAAATTTACAAAAATACTTTATAGTTATTATCATAAGAACATTTAACAAGAAGGTGAAAATCATTGAGTTTGGTCGAACGACTTAACAAGTTCTTAGATGAAGTTGGAGTACCGATGACGGTTGTTGCAAGAAAAGTTGGGTTATCCCCACAAGCAATATATCAATGGAAGTCCGGCACACTAAGGTTGTCGGATGCAGCTCAATCAAGAATTGATGAGTATTTGAAAGGTTTTAATTATTAAAAAATACAAATTTTTAAAGGAGATACTAATATGAAAAAAGAATTATCTATTGAAACTATCGAGCGTTGGCTGAAAGACGAGGATTGGCGTGTTCGTGCGGCGGCTATGAATGCTTGCAGATGATGTTGTAATAGACAATTTCGATATGAGCAATGAAGAGTGTTCAACAGGTTTCCACTTCTTCTGCACGAAGGGACAAGCAGAGTCATACTAAGATTTTACATACAGGAGGTTGCGATGCAAATAACCTATGAAGAATTTGAAAGACATCTTAAAGATGTAATTTCAATCACAGAGCTGTCGAATGCTCTTTATGAGTTGGGTAGGAAATACTACCGAGAAAATAGAGCAGGTGATTTCTCACTGGAATTTCCCGACTTAGCCTATAATGTAGTCGAACTTCTTGAAAAGCTCACCAATGACAAATACGAGTGGATAGACTATTGGGTGTGCGAATTAGAGTGTGGCACAAAGGCGGAGGAATATGGCGTTAAAGATGAAGCTGGAAATCCGATACCACTGACATCAATATCTGACCTTTGGAATCTCCTTGTGGCAGAAAATGAAAGATATAAAAAAGAGTGCAAATAAAATAATAGTTTTATCGACAGATTTGTTATACAAAATTTGTAATATGTGTAATAAAATCACGAAAAATGAGCGAATTTTGAGGACTTTTTTACATTTTTCGCATATTTTTTAGCCTCTAAGAAACAATCCAAATAACTATATTATAAACATACACGAAAGGGCAAAGATGATGACCGCAGATGACTACGAAAAGTGGGCGGAAGATTACCGCCAAAACGCATTGAAAATCGAAAAGCAATTAGAGGAAAAGAAACGTCGTTATAATTCTAAGATAGGAAATGCCGAGAGAGCAAAACTCGAAAAGGCTATGATGTACTTGTTTGAGCAGAAAGTTCAGCTTAATGGAATTGCCAAAGAGTTGTCGGAAAGAGCGAAAATTATTCGAGAACGAGAAGAACGAAAGGCAAGGCGTAATGCCTAAACAAATTAAGCCCTAACGAGCTTTAAACAGAAAGCGATTTTCTAAAAATCGTGAGTAACGGCTGATTTTGCAGCCAAAAGGTGAGGTATTGGCACTCGCCAAAACCTTTGTGAATAGGTGCTAAACAATATTATTAATTTGAGGTTTTAGCACCTTATAATTTTACATAGGTACAAAACAATAAAACACGCATTTTAAAAATCTAAGAGGACGGTAAGATGAAAAACCCTTGTAGAAATTGCGAATATGCACATAAACATACAAAAAGAAACGGAAAACAAACGCACAATAAGTGCTGGAGGTCAGATACTTGTGAAATTCGCAAAGAGTACGAAGAAACCACGTTAGAACCAAAACGGAAATACATCGAAGGTGAACCTATTAAATCAATGGAACAATTTGTGAATAGCAAAGACACCCTGTTCTATTGGCGTGGGCATCCAGTACACATTTCTGTTTTAAAGAGTCTGCAATATCGGGTGTTAGAAAAGACAATAGAAGGTAATTGGCTATACTTAGCATTGCCGAAAAGACAAATAGACAGTGTGAATAAAAGAGAGAATTAAAATGTGCTACGATAGAATAAGGGTTGCAATCATTACTCCAACACGAGAAATGGCAAAGAACTTCTTAAAGTATAAATTGGGTGCAGCTTATCCCGCAGGTAAGGAATACAACACGCCGAGATTGATATATGAAAACTCGTTGATGGAATTTTTGTGGGTAGGTGAAAATAATCTCAATGTACTTGGTATGAGGTTTCATATGGTATTTTGTACTAAAGAGGTAAGAACCACGAAATGGTTTAATGATTATGTAAAGCCCTGTTTGCTTACTACTATCGGAGAAATTACAGAAGAAGATTTAAATGAAATTAGCAACGGACAAGGAGGATTGAAATGCCAAACTGGTGTGAAGGCAGTTTAAAACTGCGCGGAAAATATGCAGACATCAAAAGATTCTTTTTAGAAGGGATTAGTTGTTCTTTTTATGATTTATCAAAAAATGAAGTAACAAAACTCCCAAGAGATGATTATATTAGCCTCGAAGAAGATGACGGGTGGATAGATATTGTAATTGGGGATAGCTCTACATGGGTAGAAGGCACACGACGAGCGTTTATCAACGGAGAAACACACTTTCACCAAGATGATGAAAATTTATCTTGCTGTGTAGTAAATGTAAGACAAGCGTGGGATTTACTACCCGAAAATTGGGTTGATATATCAAAGAAATTTAACCTCGATATTCGTCTATATGGTATCGAATGTGGTATGCAATTCTGTCACGAAATCGAAATTATCGGCGGTGAAGTTACGCTGGACGAGATAATTAAATATAATGATTGGCAATGGGAATGCCCATTCCCCAATATGGGCGGATAAACAAAAAAGGAGATTAAGTAAAAGTGAAAGATTTAGAGGAAGTCCAAGTAGAACTGGAAGCAGATGGCTGCGTAGTTTATGACAGCAAGGAATTTAAGAGGTTAATTAAAGAAGGTTGGTTTACATCTTTTGATGGTGAAGGTTATCTATACAATGGGAGATGGGAAACAGATATAAGCGTGTGGGATAAAAAAGAGTGGAATGATGAAACATACCCATATGTCTGCTGGTATAACAAGTAAGGAGAGTATCAATGGAATACACAAAAATTAACGTAGCAATAGCCACTCCGACAAAGGAAATGGCACAAGAATATCTCAAAAAAATACTCGGAGATGAATACATAGCAGATAAAGAAAACAATGTCAATAGTTTGATTTATTCGAGCAATTTGCTTGACGTATTTTGGGTTGAAGAATTTGCCGCACCAATTATTCAGCGAAGATATACAATGATATATTGCAGACCAAACGCACTAAACTCTCAATGGTTTGATTATTGTTTAAGTCCTTGCGGCGTTCGAGGATTTGGACTAATTGAAGAAACAGAGGAGGAAGCCAATGAGTAATAGATGGACACGTGCGGCAATTCCGGCACTACTTATACATTGTTCGGTAGGAACGGTTTATTGCTGGTCAACATTCAAACAAGCGATAGCTGAACGAATAGGAATGAGCGATTTTGCAGTAGGTTGGGCGTTCTCGTTGGCAATATTTTTTCTCGGAATGTCGGCAGCTTTTGCAGGCAAGGTTGTTGAGAAAGATATACACCTATCGTCGCTTGTCGCCACAATTTGTTTTACGGCTGGAATGCTCGGAACGGGAATTGTAATAAAATTTTTAACTGGCTGGACAGCACTAATAGGAATATATCTCTGCTACGGCGTTATTATGGGGATTGGTTTAGGCATAGGATATTTAACACCAGTCAAAACCTTGATGCTATGGTTTGAGGATAGTAAGGGGCTTGCAACGGGAATTTCCATAATGGGTTTCGGACTTGCTAAAGCAATAGCCACGCCAATAATGATGTATCTGCAAGAGAATTGCGGCATATCGGAAATGTTTATAATTTTAGGTGCGGCATACTTTGTAGTTATGATGGTCGGACACTATCTGCTTAAAAAGCCTGATGGTTGGATTGAGCGGGATGCCCCAAATCAAGCTCCAATCATTTCAATGTTTAAGAATAGAGAATTTGTCGGCATTTGGTTAATGTTTTACGCAAATATTCACTGTGGTTTAATGATTATTTCTTACGAAAAGCAGCTCCTTAATAATGCTTTTGCAAAAACTGCAATATTAGCAACCGTGTTGAGTGTTGTTCCATCTGTTACGGCAGCATTCAATGCACTTGGTAGGATTGGTTACTCAACAATCTCGGACAAGTTAAAACAGAGAGTAACGATTTATAAGATTATATTTATAAGTTGCATTACGATAACGGTAGATACCATTGCAACTGGAGCATTAAATTCAACCACAAATAATATTCTTCTTGCGATTGTTGTTTTGTTCTTAATTGTGATAAATGCCGGATATGGTGGAGGATTTTCAACTTTGCCGGCGCTGCTTTCAGAACGATTTGGAATGCAGAAAATAAGCCAGATACACGGACTTGCACTGTCTGCTTGGGCGGTCGCGGGACTTACGGGAAACAACACATCGGAAATCATTTTACGAGCAACAAATAATTATAATAATGTACTGATTTGCGGTGTGATTATATATATTGTCGCGCTTATTGTTTGTTTAACAATGGTCGGCAAAAACAAAACCAATAGAATATAAAGAAAAGACAAAGGAGAAAAAAAAGAAATGAGAGCAAAGATTGAATTGACAAATTTGGAAGCAGTAGAGAAGTTTGTAAGTATCGCAAAGAGTATTGACGCAGATGTAAGACTGGTCGGAAAAGATGAGAATGGTAGTGACTGGAACATTTCGGCAAAGTCACTACTTGCATCTCTTGTAATTAGCCAGCGTGAGCAGATTAACCGCACACATACGGCGCACGAAGTCGATTGGAACACGATTTGGTGCGTTTGCGATGAGGATATTTATATGAAAATCGAGGAATTTGTTGTGGCATAAATAACAATTTGAGAGGGAGTGGTAACAATGAGTTACTATTACAGCAACGAAATCGTCTTTAGGGGACACCCTGACAAAGTGGCAGACCAGATAAGCGACGCATTGCTTGATGCACATTTGGCGCAGGATAATAAAAGTCGTTGTGGAATTGAAACGGTCGGTGGTAAGGGAAAGATATTCATTACGGGAGAAGTTACATCAAAGGCAAATGTCGATGTTGAGAATGTTGTTAAAAGTGTACTCAAAGATGTAGGGTATTCAATCAACTACGAAATCATTGATAACATTGGTAAGCAGTCGCCAGACATTGCACAGGGAGTAGATATTGGTGGGGCAGGCGACCAAGGTATGATGTTCGGGTATGCTTGCCGAGATACACCTAATTATATTCCAAAGTCTATGGAGATACTTCAAAAACTTGCGATGTACTATGATGTGCTAAGAAAGGGAGATAATAGATTCTTACCAGATGGCAAAGCACAAATCACGGGTAGATATTCCGATAATGGCGAACTCGAAGAAATAATTGATTTCGTGATTTCTTATCAAAACACCGAAAAAGACAGAAATGAAACAGATGAGATATTAAGAGATTTCTGCAAGCGATTATGTAATCAATACAAGGTATGTGTACAAGATTTTTATTTCAATCCAACAGGAAAGTTTGAAATTGGCGGATTTGATGGAGATGCTGGCTTAACTGGGCGAAAACTACTTATTGACAATTATCACTCCTTCTCTGCCGTTGGCGGCGGAGCTTTTAGTGGAAAAGATTGCACGAAAGTTGACCGTTCTGCCGCATATAAAGCAAGGGAAATAGCTATAAATTTTCTAAAATATTATCCAAATGTTAAGTCTTGTATTGTTCAGTTGTCTTATGCGATAGGCATGGATATTCCGCTTGCAATTCTTATTCGAGACAATAACGGTAAGCATTATTCTTTATATGATTCATTAAAGAATGAATGCACACCATCTGCAATAATTAAACATTTGCAGCTTGATGATTGGAAAGCGATTAAGTATTATGAAACAGCACAATTTGGGCATTTCGGTAATCCAGTATTTCCGTGGGAAGTGAGGTAAATATGCAAGTAAAAGATGTGCTACCTTTAATGATTAAAGGAAATCCATGTGTTTGGATTGAAGTAGTTATAAAAAGTGCAGAGTGTGAAAAGGCTATAGAAAAGAAATACTATTCAGGTTATATTAGAGAAGCACCTTATTTTGTACTGGATAAAGAGGTTAAATCCATATATGCTTATTCTGGGAACATTCAAATCGAAGTGGCAGATTAAATTGATAAAACGGAGGGAAAGATGATGAAAGATAGTCTTACCATTGACCTTTCATATTTCGGGTACACAATTATAGGCGTTACGATGGGTATTTATAGTATTGGTGAAAAACAAACCGATTTTGCAATTTGTTGGTTTGTTCTTGCGGCAATAAATTTGGCAATCGGAATATGGAAAATATACGGGCAAATAAACAAGCCCAAAGATAAGCCAAGAATCAATGCAAGTAAAGGTAAAAAGAAGTCAAAATATCAGAGAGTAAATTACAAAATAATAGAAAAGGATAGGGTGTAAAAATGAATATGTTTAATGGAATGTTTGGTAAGGTAGCAAATGGAATGTGCAGACTGTCTATGAACGGCGGCATTGCAGTAAAGACAAATGATGGTTATAAGACTTATAACCTTAAAACAAATCGTCTAACAAATTGCAACAACTTTGTTTTCGATATTGGCGAGGAATTTTTCTTTGTAATTCCTACTAACAAGGTTGAGGCAGGTGACATTATTCTTATTGGTGGAAAGCCTAAGTGTGTAATCTCGGTAGGCAAAGATACGATTAAGGTCATCGATTACGAGGATTCCACAATCAAGGACATTCTGCCGGAAAGACACGTCTTTATGGGAAACACATACTTTTATGGCAAGATTGTTTCTATGTTTGGAGATGCTATGAAAGGCAAGAAGGGTATGAATAAGATGATGTCTTATATGATGATTTCCGAAATGATGAAGGGTCACAACGGTGCTTCAAACAATAGTGGCTTCGGCAATATGCTTCCATTTATGATGCTTGGTGGCGGTACAAATTTCGGAGATGTGTTTGACGGAATGTTTGATTTTGACTCTGCCAGCGAAGATGATATGGAAGATGACACAAACGAAAGCGAGGATGAATAATTATGGGTTCTGGTTCTTGGACAAGTAGCGCTTTTGTAAATTATTCGAGAGCGACAAAGAAGGTTGTACTTGATGACGGCACATTGTCACCGAGTTATATGGCGCAGGATTTATTTAAGGCTCGTGGCATTCAGCCCGAACTAAATCCTTATCAGGTGGTTAGGGAATGCTGTGATACAGAAGAACATCCAAATACTGTGCCTGTTATTCTTGCACTTGATGTAACCGGTAGTATGGGGTCTGGTGCAGCAGAAGTAGCCAAAAAACTCAATGAGGTTATGACAAAACTGTTTGACAAGGTTTCTGATGTTGAGTTCTTGGTAATGGGCATTGGCGATTTGGCATACGATAGCGCTCCTATCCAGGCATCACAGTACGAGTCTGATGTAAGAATTGCCGAGCAGCTTGACAAGGTTTACTTTGAGCGCGGCGGTGGTGGAAATAGTTATGAATCATACACTGCTGCGTGGTATTTCGGTTTAAGGCACACAAGCCTTGATTGTTGGAAGCGAGGAAAGAAAGGAATTATCATTACAATGGGTGATGAGCCTTTGAATCCTTATCTCCCAGCAAGAGAGCTAAGTCGAGTTACGGGCGACTCTTTAGAAGGGGATGTCGAAACTTCCGATTTGTATAAGCAGGCTGCCGAAAAGTTTGACATTTACCATTTGGCGGTAGATGATAGGTCTACTTCATATACTTGGTATGCCGATGGTATTAAGAAGTCGTTTGGAAAGTATCTTGATTCAGACCATCTTAAAGTGGTAGGACTAAATGATATTGCCAGCACGATTGTAAATATCGTTTCGGGCAGCGGCGTAGCTATTTCGGAAACAAATAACACAAACAATGCAGAAATTTCGTGGTGATAAGATAATATGAAAAGGAACGTCAAAGTAGTTATTGGGAGCAATTATGGAGATGAATGTAAAGGTCTTGCAACAAAGTATTTTTGTGAAGAATGCAAGCGGAAAGATTCGGGAACACTAAATGTGCTATTCAATGGTGGGTGTCAAAGAGGACATACGGTCGATTTGGAAAATGGTGGTCGCCACGTTTTCCATCACTTCGGCAGCGGAACATTCTCTAACGCTCATACCTACTTTGACGGTACTTTTATGTTGAATCCGATGATATTTGTACAAGAGTATGAAACCCTTGTTTATAATCATAGGGTATATCCCATTTGTTTTACCTCTCCAAATTGTAGGGTAACAACACCTTATGATATTTTTATAAATCATATAGCTGAAAAGTTAAGAGGGGATAACAAACACGGTTCTTGCGGGTGTGGCATATGGGAAACGGAAATTCGATATTATGACCCACAATATGATTTGTCGTATCAAGACCTTTGCACATTAAGCAACAAGGAAATGAATGACTATCTTGAAAGTATTGCCAATGAGTATTTGCCGAAAAGGTTGAGCTTTTATTGTTGTAGAGCTATACCGGAAGAATACAAGGAGTTGTGTGTATCACAACCATTAAGGGAACATTATATAGATGACTTCCGGAAAATGCAAATGAAATTAGAAAATCCAAAAGAACTAATGCAGCTTTTAGGAAACGGAAGCAATTATAAAAGTATAGTTTTTGAGGGAGCGCAAGGACTGGAGCTTGATGAAGATAATGTGGAGGCATATCCATATGTCACAGCAAGTAGTACAACATCAAAGCTCCCTCTATATTCTATCAAGGATTTAGATTGTGATATTGAGGTTTGCTATATTACAAGGTCTTATTTCACCCGACATGGTGCAGGTCATTTCCCTACAGAATGCCGAAAGTCAGATATATGTGAAAACATTGAGGACAAAACTAATGTCTTTAACGAATATCAAGATAGCATCAGATATGGCAAATTTGAAATTGCAGAGTTTTCAAAAAGGGTAAATCGTGATATGAGTTTGGCAAAAAGTATTAGACCCGATGCAAAGTTCTCTATATTTATCTCGCACTTAAATTATACCGATAACGAAATTTGCGGCGACTGCACAATAGATGATTTAGCTAAAATGGTTGATAAAGTCTATTTGTCTAATTCAAAGTATTCTAATGAAGTAATTGTGAGGTAAATAACTATGAAATACACATATCAAGATATTTACAATAAAAGAATTATTGGTGTTCCACTTTGGGCTTGTAATTATGAGTTTGATATTGTTCAATGGGGAAAAGAGAAAACACAAGAGCCGATTTTAGGAGAAATAGAACAGGGTGGATTTGGTTATGACGACCTTGCATTTATTCCTTATACCAAAAGCGGAAAGAAAGCGAAAAACAATCGTGCTGCCGCATATTTTACGCAATATTATTATGCAGATACAAAAGAAGAATGCCAAGAGTTGTTTACTGAAATATTAGAAAAGAAAATCCAATGGTGTAATGAAACCATAAAGAAGTTACAATGCAAGATTGACGAAATGAAAGGTCTGAGATAATGGCAATCAAAGGTACAATTTTGGGAGATATAATCGGTTCGCAATACGAATTTAAAAGACCTGATGACTTCGACTGGCAAACTGTGCCTTTGCTTACAGATAAATGTATGTTTACAGACGATACCGTATTAACAATAGCTACAAAGTATGCGTTGGATAACAACATAGAATATGGAGATGCTTATTATTTGTTCGGGAACAAATATCTTAGAGTTGGGTATGGCGAAAGATTTGTAGAATGGCTATACTCAAAAGATAAAACTCCATACGGTAGTTATGGCAATGGTTCAGCAATGAGAGTTTCACCTATAGTGGATTATATTGAGTTAATGCCGAAATCTCAATTTATTCCTCAAAAAAAGTTCAATAAAGAGCTATTACTTCAAGCTGAAATGTCTGCAAAATGTACGCACAATTCAGATGAGGGAATAAAGGGTGCGCAAACAGTTGCTATGCTTATCGCAATGGCTAAATCTGGTATGAGTAAAGAAGATTTATTTAAATATGGGGTAGAGCAATACCCAAAAGACAAATACGGTTATAGTCCTGCCTATACTTTGAACGAAATGAGTACACGCTACATATGGAATGCAACTTGTCAAGGTAGTGTGCCTGCTGTAATCCGCTGCCTATATGAAGCTAATAGCTACACAGGGTTTATAAGAAATGTGTTTAGATTGGAATGCGACACAGACACTTTATGTGCGATTGGAGGTGGTATTGCCGAAGAATTATACGACAATACCAGCGATGAGATTATGAAAAACGCAGATGAAATTATAGCTAAATATTTGGACGATTATTTATTAAGTGTTCTTTGTTGATAAGGGGATGTAAATTGAGTTTAGGGAAACCACGAAGGGTATATGTTTGCGAAGACGATTACATAAATAAATTGACAAGTGTTAGCTTAGTAAAAGACTTGTATGATAACGAAGAAATCTGTCAAGGTGAAAATTCCGTGGCAAATATATGATGATAGAAACGGAGCTAAGAATGAATGAAATAAGAAAACTGGTAGATGAGTTAAACAAATGTAGAAATGCGTATTACAACGATAATAATAGTCTAATATCGGATAGAGAATACGATATTCTTTTTGACAAACTCAAAGAAATGGAATACACAAGCGGAATTGTGTATGCTGATTCTCCAACTATAACGGTTGGATATGAAGCAGTAAGCAAGCTCCGAAAGGTAAATCATAATCACCCTCTATTGTCATTAGGTAAAACCACAGATATAAAAGAGTTTGCGGACTACTTTGGGCAGCGAGATGTTTGCTTAATGGCAAAGATGGACGGTCTAACAGCATCATTAAAATATGTTGACGGTAAGCTGGTTCTTGCCGAAAGTCGCGGGAATGGCGAAGTAGGCGAAGATATTACTCATAATGCGAAACATTTTGTAAATCTTCCGATGACAATTCCGTACAAGGGTGAACTAATTGTTGATGGAGAATGTATTATTGATTATGATACATTTGTTCTTATCAATGAGAAACATTCAGATAGAAATTATAAGAACCCAAGAAATCTTGTAAGTGGAACTGTTCGGCAATTATCAAGCGAAAACTTAGCTATACGAAAAGTAAAATTCCTTGCTTGGAAATTGTATAGTGCAAAAGATAGTGAGGGTAATGAATTAGAATGCTGTAAAACATTTGAAGAAGGGTTTGGATTTTTAAAAAGTCTGGGATTTGAGGTTGCTCCATATTTATGCGAACATCATAGCTTTGCCAATAAAAAGGCTGCAACTTTCTATTATGAGTTATCCATTAAAACACTCAAAGACACTTGTGCTAAACTAAGATACCCCATAGATGGTATTGTGGGAGCGTTTAACGATGTGGAATACGGAAATAGTTTGGGTAGCACAGGACATCACCCTAAACATTCATTAGCGTTCAAATTTTATCAAGAAAACAATGAAACAACGCTATTAGATGTAGAGTGGAGTACAAGTAGAACGGGGCTTGTGAATCCTGTTGCTATTGTTGAACCAGTTGAAATTGATGGAACAACGGTATGCCGGGCAACATTAAATAATCCAAGTTTTATGCAAGAGCTTGAACTTGGAATTGGAGATACTTTGACTATTATTAAGGCTAATCAGATTATACCGCAAATCAAAGATAACTTAACAAGAAGTAATAGCTATAAATTACCAAAAGTATGTCCAACTTGCGGAAGTCCATTGACGATAAAGAATGATAATGGTAGAGCAACATTATATTGTACAAACCGCTCTTGCCCTGCAATTCTTCACGATAAGATAGCGTATTTTTCAAGTCGTGAAGGAATGAACATTATGGGATTGTCAGAGGAAAGACTTAAAAGCCTTATCGACAAAGGGTATATTGTGGATTTTGCAAGCATTTATAGTCTTTGGCAACATCGAAGTGAGATTTGCGATATAGATGGATTTGGAGAATCAAGTGTAAATAATCTATTGAATGCTATTGAGCAAAGTAAAGAGTGCAAATTGACCAATGTATTAGTTGCCATTGGCATTCCTGGTGTTGGAAAAGCAATGGCAAAATTTATTGCCAAACATTGCAGAACGCTGCCAAAGTTCATTGAGATGGCTTGTAATTATTACGATTGGTCTATTATAGATAATATTGGAAAAACAATGAGTGTGGCTATAAATGATTATATTATTGAGAATCGTCATAATATCTCTATGCTTGTTGATATTCTTAACATTGAAGCAGAAGAATCAGAAAATGATGAAAATGTATTGGAAGGACAATCATTCTGTATTACTGGTAAACTTTTTTATTACTCTAATCGTGATGAGCTTGTTTCTGACATTGAGAAGTATGGTGGCAATGTAATGTCAAGTGTAACTAAAAACACGGATTACTTGATAACAAATGATAAGACAAGCGGTTCAAGTAAGAATGCGAAAGCTGCAAAATACGGTACAAAAATTATTGACGAATTTGAATTTAAAGAAATGATAAAAAATAAAAACACCCAAATAACTACTTGACAAAATTGTATTTATATGATATAATTATAACTGTGAGATAGAGGAATTAAATATCTGTTTTATGCACACCATAACCCTCAATAATTGGGGCTTTGGCGTGTGTAAAACCAATATTATTATGAAACTATCGAGCGAAAAATGTAGAAAACGGAGGTATTATGAACAAAGGCATAAATAAAACAGATATTTTATCGCCAAGTAGGATAACAACACACAATGCAGATTGTCTTGAAGTGTTAAAAACGATACCCGACAAAAGTGTGAATATGGTTTTGTGTGATTTGCCTTATGTAGAAACAGGCAATAAATGGGATAAAGGGGTTGACCTTGAAAAGCTGTTTAATGAGTATAGAAGAATTATTACAGACGATGGTTGTATAGCGTTAAATGGTACAATGAAGTTTGGATTTCAGCTCTACTCCATAGCAAAAGATTTATACAAGTATGATTGGGTATGGGAAAAGGACAATGGCACTAATGCTCCTAATGTCAATCTTCAACCATTCAGAATCCACGAATTTGTATTTATCTTCGGCAAAGGGCGTGTGACTAACGGTACAAAGACTCCAATGAAATATCACCCACAAAAGACAGAGGGTAAGCCATACAAACAAATGTCGGGAAGGGTGTCAGAGAATTGGAAGGGTGGACTAAAAAACATAGTAACCGATAATCCATCTGGACTGCGGCATCCTAAAACAATTCAGAAATTTACAAGAGATAAAGACAAGTTTCACCCAACACAAAAGCCGGTATCATTATTAGAATACCTAATAAAAACATATACGGATGAAAACGACTTGGTTCTTGATAATTGTATGGGCAGCGGCTCAACTGGTGTGGCTTGCGTAAATACAAACCGTAGATTTGTTGGGATTGAATTAGAAAAGAAGTATTATGACATAGCAATAGATAGAATTGAGAATGCGTTGGAGCAATGCGATGCGGCATAAGTATATTGTTTAGCAAATAATTCTTTTATTTACATAAAAATTAAATTAAGTCCTCAATAATTGAGAACATATTTTTAATGATACTTAAAAGAAAGTGCTTAAAAAGAATTATGAGAATATAAAAAAGATGAGTAATAAGGGGGATTTATTATTGCAGAATGGCAATAAAAGAATTATTTTATCCAAACCGAATGGGATAAATGTTTTGAGTTTATTTGATGGTATTAGTTGCGGTATGCTTGCACTTGAAATGGCAGACATCAAGGTCGATAAATACTATGCAAGCGAAATCGAGCCTAATGCTATAAAGGTAAGCCAAAATAACTATCCAGATATTATTCGTTTAGGAGATGTTAATAATTGGAGAAAATGGGATGTTGATTGGGGCAATATCGACTTGCTAATAGGCGGTAGTCCTTGTCAGGGATTTAGTTTAGCAGGGAATATGTTAAATTTTCAAGACCCACGAAGTAAACTATTCTTTGTTTATGTCGATATTTTAAATTACATAAAAGACAGAAATCCAAATATAAAATTTTTGCTTGAAAATGTGAAAATGAAAGCGGAGTGGCAGGATATTATTAGTGAAAAGCTGGGTGTGCAGCCAGTAAGAATAAACTCATCGACTGTTTCCGCTGCAAGGAGAGATAGGCTATATTGGGCAAATTTCTCTATCACGCAGCCAGAAGAAAGCAATATAACATTTGATGACATAAACAAAAATGATAATTCGTGGTTAAGCCAAGAATATATTGATAAGGTTTCAAAGTGGAAAGCACAACAGAAACCACTTGAATGTGCCACATTGATTGGTAGTGGTGTAAAACTTCCTTGCTTGACAGCAAGAGGTTACAACCAAAGTCATAGCGGTATGGTTTTGATTACCGATGGTGAAAGATACCGTTACTTAACAAATGAAGAAGCAGAATTGGCTATGAATCTTCCACAAGGGTACACTCTTGGAGTAAGCGATAGAGAAAGAGCAAGATGTATCGGGAATGGTTGGACTGTGGGAGTCATAGTACATATTTTTAACTGTATGAAACAATGCAAGTAATTACATTATACAAAATCATATTAGGAGGACAAATAAGATGGGAATTTTTAATGGACTAATAAAAAAGGAAGCACCACCGATTATTGATGATGGGAGCAAGAAGAAGCTAACTTTGAGAAAAGAAACGCTCGAAGATGTTGTTTCAAAGAACCCTCCCTCTAATATGGAGGCGCGAGTCGTTTTCGTATTAGATAAGTCCGGCTCAATGCAGCAGGAATATACTTCGGGTAGAGTACAAGAGTTGCTTGAAAGAGTTTTCCCAATGGCTATGGTTTTTGACGATAACCAGAAAATGGAGTTTTATCTATTCAATAATAATTTTGTCCAGCTAAAAGCAGTTACCTTGTCTAACATAAAGTCTTATGTTCAGAATGTGATTCTGGGTAAACACGAAATTATGGGTGGAACAAATTATTCGCCTGTAATGAAGAAAATCACAAGCGTTTACGGGAAGCTGTTTAAATCAAAAACTCCAACATTTGTGATTTTCATTACTGACGGAGATAACTTCGATAGGTATGAAGCAGAGAAAGCCATTGTCGATGCATCTCAATATAATATCTTCTGGAAGTTTATTGGTATTGGTTCGGGTGGCTTTGATTTTCTTAAACATTTGGATAACATCTCCGGCAGAGTTGTCGATAATGCTAATTTTGTAGAAATAAATGATATTGTAAAAATTAGCGATAAAGAACTTTACGAAAAGCTATTGGATGAATATAGTGATTGGCAGAATGCTTGCAAGAAAGCTGGTATTCCTGTTTGACATTGGGTGAAGCCGAATGTGTGATGATACTAAAAAACTTATTCAAGACGATTATTGGAGAATACGAGAAAACCTCAATCAAGATAATGACTTAATGAAAATGTGTCACGCCTGCGAGAATTGGTATGGCGAAAAGCATAATTATGATGATTGCTTGGACAAGCCGTGCTTTATGTTTTACCAATGTTACCGTTATTTTGAATATCAAAAGTCTTGGAATAATAGTGAAGAATATTTTGTGAGGTAAGAGATGGAGTATAAATTTACGTCAGGAACTGATGAAATAAATGATTGGGATAAGGGCATACACGGCAAGTTTGATAGCAAAGTGGTTGTGGAGGTAGATAATGGGGTGTTCGGAGATATTCTTAATTTTGCTGTAAGATGTGCAATGGGAGGAACATCCGATAGAATTATAGCAGATATTGCCTATATAAAATGTTTACTGCCGCATCTTAACAATGAAGTATTGTATGAGTTCAAGAAAGATTATGAATACTACAAGAAAACAATGAATGAAATAACTGAATTGGGGTTTAATAATTCAAGCATACCGACATCATGGGTTGATTTTTATAAAGATGTTTGCGAAGAACTCAATAAAAGAGAAAACAAGCCACACTGGATAATATCAACATACCCCAAAGCAACGCCTATTGGAGATTGCGAGTGGACAGATTATGTATGTAGCGAGTGTGAACATATACAAGACTATCCTACAGAGTATTGTGAAGAATGCGGAGCAAAACTAATAAGTGATAAAGAGGAAAATAAATATGGAACTGATTGATGTAGAGAGAACAAATTCTGATATTCTGCCTTGTCCGTTTTGTGGAGCAGAAGCCGACCTTGTACACGGTGGCGGCAAAGCGACATTTAATCAAGCTGAAAGAACTTCTTTTGTGAAATGCAGACGTTGTGGCGCACAAGCCAAAGAAGTAACAATAAGTACAGAGTTTTCGAGCGATGAAGCGGCTGTTAGACTTTGGAATATTAGAATAGTCGGAGATTGATATGGAAAACAGTTTTGATAGAAACATCGAGAAATGGATTAGTCGCATTAGGTCTATGCTGCGTAGAAGTATGGCAGCTATGTGTGAAGAAGAAAGCCCTGAATTAAGAGAAGAAATTATGAAAGACTATGAAGCATTATGTGCGGTAGAGATAGCAATGAAAAAGCTATATAATACCAACGAAAAGAGTTGATGTAATTTGGCAATGAACAAAGAATTAGTGCTTAAAGATGATGTTCTTAACCGCATTCTTTACTGTAAAGAAAGTGTATCTCCTGATTTTGACTACGATTGTTTTCAATTTGAATTAGAGGAGTTATATGATGATGTTAAATATATGCAATCTTATATTCAAAAGGATTTATCAAACCGGTTAGAAGAACGCCCAGCTATAAAACACGGTATATGGCAAAGCGGGCGTGTGCTGCCTACTAAGACATGGCATTGTTCGGCGTGTAAAGGGGTAGTTGAGACAGCAAATTATTGTTACAAATGCTATTATGACTATTGCCCAAATTGTGGGGCAAAAAATAGAAGATGAAAATAAGAGGTGGTATATTGCCAGAGATAAATAGGAAATGGGCAATGCCAAATAGCAGGACATTTTCAATTAAACCAATCGCCGACATTATCAATAAGTACAAGTTCGGGTTAGTTATAGACCCGTTTGCAAATAACAATAAACTTGCGACAATAACAAATGATATTGACCCGGCGTATGATACTACATATCATCTTGATGCCACCGAATTTCTTAAACGGTTTGATGATAATTCTGTTGATACGGTTTTGTATGACCCACCCTATTCTCCAAGACAAGTTTCAGAGTGCTACAGAAAATTAGGTTTAACAGTCGATACTAAAACCACACAATCGAGTTACTGGTCGCAGCAAAAGGAACAAATAAGCAGGATAGTAAAACCCAATGGAATTGTAATAACTTGCTCGTGGAACTCAGGGGGCATTGGAAAGAAATATGGATTTGTGACACAAGAAATATTGTTGGTGGCTCACGGCGGCTGGCACAATGATACTATTGTTGTGGTTGAAAAGAAAGTTAAAATGTAAGATGAAATAAAAAAGGAGAATAAATAATGAAAATAAGCAAGAAGAAGTTTGAAAAGTTGGTAGTAAAGGCTGCAAAGTATGATATGCTCAAAAAGTATCTCAAAGAGAACAATAGGTATATGCAGGACTACGAGCGTATGGCATACGACATTAAGAAGCCAAAGGTGAAGGAGTAATATATGAGTAAGCCAAACGAAAGTAGCACCCCCCGCAGCAAGCGGTGGCATAGGATTTTGGGGACTATTACAAATTGTATTTATCACACTCAAACTACTCAATGTAATCGAATGGTCTTGGTGGTGGGTGCTATCTCCAACGTGGATTTCTGCCGCATTATTAATATTTCTTGTGGTAATCTTCCTCGCCGTCGCTACGGCGATAAACGATAGGGATTTTAAAAAATAGACAAAATAAAAAAGCCCAATAATTGAGGATTTTTTTGAGGTTTAAATGTAGATAAAATATCACTTTTATCTACGTTTAATCAGAAGAAGTTCTCAATTTATGGGAAGAAAAAGGAAAATCTATCAACTGCAATTTATTTAGTAAATAAAGAAAACACCGAGTTTAGGAGGGTTTTTAGAATTGGAAATGAATAAAAGTGATAATTCAAATACACGAAGTTATGAACTTGTAAACTTTTGTGAATTTGATAAGTATGCCACAAAAAGTTATTGTGCTGTACACAAGGTTAGTGAATCACTTAATCTGGGCGATATAACAAAGGTGGACGAGCATAACTTAAAGCCGTTTAATATGATATGTGGCGGCAGTCCTTGTCAAGATTTTTCAGTAGCAGGCAAGGGAGCTGGTAGTATGTGGAAGTGTCTTGACTGCGGAGAAGAATATAATCCTTTAACAGTTCATTATTCCAAACGCCATAGATGTCCGAAGTGTGAAAGTGAAAACTTGGATAAAACAAGGAGTTCGCTACTGGTTGAATGGCTAAGAGTTATTCGAGCAAACAAGCCTCGATGGGGAATTTATGAAAATGTCAAAAATATCGTAGGTAAAAAATTCAAAGATACATTTCAGATGTTTATTGAAGAACTTAATGAATATGGTTACAACACTTATTATAAAGTTCTAAACGCAAAAGATTACGGTATTCCTCAAAATCGTGAGCGAGTTTATCTAATTATTATACTAAAAGAATTTGATAATGGACTTTTCAAGTTTCCAGAACCATTCGATAATGGCTTGCGCTTAAAAGATATGCTCGAAGATGAAGTCGATAAAAAATATTACATAAATACGCCAAAAGCAAGAGAGCTTATTGAAAACTTAATTGCAAGTGGTAAACTCGAAAAAGCCGTTTCTAATGCCATAAGAGCCGGGGGGGGAGAGGAAGTATAGACAGACATCAATGGGATGTGGTTCAAGTGCCATCCATACTGTATTAGTTTCTCGGCAATGTAGCAAGATAGACAGAGAAATCAATATAGCTAATACACTTATGGCAAGAGATTATAAAGGCTTTGGCAATCAGTCTATGAATGGAGTAATTGAATGTGAGCAACACGAAAATATGTCTACTAACTCCAAATAATTTTTCGCATAAAGCTGGTGATGGAGTAAAGACGAGAAAAAGAGAAATTAGATATATACACCCAGCATTGCAGGCAAATCCAGGAGCTACACAGTGTACATATTTACTTGAACAATGGGAGTGTAAAAAGGACTTTGTGAGGGATAAACAAGTGATTGAAATTAAACACACAGAAGTTCCTTGTTTCTTTGACGATAGGGACAAGGGGTGGGGCGAAAAAACAACAGACTATTGTCCCACACAACGAGCTAATAGGAGCGGTATAAAAGTGATAAATAACACGGATATTGGTTATCGTATTAGAAAACTTACGCCAAAAGAGTGTTGGCGTTTAATGGGATTTTCTGATGAGGACTTTGAAAATGCAAGAAATGCCGGAGTAAGCAATACGCAACTCTACAAACAAGCTGGCAACTCTATCGTGACAGATGTGTTGTATCATATTTTTAAAGAATTATATTCAGCAATGCCGTACTTGTTTGATGATTTGAAGGTTGGTAGCTACTTTTCTGGCATAGGAGCATTCGAGATTGGTCTAAATAGATTGTTTGAAGATATTGATAAGCAAAAGACATCTGTTGAAAACCCATCTCTCGACAGCTCCGGGGGGAGTTTAATGTTGGTTTATGATGATTATAATAGCAGAGTCAGAAGTGACCAATCAACCATCGGAACACTTACGACCAACTGTGGAGAAAGTGCGACCAGAGCTGGGTGGAAGATTATTGAGGTAACGGATAAAGATTAAATTAAGCCTATATTATTAGGCGATTCTTCAAATAAATAAAATGTAGGGAGAATGATAAATTATGGTTGGGAACAACAAGACAAAGAAAAGAACTACCAACAAGACGCAGAAAGTTTTAGAGCATTTACAGAAACACGGTTCAATTACAAGTTTTGAGGCTATTGACCTTTATGGTGCAACGCGATTGAGCGCAATTATCTACAATCTACGAAAAATATACACGATAGAAAGCGTCAATAGTGAGTGTACTGATAGATATGGAAATACAGCAAAATATAGTACATATGTGCTACGTGCTTAAAACCACCGAAAGGAATAATACATAATATGAGTTTTAAATATAGAACTCCCCCCCGAACAAATTCGACTTGTTCGAGGGGATTGCTTAAAAACGCTTTCAGACATTGAAGCAGGAAGCATAGATTTATTAGTTACAGACCCGCCCTATCGTACAACATCTCGTGGAAATGCTGGTAATAGTGGCGGGATGTTGCAAAAGGAAATAAATAAGAAAGGACAAGTTTTTTCGTGTAATAGTATAGACTGCAAAGATTATGCTCCAGAGTTCTATAGAATATTAAAAGATGGAAGTCATTGTTATGTTATGACAAATCACGTGAATCTCATCAATATGCTTAACACTTTCACGGAGGCTGGTTTTCATTTTATTAAATGTCTTATATGGAATAAGGGCAACAAAATAATGGGGCAATATTATATGTCACAGTATGAATATATAATGTTTTTCCGAAAAGGCAAAGGCATAAAAATAAATCATTGTGGCACAAGCGATATACTATCCGTTCCCAACGTTAAAACAAAGGGAGAGGACGGTAAAAATTTGCACGATACTGAAAAACCGATAGAGCTAATGAAAATACTAATCGAAAACTCATCAAAAGAGAATGATGTAGTGATAGACCCCTTTATGGGTATCGGCAGCACAGGAGTTGCGTGTAGAGATAGTGGCAGAAAGTTTATAGGCGTTGAATTGGACGAGAAATATTTTGAAATAGCAAAGCGAAGGATAGATGATGTGGCTTAATCGCTATTGATAACTTTCCTCTTGCAGTTCTGATAATCTTTTCTTTCTTAAATACACATTAACAATGTCGTTCTCCCAAGATGTTTTTCTATGGTCGTGTTTCCATTTTAGATATTGTTCAAATCTATTAGTTGCAGCCTCGTGAGACAAACCGAATGTTTCTTGTACCTGTTCTGGTGTATTAATATTCAACACTTTAAACAGGGGGAACGGTGCTAAAATAGTAGCTGCAAAATAGTCGGCTTCTTTTTCAAAAATCTCGTTATCAACTTTTAACAAGCCATTTTCAGATAATTTGCTATAAGCAGATAATGTGTGATGCTTGCAAACTATATGACCTATTTCGTGGCTGCACGTCCAACGTTGTCTACCAGAGTTATTATTGTTGTCAAAAGATTCATTGCACAATACAAGATAGCGATTAGTAGATTTATCATAGTGGGTACAGCCAGACTTACTTTCGCAGACTTGGATAACATCATCGAGGGTGCAGCCATTTAACTTCATAAATTGCTGATAAGACATATAACGGCAATTTGATATGTGTTTAATAATGTCTTGTGGATTTATAGGGAATGAAACTATGGGTAGCTCTCTATAAATACTTAAAACCAACTGATTGATGTATGCGTACCTTAACATTTAACTATTGTTGTCCTCCTCGTCAGAAAAAGCATAATCGAAACTAATTTTGAGCATCTGCATCATTTTATTTTTGTCTTTTTCGGGCATTTTCTGCCTTGCTCGTTGAAATGATATGATGTCATCGTCTTGTAAAATTTCCGAAGCCGAGCTTTTAATGTCGGTTCTGCCGAGCAAATAATCGACTGTGACACCAAAATAAGAAGCCACTTTTATTATTTTGTCAACAGACGGAGAGCTTATACGCTCCCACTTCTTTATGGAAGCATTGCCAAATCCAAGTTCAGACTCCAGCTTTGCAATAGTGACACCTTTTTGCTTGCATAATTTTTTGATTCGTTCATATAAAGTTTCTTGCATAGTAAGTTCACCTCCAAAACGGTCTAATTTTCTAAAATTGTGCTTGACATATAGAAAATTATCTGATATAATAAATTCACGGTTAGAAAATCAGACCGTATTTTTTATGATTATACATTATATTTTCTAATATGTCAAGGAGTGAGATGAAAAAAATGGATTTAAAAAAGTTAAAAAGTAGTTTAGGAGAAGAATACGATTTCTTAATTAGCAATAAGTTCCTCGGAGATAATGTCATTTTGCTTGGAATAGGCGGTTCACACGCATATGGCACAAATAATGAAGGCTCTGATTTGGATATAAGAGGCGTAGCAACCAATAGTAGGAGGTATATTCTTACTGGAAATGACTTTGAGCAGGTGGTCGATGTACAAACAGACACAACTATATATTCGTTAGAAAAGATTGTAAAATTACTTAGCAACTGTAATCCAAATACAATAGAAATGTTGGGCTTGCGACCGCAAGATTATTTTATTATGACATCAGCAGGTAAAATGCTTGTGGATAATAGCAGTCTTTTCTTATCTCAGATTGCCGCACACTCATTTGGTGGTTATGCCACCGCTCAACTTAGACGATTGCAAAATAAATCGGCGCGATTGGTTTCACAAACCGAACGAGAAGAACACATCCTAAAATCTATCGAGTATGCAAGTTTGGAATATAGAAATCGGTATTTTGAAATGCCGGACGATGCAATTCGCTTATATGTTGACAAATCGGCAAGGGAGGATATGAATAGTGAAATCTATATGGATATACATCTTAGCCATTATCCATTGAGGGATTATAAAGGGTTGTGGAGCGAGATGAACTCCGTTGTGAAATCATATGATAAAATGGGCGGCAGGAATCAAAATGCTATTGCTCACGATAAACTTGGCAAGCATATGATGCACCTCGTTAGACTTTATTATATGTGTTTTGATATTTTAGAAAAGCACCAAATAAACACATATAGATATGGTGAACACGATTTACTTATGTCAATAAGAAATGGTGATTATCTCGATGACAACAATCAGCCAACAACTGAATTTTATGATATGGTTGAAAAGCTGGAGCAAAGATTGGATTACGCAAAGCGAAACACAGATTTACCGCCAAAGGTAGACAGGACAAAAATCTACGACCTCGTTGAATCTATCAATTCCCAAGTATGTAGAAGATAAAGGAGAATGAGAAAATGGACAGAGAAGAAGTTATGCAGTCAATATCTTTGAAGAAAAGGTTTTGCAAAGACAATAATTTGCCTATTGTGGTGTATGATAATCCGTACTTTTTCGAGCGTTTAAGAGATTTGGACATCTTGTTCGGATGTGTCGAAAAGTTTGCTACTTTTTGTGCCGAGTTAGAGAGTTATACTTCTGAGCAAGAGTATTTCGAGTATTATAATTGTGTGAAGGATAGTGCTATTAACAAAATAAAAAATAGCGATGGGTTTGCTCGTTTTATTGCTAATCCTATTACAGAGTTGCCAAGAAATGTTTTATATATTCCTCTTGATGTGCCAGTACCTTTTTCAGAAAAAAATCTTTATATAGAAGATAACGATGGTGGCAGCTTTGTTTCGATTGACATGAAGAAAGCCAATTTTACAGCACTACATCATTTCTCGGCAGAAATCTTCGATGGCTATTCGTCTTGGGAAGAATTTATAGGACAGTTCACGGGCAATCTACATATCATAAATAGCAAGTACATTAGACAGGTTATAATGGGAGCTTGCAATCCCAAGAGGCAGATACAATATGAGCGCCTAATAATGTGCTGGCTATGTAAGTACCTGCTTAAAGAATTTCCTAATCTTCCAATATACAGCGTAAGTAACGATGAGATTATCATTAAGGTTAATGGTTCAATGGGGTTTTCATTAAAGCAGCTAAGAGAAACCGTATCGGAGTTCCCAATACTCGAAAAGGATTCTTTTAGAGTGTCGAGTTTTGAATTGAGCAAAATTGACGGCACTACTGGTTGGCTTAAAACCTATAACCAGGACGATGGCAAGATTGAGTTCAAATGTCTTAGTGCGGATATTTACAATCAGGTAATCAAGTATTACTTCGACAAACCTATAAGCACAAATGATTTGGTGTTTTACTACAATGGTAGACTTGCAAGGTTTCTTAATCCTATCAGTAATCCGTGGGAGTGACTATGTTGTATGCCATTATGAACAAAAAACATAGTGGCATACATTTTTTAAAGTTAAGAAACAACTCAAATAACTACTTGACAAATTTAAGAATTTATGATATAATAAAAATGTAGGGACAAGGGCATATTGTAACATTAAAAAACAACCCAAATAATCACATTATAAGAAAGGACTTGATATTTATTGTATTGCGCCTATATTACAACTATTCGTAAAATAACAAAACACCCCAACGCCGACCGGCTACAGTGTTGTGAGATTTTTGGCAACAATGTAATTGTAGATTTGAGCTATAAAGAGGGTGACAGAGTAATTTATTTTCCTGTCGATGGTCAGCTCGCTCTTGATTACGCAAGCGATAACAACCTACTAATTAAGAAAGATGAGAACGGCAACAATGTAGGGGGCTATCTTGACCCGAAGAAAAGAAATATTAAGGCTCTAAAATTGCGTGGAGAAAAGTCGGAGGGGCTGGTTCTGCCGATTGCAACACTCTCAAAATATACAAATGTGGATAAGTTAAGAGATGGCGACCAAATCACCGTTCTTGATGGTCACGAAATCTGTTGCAAATACATTCCACAGACCAAGGAAAGAAATAATAATCCTAATTCAAAAACTAAGGTAAACAAAAAGAAAATCAAGGTAATTAAGTTTCCTACATTTTTTGAACATATAGATACACAGCAGTTAGCATTTAACGAAAAGGCGTTTAAGCCAGGGGATATTTGTTATATTACATTGAAGATGCACGGTACATCTGCAAGAACAGCGAATGTAATCGAAGAAAAAACCAAAAAGAGAAATCCGATTATTAAGAAGATTTTACATATTCCCGATAAGGTTGAAAAAGACTATGCTCTGGTTAGTGGTACACGAAGAACAACAATAGAATCGGTCGAAGGCGGTTACTATGGTAGCAATGAATTTAGAATGAAATACCACGATATGCTCAAAGATAGATTGCCAAAGGGTATGGAGGTCTTTTATGAAATTGTCGGTTACACGCACGACACTCAAACCATTATGGGCAAATGTTCTAATAAGCTCGTAAAAGATAAAGAGTTCTCCAAAAAGTACGGAAACGAAACGGTATTCTCTTATGGCTGTGAAGTGGGCGAAAATGATGCCTATGTCTATCGTATGACGATGACAAACCCCGATGGATATGTTGTAGAAATTCCGTGGGAGCAGGTGCAGAAGGAGGCTGAAAAGTTAGGCTTTAAATGTGTACCTACTTTTGAGAGATTTGAATACACCACATGGGAAGATTTGATGGAGCGCGTTGAAAAGTATTATGATGGCACAGACCCGATTGGCAAAACACACATCCGCGAAGGTGTTGTTGTGAGAATTGATAATCGCGGTACATTTACAGCCTTCAAACATAAGAACTTTTATTTCAAAGTTTTGGAGTCTATTATTAAGGACACGTCAGACGTTCCCGACATTGAGGAAGCGGAGGAGTTAATCAATGAACGACGAGAAGAAACAGCCTAATGAAAACAACGGGGGCGAAAATACTCGTTATATAGAAATATCTACTTCAAGCAACGAATATACTGCCGCAGGTAGAAATATTGATTTCTTGCTTGACAATGAAAAGACTGAAAAAAGCAGCGAAGAAAAATTAGAAGAACTATTCAAAATCGAATTACAGAAACAGTTTTTGCAAGGGCTTAAAGGTGGAATGTTTGTAGTAAGTCAGACAGTCCTTGAAAAACTAAATGATACTTCAAAACCGCTTATGGATAGGATTTCTGACATTAAAAGGTACTGTAAAGTATCTATTTCACAAAAGAAAGACGATAAGCAAGCAGAATAAACTAAAATAAAGGTGGCATTGAAAATGTACTTTGAAGTCAAAAATGAAAATCCCCAAGAATTGAGGGTTTATCGCAACGAAAATGTCGATAAAAGACCAGTTTTATTCACTATGATAGGTTTGCCAGGTAGCGGCAAGTCTACCATTGCTGACAACCTTGTTGTAGAAAGAAATACCGGTGAATACTCTCGTCCGGTTATTCATTCTTCCGACAGTCTAAGAAAAGAGCTGTTCGGAAAAGAAGAAACACAGGGCGACAACGGAATGATTTTCTCCGAGCTTCATAAGAGAATGAAACAAGATTTAAAGGACGGCAAAGATGTAGTTTTTGATGCCACCAACATTAACAAGAAGTTTCGTATTAACTTTATTCGAGAGTTGAAAAACATTGATTGTTTTAATGTGGCAGTTTGCGTTATGACACCTTACGAACTTTGTTTGAAGAATAATGTGGGTAGAGAAAGGATAGTACCAGAAAATGTAATAAGGTCAATGTATTTGAAATGGTGTCCTCCTTCAAAGCAAGAAGGATTCGATGATATTGTGTTGTGCTATTCTTTCGGAGATATTGATATAAAAACCAAGTATAATTTACACAATTTCTTTGGTGGCGAAATCAACGCTTGCAGCATAGAACAAGAAAACAGACATCACAAAAGGACTATCGGCGACCATTGCATACAAGCCGCTGTAAACATTATTTATCTTTGCCCAGATAACTATAACTTGTATTTGGCAGCTCTTTTACACGACATTGGTAAGCCTTTTACTAAATCCCACCTTAACGCAAAAGGCGAAGAAACAAATGAATGTCATTATTACAATCATCAGCATTGCGGAGCATATGACTCTTTGTTTTATACATACAATTTGTCACCAAATGAGGACGAGATGATACATATTGCAAACTTGATTTACTATCATATGCACCCGTTTTTGTCGTGGAAGCAGAGCGAAAAAGCGCTCAAAAGAGACAGAGATTTGCTGGGCGAAGATTTCTTTAACGAAGTAATGCTGCTCCATCGTGCAGATAGAACCGCTCAGTGAGGTGAGATATGTTAGAAGCTCCAAAGAATGAAACCATTTGGGTCACATATCTAATTGATGGCAAGCCAGCTTATGCTATTACTTCAACAAAAATTCGGGATATATATTATCTATGTAAAGTTGAAAATGGAAAGTTGGTTAAAACCAATCACAAAGCAGAAAATCCGGCAGATTTAGAAAGGTATATTAAAAGGGTTGCAAAGTGAAAATTATTAGAGATGGTAATTTAGACAAGTTAAATAAAGTTGTTAGCTTTGAATGCAATGATTGCGATTGCATATTTGAAGCAAATCACAACGAATACGAAATAAAATCATCATTTTCGATTGAATACTATTGTTGCGAATGCCCTTGCTGCGGTAATCGAGTATTGACATATAAAGGAGAGATAAGATGAGAAAAATTACAAGAAACTTTATAATGCTATTATCTTTGGTGGTTCTTGCTTTTTCGGCAAGCGGTTGTAACGAAGCAGAGAGAGTTAATTACAATATCACAGAGAACGCACAGAATTTCAATGTTTATCGTAGGGTAACGGTAATAAACTGTATTCAAGGCGACACCTTATTTGAGATTGAAGGTAGAATGAATATAGAAGCTGACACCGAAGATAATCAGCTTGAAATAATTGTCGAAACTGATGCGGGCAAATACAAAAAACACTTTATTGGTTTGTCAGATAATGTAACATATACAGTCGAAGATATAACGGGTAGCGAAGTTAGCAAGTATCACTATGAGATAAACTACAATCCGAAGATGTGGATTCCATTTGTACCAGATTACAAAGACTAACAAACGACATTGACAAGGCAAAGTCATTAAAACCCCCGTGGGAGGTCTGTAGTGGTTAAGCGTCTTGCGGTAGTTTTTCGGTTTGATTCCGCAACGAAGCACAAAGAAACCGAAGTTAATTACATAAAAGAGAGAAGTGATTTCATATCGTTCATATCATAGATGATGCTGATTTATTAGATAGCAATGCCGATGCCATTCTTCATCAAGTAAATTGCAAAGGAGTAATGGGAAGTGGTCTTGCTAAACAAATTCGGAATAAATATCCGATGGTTTATGACGAGTATGTTTCCCTTTGCAAACAACATAAAGATGACACAAAATCACTTTTGGGTTTCATACAGGGAGTTCATATAAATGAATATCAAGATGTAGTAAACTTGTTTGCTCAGGATGGATATGGTAGAGACAAGCAATACACAGACTATGATGCTTTAAGAAAATGCTTAAAATTGGTGAACTCTTATTATAAAGGAAAGATAGTAGGATTACCTTATAAAATGGGGTGCGGTCTTGGCGGAGGTAGGTGGCTTGATGTTGCCGCCATCATTGTAGAGGAACTAAAAAATTGTACTGTGTTTGTGTATAGGCTATTGTGATATTTATGAAAGAAAATATAGGAATCAAACTTATCATAGAAAGGATATAATATGATTGATTTTTTGGATATAGCAAATAGGTTTCAGATTGAGAACAATGAACGGTGGAGAGAATGGGGAGAGAAACTGCCATATTTTAAATTTGACTCTGATTGGGAAGTTAAAATTATTCCTGCGTTTGCAGGTGCATTAGTTAGATTTGTAATAAAAAAGAATGACAAAACAGTTTCGGTCTATTTTGATTCAGAATCAAAGTTGGGATATATGTATGATGAAAACGACAACCCAATTCCCTATTTTGAAATCTACACAAATGATGCTTATAGATATTTGTTGGACGAAACAGAAAAAATGATAAATGATATTCGTGAGTATTTAAATTAAATATGTTTATAGGTAAAGGTAACAAATAAATGGACAAATATTTATATGAACTCGTGACAAAAATAAGGGCTTTATTCTATGATACAGAATATGAACCCTACTTAACTCGTTGTGATGCTCGCATTTACGAGTCTGATAAGCGTGGACGATACGGATATTTTGATATTATGGATATAAATTTCGGGCGTTCGCTTAATCATAGAGCTGTACGAATCACAGTTTATCATGATAGTATTCAGATTAGCATTTCCGATAAGGGTAGAAACAAAGATATTATTGCCAGAAACCTATATGATGGGTTCGATGGATTATTAAAGCTCGACAAGATAGATTTTAGCAAATTTGTTGATATACCTTCAAACGAAGATGCGTAGAAAGAGGGAGAATAATTGGTAAAAACAGAATTATATCACGATAATTTTCAAAACTATAAACAATACAACATCAGAAAAGGTCAGTTAGTTATAGCGGATATTCCTTATAATCTCGGAGTTAATGCTTATGCCTCAAACCCTATGTGGTATGAGGGGGGGGACAACAAGAATGGAGAAAGTAAGAAAGCTGCAAAAAGTTTCTTCAACGGTGACGGCTCATTCAACATTGCCGAGTTCTTTCATTTCTGTAACAAGTTGTTGATAAAAGAGCCAAAAGAGCGAAATAAAGCACCTGCAATGATAGTATTCTGTGCATTTGAGCAGATACCCACTGTTGTAGAATACGGTAAAAAACATGGGTTTAATCATAATTACCCATTGGTATTTTGCAAGAATTATTCTGCACAGGTACTTAAAGCAAATATGAAAATTGTTGGGGCTACCGAATATGCGATGGTTTTATATAGAGACAAATTACCAAAGTTCAATAATGTAGATTCCGAAGGCAAAAAGAGAATGATTTTTAACTGGTTTGAGTGGAAAAGGGATAGTGCAAAAGAATATCCCAAAATTCATCCAACACAAAAACCTATTGGATTGCTAAAACAGTTAATTCAGATATTTACAGATGAGGGCGATATAGTAATAGACCCTGTTGCTGGCAGCGGTTCAACTTTGAGAGCAGCGGCTGAATGTGGAAGAAATAGTTATGGATTTGAAACCAATACAGAGTTTTACACAAAGGCAAAAGACACAATGCTTAAAGATTATCTAACCAAGACCAATGACTAATAATAGAGGTGGTTAATATAATTCCACGCTGGAGAATTAAATTCAAATATCCCGACGGTAACATAGAAGATGTCAAACTTTACGGCGAAGATAAACAGACTATGTATGACAAGTGGAGTAAAAATTTCGAGGTCATTTCTATTGAGCAAGATACAGATATGTCCTATATAGAATACATAAACCAAATCAAAAGCAATTTGGAACTAATAGCTAAGAACGATAAGAAGCAAATCTATAAATATCCTCGCAATGATAGTTTTATTCTCGTTAAGCTCTATACCGATGGTGAAGATTTTTATGATTATTGTGAGTATCAGAGGTGGGATTGCAGAGGTTTGATGAATCCTATTCCTTGGACATTAAGCAATCCGAAGGAGTTTTGTGAGTGGTTTGGTAGACCTGCCGTAGAATTGTCACAAGGTTTTGTTGTAACACCTAAAGAAATCAAAAAGATGAAAGCAAAAAGGTTTTACGATAAAGAGGGAGAAATACTTTGGGTTGATGACCTGGGCTATATTTATAGTGCAGAAAAAGCAGCAATGCCAAATAAGATTAACAAAACAGAGTGGGAGAGATTCCATGATAATCCTAATGCTGTTCTTGTAAGTTATGTTCTTGCAACGCCAGATAATATTTGTGGTCAATCCAAAGTAAAGTGGTTCGAGAATAAAGAAGTGTTCTTGCAATTCTATCAATCCGAAAAAGCAAAAGTTCCGTCTTATGCTACGTCTCCAAGATACGAGATTAAAAAAGTAGGATATAGAAGAGTCAAACCAGAGGATAGGAAAGTGATATTAAGACTACCTTATATCAATCTTGATGGAGAGTTGATGTATGGTGTTTCAGCAGAGGATATAGCGTTGAGTTGGAGCAGAATGTGTGATAGAAAGTGGCAAGGTAGCACATTTGATAGTTATGGTTGGTTGATAGATGTTGTAAAACATTATAAAGAATGGATAGACAAATAGCACAAGCAGAAAGGAATGAAATAATGTTTGAAGTTTTTAATAATAGTTACATAGAAATTGATGAAAAAACATATAGATGTGATTCTCAGCCCGATGATAAAGGGCGTGGCAGCAAGGTAAGAAGAATATTTTTTGAACCTAATTTTGCTATGACAGAGGGTATATTAGTGAAACACAATAAGCAGACTTATATTGTTGTAGAAGCTAATAATTGGGATGACTATTGTGAAATGTATATTCAGAAGATATAATTCAATAAAATAGATTTTTTATCATCATTCACTTATTAATAACCTCCCAATAATTGGTAACTCATATATTTACAACATTAGTCAATGTTGCAAAATGTTTTTAGTTGCCTTGCTAAACTTCCTCAATTTATGAGAACTTCTCTATATAACTTGCCTATAAAAAATCTAATTCATCTAAAAATAAATACACATCGGCAGACCTCAAAGAGATGCAAGGCTGGGATTTGGAGAAGAAAATACAAGTAACCAAAGCAAGAATAATTGAATGGTATGAGAAGAATGATGGGCGGGTTTATATATCGTTTAGTGGCGGTAAGGATTCGACTGTGCTATTACATATTGCAAGGAGCATTTACCCCGATATTTGCGCGGTTTATGTTGATACTGGATTAGAATATCCAGAAGTCAAAGAATTTGCTTTAAGTCAGAAGCATATTGTAAAACTTCGACCCAAAATAGGATTTAGGCAAGTGATTGAGAGATACGGCTATCCTTTAATCAGTAAGGAAGTGTCGAGAAATATTTATGTTGCACGAAACTGCCCCAACGGTAAAACTGCCCAAAGATTTTTGCCGGATAATCCTCACGATAAAAAATATGGTTCTGCATATTCCGTGGTTAAATGGGCGAAGTTAAAAGATTCCGATATACCAATAAGTCATTTATGCTGTGATGTGATGAAAAAGAACCCTGTAAAAGCATATGAAAAAGCATACGGCGTTAAGCCGATTACTGCTATGATGGCTTGTGAAAGCCGTTTAAGACGAAATGCGTGGTTAAAAAACGGCTGCAACGCATTTGAAAGCGAACGCCCGATTTCAAACCCTATGGCATTTTGGTTGGAACAAGATGTACTCAAATATATAGTTGAGTACAATGTGGCTTATGCAAGTGTTTACGGCGAAATTATACAAGATAGGAACGGTCAGTATCGCACTACAAAATGTGATAGGACGGGCTGCATCTTCTGTGCTTATGGATGCCAAATCGAAAAAGAACCAAATAGATTTCAGCGACTCAAAGAAACTCACCCTCAATTATGGAGCTATTGTATGAGAAATTGGAATGAGGGCGGTTTAGGTATGAGGAAAGTCTTGAAAGAAATTGGAGTAAAAATAGAATGATATTAGAAGGAAACAAGAAATGAATAGTTATAGAAAAAATGAAAAAGTGCCGTTCTGGGCTGTCGTTGTTTTATTTATTGTTGTGATAGTAGGTTGCTTTGTAATAGATATTCATTGGTCATACAATGATACAATTTATACTGTAACTGTGACCGATAAAGAAAATGTAAATAGAGGGGATAGCGGCTACTATCTGATATTTTGCAAAGATGCCGATGATAATTATTATGAATTTCAAAATGTAGATAACTTTTATCGAGGAAAGTTTGATTCCTCCAGCGTTTATAACAAGATTGAAGTAGGACACACCTATGAATTTACGGTAGTTGGATTGCGAGTTCCATTTTTAAGTTGGTATCAAAACATTGTTGAGATGAAAGATGTTACCGACAAAACGAGCTAATATAAGGTTGCAAGAATAAAAACAGGTATCTAAAAATTACACTATGCAAAAAGGAGAATTTATATTATGGTAGATATTACAGGACTCTCGAAGGGAAAGGTATTGGCAGCTTTATACAATGCTTCTCAACCACTTGGCTTGGGCTTTCTTGAATATGACCCTACGCCTATGACCGAAGAAGAAGCGAACGAAATACTAAAAACAAGACAATATTTCGATTATCTCAAAGGTAGAGTTATGAAAGTTGACCTTGTAAGTGATATAGGTTTCAACGAGTGGCTTTATGACAGAGATAACGGAGCGGGTGCTGCACAAAGAGCGATAGACGGGATTTCTATATGAGGGTACGAGATGTGGGGAACAAGGAGCAAATTAATTTCAACCCGTTTTATGATAGCTATTTTCTAATTTCTAAAGAGGGAGAAACAGGGCGTAGGTATTTAGTTGAATTATATGAAGATGAGCTAAAGCAGCTAAAATTTGAGATAGATTATATTTTGGGGCATTATGGATGGAATACATAAATGATTTAATTAAAAAGCTAACAATAACAAGCAAAACTCCCGATGGTGTTTCGATTTATGAAACTGGTAGTTCATCATCTATCAAGTCACTTTACACATTGTTTTCAGAACTCAGTGATATTTGTGATGAAATAAACGACGAAGATTTATATAATCTTGTACTATTGTTTAGTGCGATTGGAGAGGGTTATAAGGATGGATAGGAGATATAGGGCTTATTATAAAATTCATTTGAACGCCAACTGGAATATACGCGGTTGGGGGTATCGTGGCTGGGATGACTACGGTCGGTTGTATGAACATAATCTTGAAGTTCTTAGGCAAAGAATTAAGAGCCTTAAAATACTTCCTTGTGCCAATGATGATATAAAAGAGAATTACCATTTAAAAATAAGTTGTCTTAAAGAAGATGAAGAATGTCTTATAATAGTTTTAGAACATTTAGAAGATGCAGATTATATAAAAATATAGATTTATAATAGAGGATGAGCATAAAATGAATTATAGACTTAAATCCACACTGGTAGAAGCGAAGATGTGGGAAGGGCATAACGACTCTGAAATAGAAGAATTTTTAGGAAATAGTTTTCGGGGATATGGTAATAATCTTTTTGCACATAAAAATCCATCTGAGCAATATAAAAGCAAACTAATATCAATTTGGTGTTTGTGAGGTGATATATTGGAAGATATATATTTAAGAATAACCTTGCACGATAATGACTTTAATAGAGAACTTGGAGAAGTATGTGAGTTTTTGTCGCTTTATTTGCCGGATTCAAAACTATTGGCTGATTGGAGATGGACTTACCACAATGAAACTAATGATATATTAAATTATGAAATCAATCAAGCAATACGCTCAAAAATAATTGATATGTTATGTGTATTCTATGATTTCAACTATGCGTTAGATATGTTTGTTCCAGAAATGTCAATGAGAGATTATTTTAATAAAGAACTGGATATAATGGTTTGCACAAAAGATTATATTTCTAATTCTTATGATTATGAAGATTTTTTCATTCGTCTAAATAGTTACTACACAAAAAAATTAGAGTGGTTTAACGCATAAAATGGTTTAAAAAATAGGGGGATAATAATTAATAAAGTGCTGACAGGACATAAAGAAATGACGCTTGAAGAATTTCGTAATGATAGTGAGTTAAGAGAACTTAGAAGGCTTAAAGAGTATTTTGATAGTCTGCAAGGAACAGGGTTACATCTATTATACGATAATGATGTGGAGTCGTTTGATAACTTTTATAGTAGAGCAAAAAAATATGTAAAAGCACCGCCTTTAGACGTTTCGATAGCTATTGATATTGACGACGTTATGAATAACCTATGCGAGGCTTGGTGCGAGTGGCTTGATAAAAAGTATCATACTAATATTAAGGTTTCGGATGTAACAGAATGGGACATATGTAAGTTTTTTCCGTCTTTAACGAAAAGCCAAGTTTTTGAGCCACTAACACAAGAATCATTTTGGGAAACTGTTAAACCAAAAGAGGGCGCGGTTAAATATATCAAAAAGCTGATGGATTATGGCTTTTCTATTTACCTATGCTCTGCTACCGATTATCGAAATGTCAGAATGAAATACGAGATATTTATACAGAAATATTTCCCGTATATTAAATGGGAACAAGTGATTATTACAAGTCATAAAGAAATGATAAATGCACAAATTTTCATCGACGATAATCCAGATAATCTTATTAGGGTGAAAACTTGGTTAAGGATTTTAATGGATGCACCGCACAATAGGGGTTGCGATACCGAAAAGCCGAGGTTGCTTCGCGCAAATGATTGGAAGCATATATATGAAAGACTTGTGGCGGTGTATTAGGAAGAAAATAAAACATAGATTTTATCATCAAATTTTTCAGAAAATTCAATGATTCTTGCCTTAGAAACTTGAATTTTACGGGATAAATCCCACGATTGCATTTCTTTTAGGTCTTTATTTGTATATTTATTGTTTGATTTATCTGTCAATTCTTCCATTTATGCTCCTTTTGTCTATAAAATCTATGTTTTATTTTCTTCCTA